ACGTTATATATATCAGCTTTTTGTGTTAATACATCAAGGACAGAGTATTTCTCGAAGAATACACACCCGGATATGAAAGTCATAGATGCCATATGTATGAGTATTGCCGTGCCGTTTATATTTTCATCGTATAGGTATAATGATATGGTATATGTAGACGGTGGTACATTAGAAACTTTACCCACAGCACCGTTACTCGATAAGAAATCACATAAGATTTTATGCATACGAATGAAAATGGAAACGCAATTTATAGAAGAAATAAAGAACCCTAAACAGTTTGCTGAAGCGCTTGTTTCATCAACTTTAAATAATAGAAAAAATAATGATATAGAAAAAAGTACAATTATTGACATAGATATAGGTCAGGTCGATGTATTTAATTTTAACATGTCATATGAAGACAAATTTCAAATGTATACAAAAAGCATATCGCTATAACTTTTTTGTTGAGTTATATCAATATGGATGCGTGTGACCCAGGGTTAGATATTAGTAATCTTAGATCACTTATTAAACAGAATACAGGTACAGACCTAAAATTATCCAAAAATCAAATATGTGACGTATACTCGTTAGGTCCAGGGTGGCAAACTTCCATTACCACCACTGATTTTGAGTAAAGATGGATCATATTTAGTTGATGCTAAGTCGCCATTAACACGTAAAGATTTTGATACGTTATTTAGTTCCACTACTAGAGTCGATGAAATACGGAGAATTGCAAAGAAAGTGGGTGTTGTGCGACACGCCTGATAAGAAACTTACGAAGCAACAACTCACCGATATAATTGGTAGACGTCTTCATTCCATGAACAGTACATGAACCAATTAAATTAAGGTCTGTTCAGAACGAAACAGATTGAGAAAAATGCGTTTAATAATAACGTAAATTTGGTCGAATAACCTGAACGTGAACCGACTCAATAACAATTTGAACAACGGGAACCGTCTCAATAACAATTTGAATAACTTGAACAACGTGAATAACATTTGAACAACGTGTAAACCGTGTGAACAATGTAAACCGTGTGAACAATGTAAACCGTGTGAACAATGTAAACCGTGTGAACAACAATGTCAATCGAGTGAACAATAACGTCAATCGAGTGAACAATAGTGTAAACCGCGTGAACACAGTAAATAACTTGAGTTCTAAAATAAAAAAGAACGAAAAACCACGGTTTTTAAACGGGGGTAATATAAAAACGTCTACAAACAACAAACCAAAATCAAATATAAAAGCGTTTACAAGTAAAAAAACAAAAAGACCATCATTTTTAAATAAAAGTTTTATACCAACGAACACAATCAAACCAAAAAATGGGTATATTTTCAAGACCGGAAATAAGGGGACAGGTATGTATATAAATAATAAGGTGGTCCAAGGTCCGGTAGGCCCCCCTGCTCCCACTCCCACTCCTACTCCTGCACCAGCTCCAGCCCCAGCTCCAGCTCCAGCTCCAGTTCCGGTACCAAACGTACCAAACAAACCAAACAATATTGTAAACAAACCAAACAAACCAAACAATATTGTAAACAAACCAAACAAACCAAACAATATTGTAAACAAACCAAACAAACCAAACAATATTGTAAACAAACCAAACAAACCAAACAAACCAAACAAACCAAACAATATTGTGAACAAACCAAACAAACCAAACAAACCAAACAATATTATGAACAAACCAAATAATATTGTGAACCAAAACGCTAAAAACGAAGAAAACCGTTTGGCGAAGGAAAAAGCAAATCAAAACGCTAAGAATGAAGCAAACCGCGAGGGAAAAGAATCAAAACGTTTATTTATCGAGGCACAAGAGAAAAAAGAAGCAAACCGTTTGGCAAAACAAAAGGCGAACCAAAATGCTAAGAATGAAGCAAACCGTTTGGCAAGGGAAAAGGCGAACCAAAATGCTAAGAATGAAGCAAACCGTTTGGCAAAACAAAAGGCGAACCAAAATGCTAAGAATGAAGCAAACCGTTTGGCAAAACAAAAGGCTAAAAACGAAGAAATTCGAATAAAAAAAGAAATTATTCAGCGTCTGAGAAATGGATATAACGTAAACAACACTGTAGCCAAGAATATTATAAACAGATTTGAAAAGGGTGGCATGTTTGCACCAAAAACAGAACAGAATACTATAAACAGAATTACAAAGAAAAAACAGAAAATAACTGGGAAACAAGAAAAGAATAATGCATTAGAAGAATCTAAACGGCAAAGAAAGATAAATGCTAATGCGTTACGAGAAAATTATGCAAACAATGCGATTGCATTGAAGATCATAAACAGTTTTGAAAAAGGTGGAATGTTCGCTCCTATTACAAAACAGAATACTATAAACAGAATCACGAAGGAAAAGAAGAAAATATCAAACAAAGATGAAAAGAATAATGCATTAGAAGAAGCTAAACGGCAAAGAAAGATCGATGCTAATGCGTTAAGACAAAAATATGGTAATAATGCGAATGCAAAACCAATAATTAATAAATTTGAAAAAGGTGGAATGTTTGCACCAAAAACAGTTGCGAACGTCAATTCAAAAATTATTAGTATACGTAAAAAACAAGCTGTGTTAAATAAAAAAAGAAATGCGAAGAATATGAAAAACCGCGAAAACTTTAATGCGAATACTGCTTTAAATAATTTACAGAAACAAAATAATATAAAAGAAAAACAAAATAAATTTAATAAAGCCGCGAAAGAAGCTGAAGAGGCTAAAGTTAAACTCGCAGAACAGAGGAAAAAGGCAGAGGAGGCGAAAAAACGAGCGGAAGAAGCAAACCGTAAATCTAAAGAACTTAATATCAAGGAAAAACAAAATAAATTTAATAAAGCCATGAAAGAAGCTGAAGAGGCTAAAGCTAAGGCTACGGAACAGAAAAGAAAAGCGGACGAGGCGAAAAAACGAGCGGAAGAAACACGAAAATTTGCGAAGGAAGAAGCTAACCGAAAAGCTAAAGAACTTGCCGAACAGAAGAAAAAGAAAGAAGAAATGATCGCAAAAAAGAAAGAAGAGGCGCTTGCAAAAAAGAAAAAGGAAGACGAAGAAAGGAAGAAAAAGGAGGCTGAAAATAAAAAGAAGGCGGCGCAAAATACACAAATGCGTGCATCTCTTACAAAGAAAGTCAAGGAAACACAAATGGACCAAAAAGTTAAAAATAAATTATTGAACCAACTCAAAAATTACAGTGTTCAAATTCGAAATGTTGCACCAGGTATTGAGCAAACAATCAAATCGGAAAAATTGAACGGTAACTATAACGAGGCGGCGAATAAAAAGAAAAGACAAGAAGTTAAGAAACAACTTGCAACATATATTTCTAAAACGTATCCAAATATGTCGAAAGCTAATCGTGGGAAATATATTCAAAGAGCAAACCTTACACAATGGAGAAAAGGATTCCTTACCGGAAGTCAAGGTATGGGTGTAAATCAGGCACTTGAACGAATTAAGGGGATATTCGTGAAAATATGAAATTGAAAAAGCCACCTCCTCCACAAAAAAATAAAAAGGCGAACCTTAAGAAGTTGGTGAATAATACCATGAAAGGTCGCGCGGCTAAAAATGTAAATAGACTTAAGAAAAATATCGATGAGGGAATATCCGAAATGGCGGTCAAGACCCGAATTGCTCAATTAAATAAGCAAACGAAGTATCAAAAGTAAGTAATTAAAAGAATTAGTACAATCAATAATAAAACATGTATCGCGGTTTATCACCAATTATGATGAACTACACGCGTTCTATTAGTGAAACTAAAGCATCGGCAGTATCAAGACCTGGGATAGGGCACCCATTTGAAGATTTAGGTGTCAAAGATGTAGATCCAGAAGTATTTACAATTATTCAAAATGAAAAGAAGAGACAGACATTAGGGTGCGAACTCATCGCATCTGAAAATTTTACATCGAAAGCAGTGATGGAAGTAAATGGTTCGTGTTTGACAAATAAGTATTCCGAAGGTTTGCCTGGGGCAAGGTATTACGGTGGTAATGAATACATTGACCAAATGGAACTTTTGTGTCAAAAACGTGCTTTAGAATTATATGGTTTAGATCCAGATGTATGGGGTGTGAATGTACAAGCACTAGTCAGGGGTCACCGGCAAACTTTGCGGTCTATACAGCTTTATTAAACCCACACGATAGAATTATGGGTTTGGATTTACCACACGGAGGGCATTTAACACATGGATTTTATACACCGAAAAAGAAAATTTCGGCAACTTCTGTATATTTCGAATCCATGCCATATCGTTTGAACGATGAAGGATGGATTGATTACGATAAGTTACATGAAAATGCGTCATTATTTAGACCAAAATTAATTATCGCTGGAGCCTCGGCGTACCCGAGAAACTATGATTATAAGAGAATGCGTGAAATTTGTGACAGTGTCGGTGCGTATTTAATGTCAGATATGGCGCATATTTCTGGTTTAGTCGCCGGTAAAGTAGCGGACGACCCTTTCGAATATTCAGATGTGGTTACATCGACAACACATAAATCTTTACGAGGCCCGAGATCGGGTATCATTTTTTACAGAAAAAAATACGAAAAAGTGATTAATTCCGCCGTTTTTCCGGGGTTACAAGGTGGTCCACATAATCATACCATCGGCGCGTTAGCGGTCGCGTTAAAAGTGGCAAATACACCAGAGTTTAAGGAGTATCAAAAACAAGTGTGTTTAAACTGTAAAGCATTGGCAAAAAGACTTACAGAATTAGGGTATAAATTATCCTCGGGTGGTACAGATAACCATTTAATTTTATGTGATTTACGACCAAAGGGTATCGATGGTGCTCGTGTCGAGAAAGTTCTCGAAATGGCTCATATCACTTTGAATAAAAACTCGGTTGTCGGTGATACATCTGCACTCGTTCCGGGTGGCATTAGAATTGGAACGCCTGCCATGACAACGAGAGGTATGAAAGAACAGGACTTTGTGAAAGTCGCAGAGTTTATTGACCGAGGTGTTAAAATTGCCATCGAAAATAGAGATTGTAAACAGAACGACGATATCACTCTATTACGTTCTGATGTTGAATCTTACTGTAGTGATTTCCATATACCTGGTAACTAATATAAAAGAAATATTCCAATCAATAATAAAACATGCACAAAGGTTTATCATCTTTTATGATAAACTACACGCGTTCTATTAGTGATCAAAAGAAAGCAAAAACTATCGTTAAGGGAAACAAATCGGGTAAAATTGAGGGGAGTGGTGACATATGCACGAAAAACTCGTATATAAATGTGGTTTAAAAAGACGTGAAGTATGGGATGCAAATTCGAAATCTTGGTATACGAAAGTCTATTACGTGGATGGTTCGAGTTATAACCCCGTTTTGTTTCACGATGGTAAGCTTGATAAGAACCCATTTTTTAATGATTAAGGAGCCGTCTCCGTTTTTTTCGATGGCCTTTTTATATCTTCATGTCTTATGATAATATCGTAATTAGTTCTGTGTATATTATCTTCCATGATTAATCTACCTTATCTTCATCTGTATCATGTATTTTTATAGATAAATAATACCTATGTGAACATGGGTCTATCATAGCCGATGATAATCTCAAATTCCGGTTTATTGCACCGATTTTGAGTTTTTTATCATCCCAAAACTTTTCCATGTCCGGGCGCTTTTGAAAAGAACGACGCAACTGCTTATTCTCTAGATATAGTATATCCAAACGATTTTGCATTTCTTTTAATTCTTTATCGTCTTGAGAAAGCTCTTCTTCTGCGGTCTTATCGCGTATATCCAAACCAATTTGCATTTCTTTTAATTCTTTATCGTCTTGAGAAAGCTCTTCTTCTGCGGTCTTATCGCGTATATCCAAACCAATTTGCATTGGTTTTTCGTTGTTCGAACCAACCCAGTCGCTCGTCGGTGCTCCATCATTTTGTTGTTCGTCGCCAAGTATTCCAGATATATTGTCGTCCTTTTTCTTCATAATTTCGACGGCATTAATCTTTTCCGCTCTCTCTATATTCACTGCTTCTTTAAATATCTTTTCTTGTCTTCGATGAACAGCATTCTCAATTTTTTTCATACGGTATGTTATTAAATGATGAAAAAGGGGGTTCCATATTATTTTTTTATTATTACATTTATAGTATTCCGATTCTTTATCATCCTTCCAAAATATATCATTTTGATATTTCAATAATTCGTATATTTTTTCTCTTTCAGTTTTAGAATTTGTCATTGAATTATCCGAACTAAAATAATCACGCGTATCGACGTCTTTAAATGCATATGGGTACACGTGAACAGTTTGAATTTTATTTTCCGTTTTATCTACGTCCATTGTTAACGTATTACCCATTATACCAATTCCACACCCGTTTACATTGGTTGCTATACTCGTAACAGATATAGTAATAGGAAATCCTGTTAAATTAAAAAAAAGAACTGTTGTTGGTGTCGTATGTTTCATTTTAGATTTTCGTGTACGTTGTACTATTTTACAATTACTCAATCTAATTATAGGATTCCAATATACACGTTTGGGAATACAAAAACATTTATACCGAATACGCGTGGGTGAACGCGAATAATCCTTTAAAAATTCTCTTATTATTCTTGAACAGTTTTCGTATTTCGGAATGTCGTTCTCTAGATTCATTATTTATATATGTCACTATTTTACTTACACACGAGAAAAAAAAATATGTGTAAATAGTATAATGAATCCATACTTTGAAGCAATTTTAAGAAATATAGGTGTTTTTATTTCCGTATTTTTTACTATACGATGGGCAGAAAAATCTGTTGTCCCAGTGTATGATGTACCACTAAATATATTAACTATTATTATAGCTATACTCTTAAATTATAGTGGACCATTGAAATTAAATAATTAAAGAAAAACCGCGTTATATAATAAGTATGAGTACGTGCACAGTATGTTGCGATAAGTACAATAAAACACAACGTAAAAAGGTTACGTGTCCTCATTGTAGTTACGATGCGTGTAAAACATGTATCCAAACCTATTTATTATCAACTACAGAAGAACCTCATTGTATGAAATGTAAACATGAACATGACCGTGAGTTTATAGATTCGTTTTGTACAAAACGTTTTAGAAACGTTGATTATAGAAAACATCGAGAACAGATTTTATACGAACGTGAAATGGCGCGGATGCCGGAAACTCAACCATACGCAGAATACAGAATAAAAATTAAAGAACTTAGATTACGGTATTTTGAACTTTTAGATCAAATGTTTCTTATGAGAGATATGCGTAGAGAAGCGGCAAGAATGCGTAATTCTATAGCGGATTATGATACTGCTCTAGAAAATATGCGTATAGAAATAGAGGAAATCGTACATAAGGTAAATACACTCGAATTAAATATATCTTCAAATGGAAATGAAAAATTTACACGTAAATGTCCATACGAAGAGTGTAGAGGTTTTTTAGATACGGATATGAAATGTGGGTTATGTGTTCAAGAGTTTTGTGAACATTGTAATGAAGTTATTATAGATTCAAATCACGTGTGTGATCCCGAAACGGTTGAAACCATGAAACTCATAAACAAAGATACGAAACCGTGTCCTAAATGTGGTACAATGATACATAAAATAGATGGATGTGCACAAATGTGGTGTACAGAGTGTCATACTGCATTTGACTGGCGCTCGGGACGTATAGAAACAGGTCGCGTACACAACCCTCATTATTTCGAATTTAAAAAACGTTCGAGAGAACACGGAGATATACCATGTGGTGGGCGACCCACGTTCGCAGAACTCGAAGAAAATGAAGCAAATGTAAATATATTAGATTTGAGTTATAAACTTACTCTATTGGATAGAGATATTATATATAGATACGATGGAATTGGCGACGACGATAATCTACGTTTACGTGTAGACTATTTATTGAAAATTATATCTGACGACGAATTTAAAAAGGAGCTTCAGAGACGCGATAAACATAAATCTAAAATAGAGGATATACGGAATATATACGGGATGTTCTCTGATACGTGTGGTGATTTACTTCGTCAATGGGTAATTGATCCAACTAAAACTAAAGATATAATGCGCACTGTTCACGCATTAGCGGATTATTCGAATAATGTCATAACAAAAATACGAAATAGGTATAATTGTTCGATACCTTATTATATATTTTTACGTGCACTTTAAGAAGAGAGTCGTTTACATCATAAATGAAATTAATAGAATTAGCTTCGGCAATTACATCACTTTTTCCATTTATGATTTTAGAGAATCTTGGTAGTATAACCAGTGTATTTTATCATATACATAAAAATGAATTTATGTATAAACTCGTTTATATATCCAGACATGTAGATCTACTACGATTAGGATATGTATTAAAAGGTAGTTTCGATTATATGGAACTTATATTTAATTTTTTATCCATTGTTATCATTTATAAATCGAATACAGATGATAAAAATTATATGGATGTAAACCTGATGATAGGTGTGATTAAAAGTACATTTGGTATACCTAAATTACAATATATCGTTTCATTGTACTTCTGGATGATAGCATTTATTATTCATTATGATACTATATATGGAAAATACACCGATATAATAGTAAACTTACTTTTGTGTCCACCCCAATATTTATTGAAGAATAATATTCTTAACGTATAGTAGAAAATGAATAGAATTATATTATTTACATCATTTTTAGTTATTATATGGTTTTTCATACCCATATATGAAAAACCCAGAGTAATAAAAAATGTATTAACTGAAGATGAGTGTAAACATATACGAGACATTTCGTCTAAAAAGTTACAGACATCTACAGTATCTATGGATCGTGATATAGATGAAAATGTGCGTAAAAGTCAAACGGCATGGCTAAAAGCATCCGAAGATCCAGTTGTTGATAAACTTATACGTAAATGTGTTTCTATGACAGACCGCCCTTTACATAATTGTGAAGATTTACAAGTTCTTAAATATAAACCCGGTGGTTTTTATAAACCACATCAAGACACGTTTCCCGATGTTAAAAATAAACGTATGTACACATTCATAATTGCCTTGAATGACGAGTATGAAGGTGGTGAAACAGAATTTCCAAATATAAAGAGACGATACCGTTTAGAAAAGGGTGACGCTTTGTTCTTTAATACGTTAAACAATTACGAATGTATAACTAAAAAAGCGTTACATGGTGGCACACCCGTTAAATCGGGTGAAAAATGGGTCTGTAATTTATGGATTAGGAAATACAGATATTAACTGACTTATATAATAATCGCGTCTATCTAAGGATAAATGTACAATTGTAGATATATTTAAAAGACTGTATATAAAATAATACGCGGTATATTCGAAATATAAATTATACGTCGCCAAACTAAAGCACAACGCAAAGTAAAACACAACGTAAAATAAAATGTTAACATTATTTTCTAGAACCGAAATATATGTTATTGCAGATAAAAATGTATCTACAAGTGACTGATAATTATCCGATACCATAATAGTACTCATTATTGTTATAAAAAGCATAATAAAATGCATAAATTTATACACACCACGTATTTTAACACTTCTTACATCTATATTTCTCACGTGATTTCGTTCCGGTTCGGGTTCCGGATCAGGTAATGGTAGAGGTCTTTCAGCCGTATCATCTATACCTAATACAGGTATATCACCCGGGTTTATAACGACGTTATAGTATTCATTCGTCGTCATATTCTCCTATCTTATTGATTAGTATTTTTAAACCGATTTTAATTTAAGATGATAAAAACTTCCCATTTTCGTCAATGATGAGTTCACCGCGTTCGGCTAACATTTTTCGGTGTAACATGTGGTGTTCCTTAACATCGTTCTTGTTTTGTCCGACGTATGGTACAGCGTAGCCTTGTTCACACATCCATTTATTCACGTTCGTCCAAATCCCATCTTCGTGAACCCAAAGCTCACCGAGTGCGCGCCCGTATTTACCTACCGAATCGCGTTCGGGGCATCTCAATTCGATCTCGATATCGTCCTTATCACACTCGACAGCTTTCGTTACCCATCCGGCAAGCTTCTTCTTGGCGTGTTTCCCGTAAACCTTTTCGGTCAAATCACGCGTTCGCGATTCTTCGGTATCGATACCGAGCAATCGCACGCGTTGGCGAATGAGTACGTCGAACCCCAAATCGATAAGAACGTCGACGGTATCACCGTCAACGACTTTCGAACACGAGTCGATTTTGTATTTAAATTCACATGGTTTTTGGTTGTAGGTAGTCATTAGTATATACCTAAGTCGTGCTTCTTTTCTTTAATAGTTTATAGAAATATGGTCAAAACACGAAACCAATTACGTAAATCTAAATACAAACGAACAGCTAAACTGGGACGCGATGTATATACACCGGATAAAGGTGGGTACACAGTTATCAGGAATACTCCTGGAACTGGTAATCCTAAACATCCACTGTATATAATCGGTGATAAGAAAAGACAACTCAAAAAGAAATTATCGAAAAAACAAAAATGTTCCCGTTACGAGTGTAATAGATGGTTCGAAGTTGCTGCACATGTAACGTGCGAAAACGATAAAGGTAATTACATTGTACCGTTGTGTAGAAGATGTAATAATCCAAAACGTTACAAACCGTTTTGGACGTCACCATATATAGAGATGGTTCGTATTGAGAAAGTATATACTCGACACGTATCAAAACCTATTTTAAATAATGATATTTTAATTTAATAGTGTTATTATTCTAATACTTGTGTATCAAGCATTGACATTGTTCCATGTGTACATAATTTAGATGTTATAGAACAATCAAATGTTACCAATATAAGATCTCCACTAACTTCCAAATCAGAATAAATTGTCCTGTCATTACCAGTTAATTCCATCATATTTTTATACCCCCCTTCTTCTAATTTTTTTACCAAAGTACCAAGACTTTTAATATCATATACAGTGCCTAAAATTACCATATTTCCTTCTACATTAAGATTTCCAGTTAAAATATAATTTGTCATTTTTATATATTATATATAACTTTTTTTTTGAAACTATTTCAATCGAGTATAGATCAAACAATTTAAACCTAAGTTAGATCTAAATAGATCATTACTTAAATAAATAGATCTAAGATCAATAAACACAAAATGCTTACACTTTCAAGACGACAAAATTTCCCGCTTTTCGATATAGAAAAGGCAGACTTTATAGACGACCGTAATATTATTAAGTCGCAAATCAGAAAAAAGCAACGTAGCGGAATTTCCCCTCTTTTCGCTAATCACTTGGAGTTTGCAAAAACTATTTGTGATTTGTTCGATGATCCAACTACTTTGTTCGTCATGGGTATCGCGCAAATGCAGGTCGGTAAAACTGGGGCAATGATTTCACTGATCGAACAGTATGTAGATCGATACGAAATACCCATCACGAACATATATATTATCACCGGTTTGAGTTCGAAGTCGTGGATAAATCAGGTCAAAAAACGTTTTCCGGATATTTTGGAAACCCAAATTTACCATCGTAACGACTTAACGGATAAATTTACCTTGGATGTTATGTCTAAAAATGATTCCCTTGTGATTATCGACGAGGTTCAGATCGCAGCTCAAAAGAAGCAAACTATGCATACGACCTTCGATGAGTTGTGTTTTGCAAACAGACAAAACATGTACGAGAAAAATATAAAGGTCGTTGAATTTTCAGCTACCCCTGATGGTGTTTTAAAAGACAGGCAAAATTGGGACGTTGCTGCGGAAATGGTTATTGGAGAACCGGGTGTTGGATATAAAGGTGTTTTTGATTTCCTCGATGAAGGGCGCGTGTTTCAATGTGAAGAATTATCGGGATATAGTAAGAAGGAGGAAGAAGATACACAAGACGTGGCTAAGAAAAATATTGTGGAGCTCGGAAAATTTATATTCGGAAGGTACGGTTCTGATAATGCGAAGTATCATATAATCCGAACTCCCACCGGAGAATCTGGTCGGGTTATGATGAGCAATATCAAAGAAATATACGGCGAACATTTCAAATATAAAACGTATAACGGTATGTCCGAAGAAGAAGATATCGACGAGATTTTGAATATCAAACCAACAAAACATACGTGTCTTTTTATTATGGAGTTGTGCAGATGCGCCGACACGATTAACAAGAAATACGTGGGTGTTTTATACGAACGAAACGTAAAACGTTTCAACGATTCTGCGCAAACTCAGGGTTTACCGGGTCGCGCGTGTGGGTACGATGATACGGGAGAAACGGTTATTTTTGCAAACATAGAAAGTCTCGAATTGTATCGTTTACACTACGAATCTAAGTTTACACGAACCGATCTACCATGGAATTGTAATACTAAAAACGGAACGTATGCGTCTGAGGATTCTGAATCCGAATCTGGGTCGGATAATGGTGAAAAAGAGTATGGCTATAAAGTTTTCGAAAACGACCAAAGATATTTCGAACTCGAAGTTTTTACGAGATCACACCTCGATGGGTGGGTACCAAGGCCACATTCGGGTAAAAATATAAATGAACTCAGGAAACATACTTCAAGTGATCTTATCGCACGTCATTGGGGTTTATCGAATAAAAATCCTAAAAGATTGGCTTTGGGAACAGATGGGAAATGGGTCGTTTGGTGGTTGACCAAATTTTATCCGGGTGTATATAACATATAACTTTTAATAAAAATACTTTACTACTTTACGTATCAAAACCTATTTTAAATAATGATATTTTAATTTAACCAAGAATATGATGACACTCCCAACACAATGTTGCCACGGGGTACTGTTTATGTAACTCTATAAACTTCCTCATTATCACATGTGTTTTATATCCTTCTTCACTTCGTGATTCCGAGACGGCCATTTTTAAAATTTCGGGTCGAGATTTGATTGTGTGTGCATGTGTTAAAATACATTTTTTACCTCCACTTTGTATTTCATTTTTCTTCGCACCACACCCCAAACACGAGGGTGCACTCCTAAAAAAGTTTTTTACTAAATTGGCGGCATTCGCTTTCGAATAGTGTATTATATTCTCTTCCGGTGTATCCTTTGGAATTGTAATACTATATTTTTCATCCATATTTTGAATTCTCGTTTTTTGTAATTTACAATCTATAAAGTTAATCGAATCTTTTTTCAATTTTCGAAACATACCCGAATTTGTATCGTGTAAATTTTTAATGTTATCATTTATGTACATATCCGATACAAGTTCACATAAATCATCCATTATTTCATCGTTATTTTCTTTATTAATTTTCAAACATTTTGTTTTTTCATCGCGCTCAAATTTATCACCCGTCGTTAAAAATCTGTAGACTTCAATCATGGATCGAAATCGCTTACCTTCCGGTGAAAAGTAATAGTTATCGGTCATACCCACGGATTTACCCGATTTTCGTGTTTCTATTTTGACATACCATTCATCGTTTATTTCCTGTCCCTTACCTTTTAGATATTTCTTAAGACTATTGAGAGCCGACATATCATACTACTCTATAAATCACGTATCCTTTTAAGTTCATCGCATATTTTCAAATAATCACCTTCGGGTAAATTTTCCGAGTTTTTATCGACAAGTTCCATTACAGTTCTCGAAACATTTCGTAATGTTATATCTCTATCGTACGTAGGTTCCGGTAATAATGGGGGTCGACATAACCAATCCGTTCCCGTAATCGCCCCGTCATAATTGTATATTTCACGAATGTGTGTTAAGAAATCCCGTAACCGCGTGTAATAAGTTGTTGGTGAACAGACCGAGTCGTGTCTAAAAATATAATCTTTAACGACGAGTACGTTTTGAGTATCACTCCATAACCCTTGATTATAATTAAACAGGGATATTGGTCGGATAGTACCATCCTCGGGTGTCGGTAACGTATCGTTACGGTTAAGGTACGATGCGTTATAATTGAATGAAAATATAGGAGACGCGTATGCTTCTATACTTTGTACCGGTCCTCTACCACGTTCATTTTCATATATTACCTTGATAAGTATTTGTTGAATACCTTCACATAGGTTAGGTATAGTTGACCGTATACTACTATTGACGAAAGGTGTCGACGGCATTTATATATACTTACATTTATTCCTTATCCGGTTTTATAAGAATTTCGGGTGCGTCATCGACTATATCAATGACGTATCTACTTTCATTATCTGTAGGAGATACCGTTACTATTCGACATTTATCGGTACTGATCATGGTTTGATCTGAAACTTTAGTTACTGGTATTGTGATGGGTCGACACAAAAGCATCCACATTTATATTATACGTCATTTAAAAATAATAGTATAATAATATAAAAATGGGTGAAGATGTAAAAAAATATGTACAAGGAGGTATACATTTTTCAAATGAACTCATGGATGTAATAGAAGATGTTTCCCAAAGGTATCAAGAACATATTTCTGTATCAATGGAAATTGGTCATTTTGATGAAATTAATAAATGTATGATGAAATTGTCTAGAGCTCTTATAAGATATAATAAACAGTATAGTGGACTTATAAGAGATTTTCAAGATGAAAAAGAACAAGGTTTATACACGATTACAGAATAAAATATTATTCTAATATAAATATGTATAATTTTAGACTATACACACCTGCATTTTTTATAATATTATCAAATTTATTAGTAACAAAACAATGTGGATCTTTAGTTAGTTCAGGAAAAAATGTACCATTTAGACCACCTGGGTGGGTTTTTGGTGTCGTATGGCCTATACTTTACTTTACAACGGGTTTCGCATGGTCTTCTAGTAAAAAAGATTATTTATTTTCAATTATAACAGCCTTGTGTTGTTTATGGTTATATATTTATTCATGTAAAAAAAATAAAAAATCTGCATCTTTTATACTTTTATCAACTGCATTGCTGTCGTGGCACTTAGTAAGAATTTTACCTAAAAAATCTAGAAATGCCATGATTCCATTAGCTTTATGGACAAGCTTTGCAACTTACCTCAATATGTACGAAGCATTTACTTAAAAATATAAGTAATACTTAAATAAATGATACAACAATATGCCAAACACGTATATAAAGTACTTGGTCCCGGTTATAGTGAGCGGGTGTATCACAATGCAATGGAAGTTGTCTTACGGAAAAATGGGGTACATTACGAAACGGAGAGAATAGTTCCTATTGTGTTTGAAGGACACACAATAGGGAATCTTCGCGCCGATTTAATTTTAAATAATAAAACCGTTGTCGAACTGAAATCGGTTAAAACCATGAACGATGTCATGGTCACACAAGCACAAAACTATCTACGATTGACGGGGTTCACAGAAGGGTACCTTATTAATTTTCCTACATCACTTAACACTGATTTAGAGGTTAGGTATATAACTTTGGATTAATTTTTTTCATCTTCGATCTGATTCATCATGTACATAACAGGAATCATTTGGTATATTTTTTTCCATTCACTTTTGGATTCTTCGTAATACTTTTTAGGGTCTTTAAGCCCTTCTTTTATAATTTGGTTTATCTTTTCTGTGTAGAACATGATTTCTTCTAAACAGAAATTGTAATATGGATCGTTGTTCATTACTTGTAGTGATTCTTTATTTTTTAACCTTGTTTTTATTATTTTTAAAAAGTTCAGGTGTATTTCTCTTTTTTACGGCAAAATTTTTGAGTAAATCACTTAAACTATTATATACAACACCTTGACGTAATGGGTTCTTTCTCGCCTTCGATTTGGACTTAGATTTTGGTTTTGGGGAATTTGGGAACTTATTATTCGTTTCCTTTTGCAACTTTTTAGATTTGTTATTACGTACTGGGAAGTTCATTTAATATATATTTAGATTTTAAATCGTTGGTATATATTCCCATTGCAGAACCCCACATATCTTTTTCCATATAACATCCTGTTGGTATAACTTCTCTTTGGATTTTAAAAGTGGAAAATATTTAAGATATTTATCTTCACTCAAAAGTTCACAAAACTTATAAAGTACGTATGAATAACTCAAAAAGTTTTTACGTTCACTCGGACAATTATCATCGAACGGTTTTTGTATATCCTTGAACATTATACGCAGTCTCTCTTCAAGTTCCTGAGGCATAGATGGTGGTTTTACGCCACTTATGATATTGGTTATATATGGAACGTGTTCGTAATATTTATTGAGTTTCAGTTTTTTGAGAAGGGTACGAACACGTGCATGTGTTATTTCATCTAAAACTTTTACTTTTATTTTTTTGAGTTCGTTTCGTAGTTGTTCTATTACTTCGGGTGGTATAGTTGTGGTCTCCTGTGCCTGAAACTGTGATAACCATTCATTAAAATGATTTTCACGTTTATACGAATAATTGACTATCTTTTCGGACGTTTCCTGTTCTTCTCTATAGGTTAACTCTTCACTTATAAGTGTTGCTAAAATCATACCACAATTATCACATACGAGATCACTTGTATCTGCAAAATGAAATACGTTACTCGCGGGACACACGGAGCACACTTCACGCTTCTTTTCTATGGGTCTATCTATATTTAACTTTTCTACATCTATTAAATAATCATTAAATATGTCTTTTCTCTGTAGCCCAACTGTTTCTTTACAATTGAAAACATTATCGGTATTTACTTCTTTTTTAAGCTCATCAGTATACATCTCCAAATACGGCATACACTGAATTATATATTCAGACATTTCAGATTCGTATTTTGATTTATTAATAGGGTCTTCTCGAATAGATTTATCCCATATTTCAATTTTATTATTGTACCTACTTAAAAAATTACCTTCCATATTAATTAAATAGAATGCTCGGTAATCTTTTAACTAACGTTATTATTTGGGTTTACTCAACACTACAATCCGTATTTTCCGCACCAGACTATAGAATTGCGGATTCGTCTATGGAATATTTTTTAGATTACACAAAAACACCTTTACCAGAAGAACTCGATGAATTCTGGTACGAAGAGCGTAACGAATGGGATGATGAGACCGAAAGTGTTTTCAAAACATTAAATTTTTCAAATTATAAAGATACAACAATTCCTGAAAATGTTACGAAAACTGTCGTTCGTGTTAAATATTGGTACAATAACACTATGTACAAATATTTGACGTATGATATGGATCACCAATGGCCACCACCACGTAAAAGTGGAGTTGTATTTAACATACCAATCGTTTCAGCTGTTTTGCTCGATTCGGATGATAAACCGGTTAAGGACATTTTAAACAAAATTAAACGATACGCAGGTCCACGTAAAGATTTTCACAATGAAAAAGTTAAAATTAGAGATATGTTATATTATGACATAGACACACTTGAAAATGAATTCCCAAAAATAAAATTAAAAAGTGCAATTGGTATGACGAAAGTTGTAAGTACCGTAGATGGGTGTATTACTGATCTTCAGGTACCTTAGTTGCTAAGTAAAATTTCAACTCACCTAAATTAGCAACGTTATATTTTAATATCAAAAATCTATTCTGTTCTTCCTGCATAATTTGTACTGTAGAACACATACTCGTCGCTTTTGTAAATATATTCATGTATCGAAGGGAATATTCACCCGAAATTTTGGGACTTTCTTCCGTACATTCAATATTCGTTTCCTGATTCGCAAAATCACCCATACATTGTAGTTTGAGATGTGTACCTTCCCTGGTTATTTCTATAATATTACCTATATTGTGCATATCTCTACATATTCTTTGAAAATCCATAGATGCCATTGGTGTAATAGTAGTCATGGTCATATCTGGTACCTCGATCTGATTTTCATTTATATCGAGTAATTTTAGAGCAAATTTAGTACATGTTTTCTTCGATTCATTATGAATTTCTATATTCATAAACTCTTTACAATTTATAGACATTACGAGAACATCATTATTTGTTATCGATTTAAGAAGTTTAAATGTATTCGCGACATTTATACCCGCGATTATATCAGTTTCACATGTATATTCTTCGAAATTATCGGATGAGAGGTACATATCTACTAACGATGTACGCGCTGTATCGAGAGTTACGATGTATATACCATCGGGTTTAAAGTATATATTTACATCGTTTAGTATATCCTTGAGTACTTCAAAGGTTGATTTTATGGCACTCGCCTGAATTGTTGCCAATTTCATATCTAAAATATACAAGTTTTAATTCTTTATATTCTTATTGTATGCATCCGATACACTCTGACTAATCTTATCTTCGAGTTCTTGGGTCATGGCCGGTTGTAAAGTTCTACCATAATCATCTAAACCAAATAAGTCTCCTGAACCTTCTCCATCTCCTTCTAAAGTTGTTGTTGAACAACCACCAAAGTTACATGTCTCTAATTCCTTCACGGGTAAAAGTGATTCTAACCAATTTCGTATTTCATTACCGACTAAAAGCTTACCATTTTTAGTAAGCATGGTTGGAACACGTGTAATTTTATTTTTATATTGGGGTGGTATACCTAATTTATTGATATTATGATATTTAACAATTTGCTTGAGTTGTTCATGTTTATTAATATAATCAATTATATCCAAACTATGATTACACTGTGGACTATAAATTAGAAGGGACATATCTTAAAATAGAGTTTACTTTTTTTTATCGAAAAAAAACACAATTTTACTCATTTTTTTTATACACATGAGATACATAAAAAAAACAAAAAGTTTGTCACTTTTACTGATTACCACAAAAAACTTTTTTTAATATATATATAGTATCTCCTTCGAGAAAGGTGTTCAATTTCAAAAATAATTTTTCTTTTTACTAATCACTAAAAGTGACAAACATTTTGTTCTATTATTAGTATAAATAAAAATAATTATTAATATTAAATAATGAATATCATACTATTGATATTATTAATACTTACTCCACTCATTGTATTTGTGACCATGTCCAGGGTGGAAATTAAACCAGAAAACCCAGTATTATTGAAAGGTTCTGATACGGAATTATCTGATTATGAAGAATCAGGTGAAGAACTTGATATATCAAATGATCTCATGCAAGAGATGGTTCTCGCAACAAATAAAGAAGTTTCTAAAAAAACTGGTCTTTGTACGTATATTATCGAAACATTATCTGTAAAAAAATACGTAAATAAGAAAAGTAATCAGGAAAAATACAGATGTGTGTTTATGTCAGTGAAACATAAAGGGTTTGCATTAGGCTTTTCCGTTACGTCTGATTTACGAATCATCGAAGGAAAAGCTGTTGTATTAAACATAACAACACAACCCATCGACTATAAACCCCCTTTAGACCCAAGTATTTATCAAAAATCTATAAAGGGTAAAGAATTCGAAGATTATACAGAAGTTAGACGGAGTGAACTTGATATGGTTAAAAATACAAAATTAATAGATAAGGTTATACATGACTCAAATTCGATGTACGGTAAAATTAACATTTAAAACTCTAAAATAATTATAATGATCAGTATTGATGAAATAACACGTATAGCTGAAAAGAGAAACCAATTGAAAAAAGAAACGTATACTAAAATTTACGAACAAATTTCGAAGAAGATACGCCAGTCAGTAGATTTGGGGCATAAATATTTGTTTTGTCAAATACCTTCTTTTGTTATGGGATATCCCCATTTTAACAGAGCAAAAGCGCTACAGTATATAAAACGACAATTTGAAATAGGTGGATTTACAGCCCAGATTATAGGCGAATACGAATTATGTATTTCATGGAAACCGAATAAAAAATCACGAAAAAATGAACAGTATGAACATCCAGAAGACACAGAAGATTTTCCCACACTCGTAAACCTTAAAAAAGCAGCAAATAAATACAGGGGAAAATAAGTAATGCGTGAGACTTAAAGTTTAAATATGTAAATATACTACAAATATGAGCGACCCTTTAAATATACTCGTCGAGGCAAAACGTGAATACATAGGACAATTATGTTTACTTATGTGTCCAGTTATGATCGAAACGTATGAAACCATGTATGAAGAAGCATATAAACTTACAAAAGGTAGAAAGGTTCTCGTAATGTACCAAAAACTTCTGAAAGAAGTTCCAAATTGGAGCGATGCTATGTCTAAACAACACACGGATAATATATCAAATAGATGTGCGTGGTTTAATGACCTGTTAGCTGCTGTTTTTGTAAGCTGTGTTAAAATTTTATCAGCGGTTCGATTGAATAAAGATAATAAGAAAATCTCATTGAAACTTCCAACGAATGAAGTTTTCATTCAAACGTGTTATAACAACGTCGCCAAAGATCTGTATAGAGACCCATATATTTATCACGAAACGCAAAACGAACACGCCAGAAACGATAAATTATACGAGCGTTTTTGTGTATGTATCGAAACATCCGTAAAAGAACTCATACCCGTACAACAAATTTTACAAACATATATGTCTCAAACACAAGAGGGACAGGATTTAGATCTCGATCAAGCTGAAGTTGGTGATTCTGAAGACCCCGACCTCATTGATGGGTATGAAGAGGAAACGTCAGAAGAGCCATTTGATGCCGAACCTCCAATGGAACAATCTATGGAACCTCCAATGGAGCAATCTATGGAACCTCCAATGGAGCAATCTATGGAACCTCTAGTATCAGAACAAATGATGGAACCAGAACAAGACCGTACATCCCCATTCGATAACGAATTTCGAACTATTACAACAAAACCACAACCACAACCACAACAGGAAGAAGAAGGTGTTTTATTTCCAGACGCATCTGAGACCCGTGCAAAAAAAGTTGGGTACTATTAAATGGAGTTCGAAGACTATTTAAGAGACCCCGCGTGGGCCGGAATAATCGCCGGTTTTATAACCGCAGGATACATACACTTTAAAGCAAAGATCAACAACGAAGGTAAGCTTCCCGTAAGTGCATACACAAAACCAGCTGCACTCACCGCAATTTTAGTATTTTTTATTGTTACTAACGGACTAGGTAAGAAAGAGACCATATCAACGGAACCATTTTAATTTTCTGACTTAAAGATAATATACGTATTTACATTATAATATGACTTCCGTGACCGCATTCAATGATATGATGGGTCAATTTCTTGTGGAATTACACAAGACATTTCCAGAAGAAAAAGGCTTGAAAAAATGTTTATCGGCTTTCGATTTAATGAAAGCTTCGAACCCACGTTTAGTTGTAGACGGGTTTATGAATGGTGTTGCACCGTACGCTGATAAGATTTCGGCTAAAGACGAGACATTTTTCATTGAAGAATCCAAGAATTTAGATTTTATGAAAGGTGTAAACCTTGAAAAACATTGGGGATCTGCTTCAGAAAATACAAAAAGTGCGATTTGGCAATATGTTCAGACGTTATACATGCTCGGTACAACCATTAATTCTATCCCAGAAGACACACTTTCTATGATTGAGACAGTTGCAAAACAGTGTGCAGATAAAATGGGAGAAGATGGAAGTCAACTTGACGAAGCTGCATTGATGAAAACGATGCAGGGTATGTTGGGTGGTATGATGAAAAAATAAACTCACTATATATAAATGACATCCTGGTTTGAAGATCCAAAACAATTGGTTCGAGTAGAAAAAGTTCATGAATTTTGGCCGTCAAAGACACAAACTTCAGCAGACCGTGTTAACGCATCAGCTCGTTTTATTATTTATGCAACATGTATAATTTATCTCATAAGACGTGATCCACGTATATTTGTTTTGGGTGCAACTGCACTCGGTGTTCTTTATATAATGGAAAAATCTAATATGGTGAAGGAGGGTGTTATACGACCAACAAATGTATACAATAATGTAGATAATTCGTGTTCTATACCAACAAAGGATAACCCCATGGGAAATGTTCTCGTGTCGGATTATACAGATAGACCAGATAGACCACAGGCGTGTCATTACCCAACCGTAAAAACCTCAGTAAACAATTTCCTTACAGGTGATATTAAATATGGACCATCCCGTTCGCGTTCAAGTATGCCCGAATATCAAAGAAACGCACTATCGAGACAGTTTGTAAGTATGCCAGATACGTCCATCGGCAGCACACCATATTATGAATTTATTCATGGTAAACGAGATAATACGTGTCGCCAAGACCCACGATTGTGTAACCCAGACGCGAGAGGGGTTCAACTCGAAGCGTTCGCGGGACTTGATCCAAACGGTGATAAAAGAAGCGGTATGCATAGAGGTTCAGGATTAGCCCCTTAATTTTAAAGAATTTAATAATAAAGTAGTAGATACTCGATTTCCATAAACAAAATCTTTTGTAATAATAAATGGCGTATCAACTCCAACCAGGAATGAAAGTGGTTCAAGATCACGCGGTTCCCGCCGTTTGTGCGACCGAAGAAGTTATTGTATATCCTCAGCCCAGTACCCTTAACTATACATCACATAGACCAAATACCATGTTATATGGGACTGCTCCATATATGGCAGGTAAAGGTTCCCCAGCACAGTATATTGACACATCTGATCAGCTCAGACCACAAAGTACATCTCGTTTCAATAAAGTTTTAGCAAAAACTTACGAAAGAAATTTTCACCCACTCCAAAATGTTCAGTGTAAATTACCACTTAGAGCACAATCCTACGAACCATCGAGTACCAGAGCTGAAATGCAAAATGGATTGTTTCAGCAAAGATACCTCAATAAAAATCTCGCTAAGAAATAAGAATGGCTGATCCTATATCTATAATGGCTATAGCCGGCTTGGTTTATGCCGGTAGAAAATTAAGTCAACCAGACGAAAAATATACAATAGAAGGTAATGAAATAGAAGAACCTGAAATCGTTTCGGAATTTTCGGATAGAGATGTCTCTATACAATCTGAGTATTTGGGACCTTTATCACCACTAGTAGAACCATCATATAATTCAAAACAAGAAATGGGGTCATTCGCTGAAGTTGCTCCACAACAACGATCATCGGGGGGTGAAGTTTTGTCTATGAGAAATCGCATGTATGACGCAGGGCGAATGAATAATCTTTCGCCAATTGAAAAACAACTCGTCGGTCCAGGTTTGGGTCTTGGACCAGAAGTTCCCGCGTTTGGGGGCCATCAACAATTGTTTCGTGTTAACCCAGATAATGTTGGTGCGTATCGCTTAACGACTTTACCCGGTAGATCGGGTCCAGCCTTTGATGCAAAGGGTGGTAGACGTGGTATTGTCGGTGAAGTTGCACATAATAGACCAGAAAAGACAGCCTTTTTACATGGTCGTCTTCCTCCAGTTGCAGGCAGAGCACAGGGTATGACTGGTAGAACACCAAGAGCAGAACATGAACGCACAAAGAAAACAACGAATAGATCCGAAACTGGTTCGAGAACTGATACATTAAATTTCGCATCGGCAAAGAGAACCGTTTCCGCACTTACACGTGCTCAGGAACCAACACGAAACAAAGCTGATGGTGCTATAGAACAATATCAATACAATAATCAACCAGCCCCAGGTATTAGCAGTTTTGTTGGTGGATACTTGAATACACCAGCGACTAAGATCGGTGAAAAGAGAACATTCGGTTCCGCGTACACAGCCGAGGAACTTACAAAATACGGTTTCAGACCAGAAGACCGCCGTGGTAAACCAAATAGAGCTGCGGGTCCAGGACGAATGAACGTTCGTGCCGATGCACTTAACCAAGGGGGCATGGTTACGAGTGTTCGTTCCGATACAACGAGAATTGACGGTCGAGTAAATGCTGCGAATGGCGCTTGGACACAACAATATAGAAATAACGATTACCATAAATTCAATGCTTATAAGGGAAACGAAAATCCAAATGCCACAAATATGAGTTTGGATACAGCTAGGAGACAGCTTTCAAGTAACCCATTAGTTCATAGTCTTTCTTAATTAACTAAAAATTTGAGACATACACTCATTAAAATAATGATCCTATATTTTAATGAAGGTACATACCTTAGATATAGACAGTGGTGAACGAGACCCTGTTTTGTATTCAAATCCAAGTGATTATGTTGTTCACTTAAAAAACCCTATTTATGATGTGACTAAAATTTCACTTATATCAGCACGTATTCATAATAGTCAATACCTCATACACTCCAGGAACAATCAATTTGATGTTTTGACAAACGGTAGTAGTACTCAAACTGTAACTATACCAATTGGAAACTATAGTGGAGAAGAATTAGCCTCGGCGATTAATACCAATTGTACTATAATTACAGGTGCAACTTTTGATAAAGATACAAATGCTATAACGTTTACAGGGTCGAGTGATTTTACATTTTTGTTTTATACTGGTACAAATGGTTATACATCTGGTACAAATGGTTACACCACGCCACACGATGTTTTAGGTTTACCAGCTTCAAATGTATCATCAACTTCGAGTTCATTAGAAACTGGAAGTATTAATTTACAGGGTGCTGATGCAATTATTGTTAAATTGAGTAGTGGTTCCGACGAATTTAACAAAACTGTGTTTTCCGAAACTCCCTTTTATACAGGGCGTATACTTTTATGTGGGGATGTGATTAACTTTTCGGGTGTTGACGATACGGTTGAACACAATTTTGATTCAGGATCACAAAAAACGATATCAAGTTTACGTGTCCAATTTTATTATAGTAGTAATAACCGATTGATACCATACGATTTTAGAAATGCGAATCATATACTTAAACTCGCAGTCACGTGTTCAACTGATAAACTTGAGAATATTGCTAAAGTGGAACGAGACTTTGCCCTTCCACCACCTATGAGTATCCCCGAAATGGAGGATCCGCGTAGATGGGATGCGTTTATATCTATATTTATGGTAGTCACAACCGGTTTATTTTTATTATTGGTTATGCGTAAGCCTAAACTTATCGAGTAACCGCGAAGAGTGGTTGAGCTGGCTTTTGCACACGTGTAGAGACACGGGACATACTGACGTAGACCAAGATGGACAAGAGAGTTGTGAACAAGGCCGTGAGCGTGTAGTTCATACCACCGTTCTTGTTAACCTTAACGACCGAATTCACAATCCACCTGACCAAGTCCATCCACGAGAGGGCGGCGGCGAAAGAGAATCCAGCAACGACGGCGTTGAGGGATTGGGACTCGAGTTCACGAGCGACGAGCGTAACAGTTTCAGCAGCAGTAGACATTTTTATATATAGTATCCTGAGATTTTAATCGGGGAGTAAATCTTCTTCTATTAAAATTTTTTTATAATGTTTTGGTTTCATATATCCTTTTAACATACCAGCATTTATGGGTTCTATTCCTGAATCAGAACCCGATTCTGTTTCTGTATCGGAATCACTTTCAGTATCAGAACTATCATCGTCATCATATATCTTAAAATGTTTAGACGTTCCTTCATATCCTTCAGGTTCCGATATGTTCATTACTATCTATAGCATTTTTTAACATTAATTCTGACGGATTTTTTGGTTCCCATGCATCCCAATTATCATACGCCATATTCATTTTGACAAACTTATATTCGCGTCCTGTGTATCGCGTAAAAGGAATTTCTTCATCTTCAAATTCAATGTCGTCGTCTTCGTCTTCTTCATCAGAAGATTCTTCATATATTTCTGGGAAATATGTTCCCATTTTCTTACCAACTTCGTTCATGGCACAATATTTCATGGCGTATTCCAAATCTTCACCGAGTACCATATCTCTACCAGAAGCCTTGGCGTATTCAGCTGCGAGAACCATAGTTCTTTCGAGTACGGGCTGAATGACGTTAATAGCAGAGTCCTGGACCTGCTCAATTAAGTTTGTGGTTGCGTCTTTTTCTTGTTGATTCATTATAAATTAAACAGTGTTTTAGCAATTCCGTTTTCTACACGGAGTATGTTATAACTTAGGCCTAAAACTCTAAGTTCTCTTTTACGATCTTCCTGACTATTCAGGGTTAATGTTAATATTTGTTCTTTAATTAAACTAAAATTTCTTTGACCTGTTGGATACCACCGTTCCGGTTCGAGTGCAAAACTATATGAATAGAAACGTTTGAATAATTGTGTTCTTGAATGGTGTATACCACTCTGAACTGCGCGTAAGTTTATGACGTTACCTGTAACCTTATCTAAAATAATAAAATCATCTAATTTAATTTCAAGGTTTCGTAAATGTTCGTGACTTATATATTCACTATCCAATATCTGAGCCGCGTGATCATAATTAAGAGGAGTTACGAAGTGTGAACTAATTGCACTATTTCTAATTTCCTGTATTATAAAGTACAATTCTTTTACTGGATTTTTAAAATTAAGTTTATGTTTTACAATAACGGGATTAATACTAGGACTTTGTGGAATTTGATCTGTACTTTCCTGAACTTGTGTAATGATATAATCTATTTTTTTACTCAATAACATCTGTTTTTCTTCTTCGTCTAAGGAAACCATTTCAACGTTTATTTTTAAACTTTTTATCAAGTTTTTAGGTTTTAAACCGGTATAATGTATGTAATTTTCATGAGCAACTCCAGTTCTTGTTGCATGAATACATTGATCAACGTCACGAAGTTTTATAACAATTTCAATTTCCTGATCTGTTATAGCACAGAGTGGTATAGCGAGTTCAGGGTTATTATAAAAATAAAAGGGTATATCGATGAAATATTTTGTATCGGATGTAGCATTGCCGAGATAATGACCCAAAGTAGTTGACATGGCCTCGGATCCAGAAAGTTCTAAAGGTGGTTTACCAATAAGTTTATCTAGGTTGTGTTGCTTTGTTTGTGTTATGTATTGTTCAGAATAAATGTGTATAAAATCACTCGTAAGTCTTTGAATAACTTGACCCCCTATTAATAATTCCACATGTTCAATCATGTGATGACCTATTGATTCATTATACCCTATACCAGTTCCATTTGTTATAAAACTTTTAAGACTTTGATCTATAGCCGATAACTCAACTTTCATACTTACAGTTTTAAGGAGATCACCTTGGTTTTGTGGTATGGTACACCGAATAGTGTTTCCAAATTCTACTTCACCTTCAACATCTAAATCAACAAAGAATGGTGCAAAGTTTGTATGTTTTTGGAAATTCTTTATGAAATATGTATATTCGGGGTCGTCTGTAAAAAAAGCGTCCTGTGGACCAGATGTTTCTAATTGAACACGACCAGCCATTACTAGTATAACTGACTAAAATTTTAAACCCCCGAGACCGCTGCTTATACGTAAAACGTTATAGTTTACAGCGTATACGTAAACTTTGTGTCCAAAACTCGCGTCTGGTGAATCAAGTTCAATATCTATCAAATTATGTGCTATTCTACTCATGTTAACTTGACCAGTAGGGTAATACGTTTCCGGTTTCAAAGAAAAACTATAGACACCAAAATTATTACTTGTTACCCCCGTATAATACTTTAATGGTTGTTCGTAACTGAGCATTAAATTATCTGCATCTATGATTATGTTATTGTTAAATTTCATGGTAACTTGTTTTATCGGTTCATATTTGTATACGTCATCACTGACAGCTATAAAAAACATTTCTTTGACAGGGTTTTTAAAGTTAAGCATACCAGATTTTTTAGATTCACCTGGTTTAAACTTAAATTGTGACAATTGGAGTTGAGTTATAACGTATTCTACAGGGCGTGTAAGTAAGAAATTCTTTTCGTGTTCTGTAATAAAAAAGAAATCTGTTACAAGTGAAACCTTTTTAATAGAAGACAAAACACTCGACGGTGGATCAGATACACCACCACCTGTTCTCGTGTATGACAATGTGACGTCTTCAACTTTTTTAAACTTTATACGTATTTCTACCAGTTGTTTTGTTAAGGCACATACAGGTATAGCTAAACTTGGATTTCTAAAGAAATAAAAGGGTAAGAATACACTATAATCCCAATCGTACGCTACGTCTATGTAATTACCATGTCCAGTTAAGAAGTAGAGTGTTTGATCAATATCATCTTTATTACTGTGTATCTGATCATACATGTAAATGTAATCACCCGTTATTCTCTCTATAGTTTGTCCACCAATAACGAGATCGGCATGGTCTATTATATGCGCACCTATAGAATCACGGTATCGAAGCGTTTTCACGTTTATCTGACCACCCATACCATTGTGTACATCACAGTAATAGTATAAAGTTGATGGTGCATCCGCTGGTACGACGAATGTAAAAGTACCAACTTCTGTGCCACCACCAGTCACACCAGTTTGATACTCAGAACCACCATTATGTCTACCATCTGGTGTTAATGAAAACTTAAACGGATGACCAGATGCGTTCACATTAAAAGTATACGTCGTACCTTCATATAAAGTCAACGTTGCCTTTGATGTACCATCTATAAAGTACTGACCACCAGCAGCAGTCACCGTAAATGATTTATCAGGTGTTGTTGGTTTAGGTAAAGTAAATTTAAGCATTGTACTTCGGATAAGGTCACCCTTGTTTTTGGGTATACGGCATTCTACCGATGCATCATAATCAATATCACCATCAAAGGGTGTTTCGATAGATTCAATTGAAAATTTAGTATGTCTCCTAAAATTCATCAGGAAATACGAAAACTCGGGTTCCCCAGTAAGCCATTGGTCCTGGATACCCGTGATAGCAAGGTTTAATCGACCAGCCATTCTTACTTTACGTGAGTAAAATTTTATGAAATAAAACGACACGATATTATAGATGAATCTTCAGTTGAGAAAATTCAAACCTGAAAACATGGCAGACGATAAAGTCTGTGTTTTTATAGGTAAACGTAATACGGGTAAATCAACTCTTGTTACTGATATTCTGTACCATAAAAAACATTTACCAGCGGGTATAGTTTTATCAGCAACAGAAGAAGGTAATCATTATTATCAACAGTATATACCAGATTTATTCATATACGGTGATTACGATAGAGAAGCTATTGAACGTGTAATGGATAGACAAAAAAGATTAGTTGGTGCGGGTAAACAAAATTGTGGAGCCTTTCTTCTTTTAGATGACTGTATGTATGATTCGAAGTTTATGAAAGATACATGTATTCGTCAATGCTTTATGAATGGGCGACATTGGAAGATATTTTTCATGTTAACCATGCAGTACTGTATGGATCTACCACCTGCGCTCAGGGCAAATATTGATTACATCTTCATTTTACGTGAAAATATTATTCAAAATAGGGAAAAACTGTTTAAAAACTTTTTTGGTATTTTTCCATCTTTTGAGATGTTTAATAAAGTTATGGATTCATGCACAGAAAATTACGAATGTTTGGTTTTAGATAATACATCTAAAAGTAATAAAATAGAAGATTGTGTCTTTTGGTATAAAGCGACACTTCGTAAAAACTTCAGGGTTGGTGCACCAGAGTATTGGCAAACGCATAAAAAGATGTTTAATCCAAAACATGGAAACATGAAAGTAGGAGATCCAAATTCAGTTAAAAAGAATACACCTTTTAAAGTTACTAAAAGAAAATGATAAGATCAATTGCTAAACGAATGTACACACAAGTTTGTACAAAAAATATTGAAATGGTATATCCAGCTTATAATGAACTTAATATGGATATACATCGTTCTATAGGTGAACCACAGGGTAATAGTGATGATGGGTATAGAATATTAGTTGATGTATGTCATTATACAAAAACTGTTTATATAGATAACGATATGTGTGATTACGATAAATTAAACGATTTACCCAGGATCATAAAAACATTTGGGTGTTTATACCCAAACTACACTCTTCAGGACAATGATGCGTAATCATTTAAAACCAAAAAACTATGTACATATAAATGGCGACAGACGTTAGAACGATGAATCTCTCAGATAATGGCGATGGTATGGTATCTCTAAATAATAATCAAGGGACGTCCTTCGTGCCGAATATCCCTCTCGAAAAAAATGTGAGTGAAAATAAACAGACGATGGACTCTACTTCGATTTCCGATATTATGGGCCAAGCCGAGGAACCACTCCAACCACCAATGATGAGCGCCGATCCAAGAATGGAACAAATGCATATGCAAGCTCCAATGATGATGGCACAGCAACAACAACAACCAGTAGGACAACAAATGACTGAAAAAAAATCCGAATCTAAAAATCCATTCAACCTTACTGATGACCAGTTTCAAGCACTCATTGTAGCTGTGTGTGCTGCGGTGGCAATTAGTAAGCCGGTTCAAGAAAAACTTGCGAACTTTGTCCCATCGTTTTTGAACGACCAAGGACACCGAAGTGCAATCGGCTTAGCGTCGACCGGTATGGTCGCGGCGATCGCCTTTTACCTTGCGAGAAAGTATGCTTAAATAGCATTATAATGTCTATACATTCTCTTTCCAAAAATAAAATAGGAAACGAGAAATCCGAACAGTAAACCAACTGCGCGAAGTCCTAGAACAGTACCAGTACTCTTCGTAGTTTTACCATAATCTCTAAAATCCTTTTCAAATCTTTTGTTTATTTGTGAAATACCCGCAACCATACCCATACCCAATAAGGTTGATATAACTAAAAATGGTCCATCTATAGCTAAACGCCCAATTATATTACCACCACGTGGTAATATCGTGATGACTAATGGTGTAACGACCATGATTATAAACATATTTAACCATTTATCGTTTAAAAGTAGTGGGGCACTCGAAGACGCGAGTAAAGTGTTCAGTAACAAATACGCTTTCATTAAATCGCCGAACGATTGCATTTTATTAATACCAAACATTATTTATCCTGGATGTGTTTACCACAAAATTCAGTTCTCTGTGGTATTTCCCGGTATATCCCTAAAGAAACGCACATCGTTTTAAGTTCACTAAAATTTTTCCAGAATTCTTTACTGTGTGAATATTCATCAACAGTACAGTGTGCGAGTTCGTGTAATAAAACATGGAATATTTCATTAGGGTTGCCATCGATACATATACCTATACCCATACCCTTACTGACATTATATCCTATATACCCATTTGTATATCGATGTGCGGTAATTGGAATTTCTTTACATAACATTTCGAATTTCTGATTATTAGTCTCCTTAAGATGTTCCCTGAGTGTCCTGTATTTTTCACGAACATCTGTTAATTCCTGTGGTTCCCTTGTGTATATGAATAATAACACGTTTATGATAAGTAGAAGTATAATGAGTATCATCTTATCATAAACATACATAAAAAATGAACATGAAAAAATAGTAGAAATGATACGTAAATTTATCGATTTTTTAACGAAACCCGAACCACGACCTGTTCTGGGACGGTGGGCGGTAAAATCGTGTAGTGAACTACTCACGTCTATAAACTCTGTGTACCAAAACCGCGACCACTGCGGTGATGTAATATGTCACGAACCTAAAAAAGCTGAAGAATATATTAAAACTAATAAAAAGTAATTATTTCTTATATACAAACTTAAATTTACTATACAAATCAGAAACAGTGTTTCCTTTAAGATCTTCCCACAATGTTAAAGTAAACCCCAAATCCTCCATTCGCGTGAATAACATATCTTTATGCGCTATAGGTTCGACTTTTGGTCCGTCGGCATAATACGGCGTATCCGCTAAATGGACGTATAACTTTTCCCCAAAGTTCCCCGAACTCGTATGTTTCATTAGAAAGTAGTTCCCTAATTCGTCTTTTACAGGTGTATTCATGATAATCTTATCTGAATTTGGTATGATCCCTATGAATTGACCACCGGGTTTTATTCTATTTTTAATTGCTAACAAAGACGTCTCGAACAACTTGGGTGATTCGAATATATAATGTAACGCAAAGTTATAACACACGACGTCGTATTTCCTTTGTGGACACGCAAATATATCACCTTCATAAAAATTGACACGTATTTTCATGTTCTTTGCGCGCGACTTAGCCTCCTTAAGTGAGTCTGGGTTTGGTTCACACATGCTTATATTTGCACCTGCGTGTCGCCACTTTTGGAGATCACCACCGAATCCACATCCTACATCCAAAATACTGTCGCCTTCGCGGGTAGCCGATTGGATGAGGAGACGCTTAGACTCGTTATGGTACTTGCGTATCTCCTCCATTTAATTTATATTCGCTTTTCTTTTTTAAATGGAATACACATTAATAAAATATATTAAATATAAAACCTAAGTGTAAGAGGCTTAAACAGAAGATACTATTTAATCATATAAAACAATGTCGACCCTTGAACAAGATTACACGACCGTTCCCGGTCAATTATACGCATGCCTTTCCGTCGTAGGACCGGAAGCACCTCAAAAGAACGATAAGTTCGGAATTAAGATTCGAGGTGCATTTAATTCTAGAGATGAGGCTGCATCGCACGCTAAACGTCTTCAAAAAGAAGATGCGACGTTCGATATTTACGTTGTTGATATGTATAAGTGGTTGTTAATCCCACCTGATCCGACAAAGATCGAAGACGTTCACTATTCGAATGAAAAACTCGAAGAACTCATGTCGGGATACAAAGAAAATCAAGCACAAGCGGCACACATGTTCGCGGAACGTAAACGTGATATGGTCGAAAGTGCCTCAACTTTTACGAAACCAGGTGATGAAAACTCGAAGTATTATACGAAACCGGATGAACCACCAATCAGTCACCCAGCTGAAGTTCTCGAACGTCTCCAGAAGGAAAAACCAGATACACCAATGGAGGAACTTGTTAAGGAAGCGGATGCCATTGTTGCTAAGGAAATCGAGGAAAGAAAGGAAAAACGTGAAGCTGAGGCGAAGGAAGCTCTCGAAAAAGAGGCGTCTGAGAAGGGGTTCAATTCAGTTGAAGCAATGCAAAAGTTTGAAAAGGAAAAGGAGAATTCCGAGTCGTCTACGGAAGCTCAGGATACGAAAGGTGAAGGAGAAGTCGAGGAAGGTGAAGAAGTAGAATCTAAATAAATTTGTTATATAAATGTAAGAATGTTGAGTATTATACTAAATATAATCACCATAATTATTGTTTTAGCCATGGTCGGTTTATTTTTACGATTGTATGAAGATCGAAAAAGTAAATCGGGTACTGAAAATGTGAGTGCGTCTGATGTCGCACAAGATATACTAAAAGACCCACTCGTTGTAAGTCGTGCATATTTTACTGGATCTAAAATTGGTCCCATCGGTGATTTTGAAGGACAACAAACGTCGTCTGAACATTTGTGGGTTAGAGGTAAACCTATCCGGGTCTAAGAATGACCGGTTGCATAGTTTTACCCATAAAAAAACCTAAAATAAAGGATACAAATATAATGATATACGCCGTTTTATCTAAATTCGTGAATATATCTTCCTTTTGTGTTGGTTGTGGGTACGGTTCGTAATACGGTTGCGGTGGCGGAAAATAATATTGTTCGTTATTTTCCGGTTCTGGTTTTTGTTCATCTGGTTGATGATCTTCTTCTTTATTCATAAAATCATCCGGATTATAGTTTATAGGTGTACCGACTTCAGCTTCCATTTATAAAATGTAAACCTATTTTTTTAAGCTCTATATTACTCATCGTCTTCTTCTTCCTCTTCTTCGTCGACAATAAACCCTTTTAAATTACCATTTTCGTCCATATCACTATCATCCTCTTCAAAATCATCCTCATCATCTGTCTGAAGAAGATCAATATCACTTTCTATTTCCGATTCAGTTTCATAATCATCATCAGAAAAATCGTCTTCTGGGAGATCTTCGAGTGGGTCTAAGCGTTCTGGAACCTTTGAGACTCTCCCTGAACGTGTACGCGTAGAAACAATTGTTTTTGTCATTATAAAGTAATGTATGTTTATTCTTTTAAATACATTACGCATCGTTAATAGTTTCATTTATTAAAACAAGGCTAAATTCAGCGTTTATACTGTTGGCTAACGTGTCTATTTCTTCTATAACACTCGTATCGGTAGAAACGGTGTATAATGCAAGTTCTCTTAAGTTTTCGAGTGCACGATTTAATAACTTTTCTGAAACTTCTGTATGTGATTTATATTCTATAGCCATGTTTATATTGGCTAAAAACTCCTTGTATAAAACTTCATTTAATCCCGAGTACGGTAAAGTTTCACGTATGAGTTTAGTTATATGTTTTGTACCTGTATCTTTTTTTATTAAAGATGATGCCAAATATACAACGAGTGCAATTAATATTACAGCTAACATTCTATAAAGTACTAACAATTTTATCTGTAAGATTATGTGCACGACATTTACATTTACACACCTGTTGTATATGACTCTTAAGTATACTGAATGAAATAGTCTCTTTACACGTGTCACATATTTCCTTTGTGTTTACAGTATATTTCTTAACACCTTCACGTTTGAGTGATTCTATGACGAACGTTTCTTTTTTAACGATATACTTTTTTATAAATCTTTCGAGTAAGTTCTGTTCTGGTTCTACATCAACTTTCTTTTTTGGTGTGTATGTCTCAACTTTACCATCTTCGTAAAGAATATCTGTTATTTTTTTACTGAGTTGATGCCTCCTTCCCGAAAAATCTTTACAAAATCCATATCGTCTTAGTACATTAGTAGTCGAAAAACACTTCTGTGCTATAGTATCACCTATTATATGAAACCATACGTGATTGGAATTGTGATTACACCTTTTATTTTCACAATATTTAGAATTTGTCGAGACTAGAAACTGTTTGTTATATTTAAACATTTTAGTGATTGATGCAGTAGTTTGTCCTTCTACATTTTTACGAACAAATGCTTCGACGAGTAAAAGAGCCTCTTGGTCCTTGAACTCGTTTTTAGTTTGTAATGTTGTAAATGTAGCTTCTTTGTGAGTTCCTTCTATAATAACCGGTTCCACACTTTGCGTACGTAACGTTGCCATATGTAATATATCAACGGATGGTTTTTGTTCAGTCTTTTGTAATGTAGATGAAGGACCGTGCTTGTATATAAATATGGGTAAATATTCACTTTGTGTTTCTTTACCTGTGTTATTACATAACTCACACCCCTGACCGGCACACGCTTCGTGTTTTCCCTTTTTATGTGACCACGGCATACGGAACCCACTTCCTTTCGTATTACGTGAATTATTACCATATACTGAAATATCAACAATATCCTTCCAATCACGTGATCCGTACGCTAAGTTTAACGTATTTATAACATGATCTCTAATACCCAATGCAGATGACCTGTTTACAACAAAACCTGGCCAGTTTATATGTATACCCTGTTTTTATGAGTGTGTCTACGGGTTTAGGTTCAGCGACAGATATCAAAGCGTCTTTACCACCAAATTTTGAGACCTTGTCACATATCACTTTACATACACTCTTAATCTGTTCGAATGACATTTCTTCGTCATCTTTATAATCAAGATCCATGAAAAAAGTTGTAATTTTCAGTTTTCTGTTCAACGACAAATATCTTTTCACCGGAGTTATATACTTCTACACATTTTTCGTAAAAGTCGTTCAATTTATCAAATGGCACGGAGAGGACACCACCGTCCATGAGCACATGTGATAAATCGGAGTTATTAGCAAAACCTTGGTCTTTACACCAACGTTTAAACATACTTACCTATTAATCTATTTATCTTTTTATACTGTTTATTCATCTTCATACTCGTGACGCCAAATAGAGCGTCTATATGAGACTTCTGGATAATTTTCTTCTTCTGATAAATTTTTCTTTAAAACGAGGAGTTCATAAACTTTATCCTCTTTATGTAATTCAACGTACCTTTCCGCTCTTTCTGGTGTATACGCGTGCCTTTCAATGAGAAGCTCACGTATTTGGGATAAAATGTAGTTCTTAGACTTCATTATTTAATAGAGAAGGTTTTTCTATCGAGAGAAGTTACACACGCGTAAAATTCTGGATTGTTAAGTACGTTCTTAACAATACGATCCCATTGTTTTTTAGTACTGAACTCTGAAAGCGTTTCAAAATTCATGAAATCATTTTCATCGTGTGTTCTCTTGATGGGCTGTTTCTGAATCTTACGGAGATTCATTTTCTGTTTTTCATCGTTAAACTTACGTATAAGTTCAGCCTGTTCCTGTATGGTATAGTTTACGAAAAACACGTAAACGTTATATTCAAGTTCCACTCCTGGACTTTCTGTTACTACAAATTTAAATTCTGTATATTCACCTTTTTTCAAAGAAATAACTCCTCTGGTTTCTTCTTCGAGTTCTCTCAAAGCACATCTAATGGGATTTGGAATCTCCCTTCGCCTGCACCCTCCGGTGACGAAAATCCAATCTTTGAATCTTCGATCCCGGACAGTGAGAAATCGTGGTTTATCACCTATAAAAGTGACGGGGACTGCAATTGCTTTATATTTTTTCATTGCTTATTTGCAAGTTATAATTGAATAAGATGATTATTCTGAAGATTCTTCATCATCATCATCAACTTGGGTTTCTAAAACTTCCTCTTTTTCGGTTTCTACATCTGGTATAGATTTCACTTTTGGTGGTGGTCTGGATAAATGTGTCATGAGGTTTCCGTAAAATCCTTTAACATTATCCATTTCTGATTTCGTTTTATTGAGTTCTCTGTACATGTACATTGTGGCAACAATACACATGAGCACGGCAACTATAGTCGCGGTATCGCGATCGAATGTAAACATTTTATATATAAAATTACGAGCTAATTTTTTAAGTTCCTATAATCGCACCCATGTGCGTTTTCTTTTCAGTTGGACACGGGTACCCCATTTTTCCAAATTGTATTTCCTGGTAATGTCCTTCTTTACACTCCGCATTTTGGGGAGGTTTTTCTGGTTTTTTACCAACTAAATGATCTAAAGTACCTGATTTTGGGTCATACGTTATAACAAAGATAAATGCTAAGAGAAAAATTAATTGCCAAAACATTTATAATAAATGGATAAATTAAATTAGTTAGAATACATCAAACCACCCATACCATTTTCGATACGGAGGATGTTGTAGTTGACGGCGTAGATATCATCGTCCGAGTTGGCGGTATCGTTAACAAGTCTCGCCGAATCGAGTCTACTAAAGTTGAGCGAACCCGTTGGTTGAACCTTGGACGTGTCGAGACAGAATGGGTACAAGAAGAACCTGTCATTTTCACCGGATGCACTAGCATCTTTCGAAGATGTGGTGTGGTAATACGAAGTGACCGCGGTGTAGTTTGGATCAACATATTTGAAATCGGCAACATCTGTACCATTGATTTGGAGTTTCATTTTATTTGCGTCATCCGCAATAGCGAGAGCACTCCCATCTGCAGCTACCAAACACTTAATTGGGTGGTTAAAATTGAGTTCCTGGGTCTTGGAACCGGAGGCGATAGCTTTTTGTGTTTGCGTAATAAGCATGTTTTGTGGTGTGGAAGACAAAGCGGTACGTTCGTCTGTGTCAAGGTGGATGAATTGACTGTAGACTTCATATGTAGCCCCATCGAGATTGGTACCCCACGTAATTCTCAATTCCACATCGTGGTATTGAAGAGCGACCAATGGGATGGCGGTTTGAGAATTTTCACAAAACGAAAACCTGAGTGGGTAAAACTTACTTTCAGATGACACAGCAAACCCGGAAGTAGATTTAGTTAAGTTTTGTGCTAATACAGATGGCGCAATGTATTGCGAGAATTCAGATGTTTGTTCGTCAATGACTTGTCCACCAATGAGAAGTTCAACTTTGGAAATTGCGTTGACCCAGTTGGCTGGTAGAAGTTTATGAGCTTTACTCGCTTTAGTTGGAGCGATATAGACATACCCGACCATGTCGCCTTTTCTTTCAAACCTGACGGTCGACATACCATTCGCGGTTGGGTTGCCCTGGATAACCTGTCTCTCAACAGTTTGGGCGAAATTTGTGTGACGTTTATAGTTGGACCTGAAAAAAGAAACTTCAGGTTGGCCGACGAGATGCGCATCTTGGGCACCTACGGCAACGAGTTGGGCAATACCTCCAGACATATTTTATATTATACTAAGGTTTTATTTTTTTATATATCTTCTGTGAAATCTGTATACTGCTTTTTTTTAGACGATTTGATTTAATTTATTTTCAAGTTCTTTTATTTTAGAGTTAAGTTCTTTTATAGCTTCTACAAACATACCTGCAATGTTCCCATACGCTATACCATACCCTGATTTTTCTGAACCAGATACAGCTTCCGGTAATACTTCGAGTAATTCCTGAGCAACTAAACCCGTGTATGCTATACCATCTTTTTCATACGTGTATCCATTTATTTTTTCTATTTTAGAAACTGGGTCTTCTATAGTTTTAAGATTTTTCTTATCTCTCACATCGGAATATGCAGTAACATTTCCAGATGCATATATATCACCCACAACATGGAGTGTATGAGATGGTGATGCTGTTCCTATACCAACATTACCAGAATTGGTAATTCTTAATCTATCGGTACCACCTGTCGTAATCTTAAAAGTATCACCTGATGGAAACCCAAAGAATGTATCTGTATCACCTGTATGTGTAATATAAGTAGGGACAGTAAGTCTACCACTACTATCTATGTTCAGTCTGTCGATTCCACCCGTCCTAAGTACAAACTGATTAGAACCTGGAAACCCAAAGTATGTATCTGAATCACCATCATGTGTAATATAACTACCAATTATAACATTACCCGTGTTATAGATTATGTCTGAACCCGAAGTTGTCCAAGGACTTGAACCACCACTACTTACGGTTGTCCATGACATTGCACCCCCACCACTTGATGTAAGTACTTGTCCACTCGAGCCTGTAGAACCATTTGCACGTAAACCACTTGTTACATTCATAGTACCGTTAACATCAAGTTTATAACTCGGACTTGTTGTTCCTATACCAACATTCCCAGATTCTAACGTGAGGTTATGAGTAACACCAGATGTGAGTGAGTTATTTGATGTACCATTACACACGTAAAAATCAATCGAGTTATCAGCAGAACCACTATTGTGTCTCGTACGTATGAAATGTTTATACTGATCGTTTCCGTTCCAACCAAACGTTATTTGTGGTGCATTAATCGAAGCAGTATTGGTATCTCCATTTCGAATCAGTATACCACCTGATGAGGCACTGAGTGATCCAGCTACGTCCAAATATCTTACTGGTGATGATGTTCCTATACCGACCTTCCCAGAGCTTCTATAAATATCTGAACCCGAAGTTGTCCAAGGACTTGAACCACCACTACTTACGGTTGTCCATGACATTGCACCCCCACCACTTGATGTAAGTACTTGTCCACTCGAGCCTGTAGAACCATTTGCACGTAAACCACTTGTTACATTCATAGTACCGTTAACATCAAGTTTATAACTTGGACTCGTTGTTCCTATACCCACATTCCCCGTGTCATATTTTATCACCATTTTAGAGTCTGATAGATCTGCATTCGCCGTATTATCAGTTGAATTTTCCAAACAAAAGTGTAAATCATTACGACTATAAGTACCAGCACCATCGGCTATTATAGCTGCTTTAAAAGCAGAACTTGAGGTGGTTTGATGTGGTGTACCTAAAAGTAGTCTCGCGTTATTGTGCTCACTTTGATTTGTTATGACTAAATCCGCATAACTACCATCGTTTGAAGTCGAACCATCAACTACGGTCATTTTATGTCCCGAACCTATATCATTATCATCGCCTATTGATACCTCACCACTCGAATTAATTCTGAATCTTTCTGTATTACTTGTTGTAATTGTAAAGGTATCATTTGATGGAAACCCAAACTTTGTATCTGAATCACCATCATGTGTAATATAACTACCAATTATAACATTACCCGTGTTATAGATTATGTCTGAACCCGATGTTGCCCAAGGACTTGAACCACCACTACTTACCGTTGTCCAAGACGGTGGAGACGACGAACCACCTGATGTAAGTACTTGTCCAGATGTACCTGAAGACGCAGTAGTACCAACTGTTAAAACACCCGTAAAGTTAACAGTACCGAAAACATCGAGTTTATAACCTGGACTTGATTGTCCTATACCGACATTACCAGAATTGGTAATTTTGAATCTATTAATACCAGATGTGTTTATTACAAACGTATCATTTGATGGAAACCCAAACCTTGTATCTGTATCACTTGAATGTCGGATATAATCAGGAATAGTAAGAATACCAGTATTATCTATATTCAGTCTGTCGATTCCACCTGTCCTAATTACAAACTGATTATCACCTGGAAACCCAAAGTATGTATCTGGATCACCATCATGTGTAATATTACTACCAATTGTAACATTACCCGTGTTATAGATTATGTCTGAACCCGAAGTTGTCCAAGGACTACTTACGGTTGTCCATGACATTGCACCCCCACCACTTGATGTAAGTACTTGTCCACTCGTCCCAGCGGATGGGGAAGGAGCGCCAACATATAAAGCACTTCCTATATGCATACTACCGTTAACATCAAGTTTATAACTTGGACTTGTTGTTCCTATACCCAAATTTCCCGACGTATCTAATGTCATTTTTGTAGTCGTTAAATTACCGGCGTTTGAGGACCATTTTATTTTATTAAAATCACTATTATCCATACCAAATGCCCAACCAGCTTCACCTGCAACATCAAATGATATAAAAGGATCTCCGGCGCTACTACCACCTACTCGAAGTGTTATTATAGAATCCTGGTTCGAGCTAGTAGAATTATTATACACCAAAAGACCATTAGTAAACGGGTTAGCACTACCACTTGATGCTATTTGTAAAGGTGCACCTGGAGTCGTTGTTCCTATACCAACGTATCCACTACTGAGAATTTTGAATCTATCAACACCACTTGTTGATATTACAAACTCATCATTTGTCATAAACCCAAACCTTGTATCTGTATCACCTGAATGTCGGATATAATCAGGAATAGTAAGAATACCAGTATTATCTATATTCATTCTGTCGATTCCACCCGTCCTAATCACAAACTGATTAGAACCTGGAAACCCAAAGTATGTATCTGAATCACTTGTATGTGTAATATAATCGGCAATATCACCACTAAATGAAGATGGGGTTGTCCATGTCATTGCACCCCCACCACTTGATGTGAGTACTTGTCCAGTCGAGCCTGTGGAACCATTTGCTTTTAAACCACTTGTTATATTCATATCGGTAATATCCATTTGGTTTTGAATGGATACGTTTGATGCTATTAGACCACTTGTATTGACACTTCCAGATAAAATGTTTATTGCACCACCCATACCCGAGTGGATCTGACAATAATAGTAGAGTGTGTTCGGTGCATCAGTAGGAACAACATACTGTCCGAACGCACCCGAATTTCCTGGGTTATAGCTTCCCCCTGATGGCGTTGTCGTCCAACCATCCGTGTATTGTTGTCCACTCGCATGTGTCCCATTATTCGTCGTAGATAAGCGGAAAGGATGGCCACTATTCGAACTATCAGATTGATGGAATCTATAGGTAACACCCCGGTATAGCGTTAGTGTTTGTTGTAGAACACCATTTATATAATACCTATTTCCCGACCCTGGGTTTGCAACCGTTATCGTAATATTAGATATTACATCATTAGCCCTAAATGAAATTGCATCAAACGAAGATGCCTCGACGTTACCGTGTACATTCAAAGTAAAATCTGCTCCATCTTTGATCGATATTTCAGATAAACCGGCGTGGCTATCTGTAAACCCGATTGCAAATTCAGATAGCGACTGATCGAAACCAACAAATACATTATCTGTACTACTTGGACGGGCTATCAACATACCCGAATCAACGGATGCAGAAGCATTAGAAAGTTGTAGAATAGGATCTTGTACTATAAGATTTACAGTATCGAGTGTAGTAGTATTTCCTAATACTGTGAGATTACCACTTATTCTTGTAGTACCATCTGTGTAAGATATATCTGTTGTTTTTGTTTCAAGAGTACTTATTCTACTCGTATTACTCGTCAAATCTGTTTCTAAAACACCAACTCTGGATGCATTACTCGTCAAATCCGTTTCTAAAACACCAACTCTGGATGCATTACTCGTCAAATCCGTTTCCAAAACACCAACTCTGGATGCATTACTCGTCAAATCTGTTTCTAAATCACCAACTCTGGATGCATTACTCGTCAAATCTGTTTCTAAATCATCAACTCTGGATGCATTACTCGTCAAATCCGTTTCCAAAACACCAACTCTGGATGCATTACTCGTCAAATCCGTTTCCAAAACACCAACTCTGGATGCATTACTCGTCAAATCCGTTTCCAAAACACCAACTCTGGATGCATTACTCGTCAAATCTGTTTCCAAAACACCAACTCTGGATGCATTACTCGTCAAATCTGTTTCTAAAACACCAACTCTCGACGCATTACTCGTCAAATCCGTTTCCAAAACACCAACTCTGGATGCATTACTCGTCAAATCTGTTTCTAAAACACCAACTCTCGACGCATTACTCGTCAAATCTGTTTCATTATTCGTCAAATCCGTTTCTAAATCACCAACTCTGGATGCATTACTCGTCAAATCTGTTTCCAAAACACCAACTCTGGATGCATTACTCGTCAAATCTGTTTCTAAATCACCAACTCTGGATGCATTACTCGTCAAATCTGTTTCCAAAACACCAACTCTGGATGCATTACTCGTCAAATCTGTTTCCAAAACACCAACTCTGGATGCATTACTCGTCAAATCTGTTTCCAAAACACCAACTCTGGATGCATTACTCGTCAAATCTGTTTCTAAAACACCAACTCTGGATGCATTACTCGTCAAATCTGTTTCTAAAACACCAACTCTGGATGCATTACTCGTCAAATCTGTTTCCAAAACACCAACTCTGGATGCATTACTCGTCAAATCCGTTTCCAAAACACCAACTCTGGATGCATTACTCGTCAAATCTGTTTCTAAAACACCAACTCTGGATGCATTACTCGTCAAATCTGTTTCTAAAACACCAACTCTGGATGCATTACTCGTCAAATCTGTTTCTAAATCACCAACTCTGGATGCATTACTCGTCAAATCCGTTTCCAAAACACCAACTCTGGATGCATTACTCGTCAAATCCGTTTCCAAAACACCAACTCTGGATGCATTACTCGTCAAATCTGTTTCCAAAACACCAACTCTCGACGCATTACTCGTCAAATCCGTTTCTAAAACACCAACTCTCGACGCATTACTCGTCAAATCTGGTTTAAGTGCCACACCTATCAGCTGTGTACCATCCCCAAAATAATAAGATGCCTCGACGTTACCGTGTACATTCAAAGTAAAATCTTCTCCATCTTTGATCACTATTTCAGATAAACCGGCGTGGCTATCCGTAAACCCGATTGCAAATTCAGATAGCGACTGATCGAAACCAACAAATACATTATCTGTACTACTTGGACGGGCTATCAACATACCCGAATCAACGGATGCAGAAGCATTAGAAAGTTGTAGAATAGGATCTTGTACTATAAGATTTACAGTATCGAGTGTAGTAGTATTTCCTAATACTGTGAGATTACCACTTATTCTTGTAGTACCATCTGTGTAAGATATATCTGTTGTTTTTGTTTCAAGAGTACTTATTCTACTCGTATTACTCGTCAAATCCGTTTCCAAAACACCAACTCTGGATGCATTACTCGTCAAATCTGTTTCTAAATCACCAACTCTGGATGCATTACTCGTCAAATCTGTTTCCAAAACACCAACTCTGGATGCATTACTCGTCAAATCTGTTTCCAAAACACCAACTCTGGATGCATTACTCGTCAAATCTGTTTCCAAAACACCAACTCTGGATGCATTACTCGTCAAATCTGTTTCTAAAACACCAACTCTGGATGCATTACTCGTCAAATCTGTTTCTAAAACACCAACTCTGGATGCATTACTCGTCAAATCTGTTTCCAAAACACCAACTCTGGATGCATTACTCGTCAAATCCGTTTCCAAAACACCAACTCTGGATGCATTACTCGTCAAATCTGTTTCTAAAACACCAACTCTGGATGCATTACTCGTCAAATCTGTTTCTAAAACACCAACTCTGGATGCATTACTCGTCAAATCTGTTTCTAAAACACCAACTCTCGACGCATTACTCGTCAAATCTGTTTCTAAAACACCAACTCTCGACGCATTACTCGTCAAATCTGTTTCATTATTCGTCAAATCCGTTTCTAAATCACCAACTCTGGATGCATTACTCGTCAAATCTGTTTCCAAAACACCAACTCTGGATGCATTACTCGTCAAATCTGTTTCCAAAACACCAACTCTGGATGCATTACTCGTCAAATCTGTTTCTAAATCACCAACTCTGGATGCATTACTCGTCAAATCTGTTTCCAAAACACCAACTCTGGATGCATTACTCGTCAAATCCGTTTCTAAAACACCAACTCTGGATGCATTACTCGTCAAATCTGTTTCTAAAACACCAACTCTGGATGCATTACTCGTCAAATCTGTTTCTAAAACACCAACTCTGGATGCATTACTCGTCAAATCCGTTTCCAAAACACCAACTCTGGATGCATTACTCGTCAAATCCGTTTCCAAAACACCAACTCTGGATGCATTACTCGTCAAATCTGTTTCCAAAACACCAACTCTGGATGCATTACTCGTCAAATCTGTTTCTAAATCACCAACTCTGGATGCATTACTCGTCAAATCCGTTTCTAAAACACCAACTCTCGACGCATTACTCGTCAAATCTGGTTTAAGTGCCACACCTATCAGCTGTGTACCATCCCCAAAATAATAAGATGCCTCGACGTTACCGTGTACATTCAAAGTAAAATCTTCTCCATCTTTGATCACTATTTCAGATAAACCGGCGTGGCTATCTGTAAACCCGATTGCAAATTCAGATAGCGACTGATCGAAACCAACAAATACATTATCTGTATCACTTGGACGGGCTATCAACATACCCGAATCAACGGATGCAGAAGCATTAGAAAGTTGTAGAATAGGATCTTGTACTATAAGATTTACAGTATCGAGTGTAGTAGTATTTCCTAATACTGTGAGATTACCACTTATTCTTGTAGTACCATCTGTGTAAGATATATCTGTTGTTTTTGTTTCAAGAGTACTTATTCTACTCGTATTACTCGTCAAATCCGTTTCTAAAACACCAACTCTGGATGCATTACTCGTCAAATCTGTTTCTAAAACACCAACTCTGGATGCATTACTCGTCAAATCCGTTTCTAAAACACCAACTCTGGATGCATTACTCGTCAAATCCGTTTCTAAATCACCAACTCTGGATGCATTACTCGTCAAATCTGTTTCCAAAACACCAACTCTGGATGCATTACTCGTCAAATCTGTTTCTAAAACACCAACTCTGGATGCATTACTCGTCAAATCCGTTTCTAAAACACCAACTCTGGATGCATTACTCGTCAAATCCGTTTCTAAATCACCAACTCTGGATGCATTACTCGTCAAATCCGTTTCCAAAACACCAACTCTGGATGCATTACTCGTCAAATCCGTTTCTAAAACACCAACTCTGGATGCATTACTCGTCAAATCCGTTTCCAAAACACCAACTCTGGATGCATTACTCGTCAAATCCGTTTCCAAAACACCAACTCTGGATGCATTACTCGTCAAATCTGTTTCATTATTCGTCAAATCCGTTTCTAAATCACCAACTCTGGATGCATTACTCGTCAAATCTGTTTCTAAAACACCAACTCTGGATGCATTACTCGTCAAATCTGTTTCTAAAACACCAACTCTCGACGCATTACTCGTCAAATCCGTTTCTAAATCACCAACTCTGGATGCATTACTCGTCAAATCTGTTTCTAAAACACCAACTCTGGATGCATTACTCGTCAAATCCGTTTCCAAAACACCAACTCTGGATGCATTACTCGTCAAATCTGTTTCTAAAACACCAACTCTCGACGCATTACTCGTCAAATCCGTTTCTAAAACACCAACTCTCGACGCATTACTCGTCAAATCCGTTTCTAAAACACCAACTCTCGACGCATTACTCGTCAAATCTGTTTCATTATTCGTCAAATCCGTTTCTAAATCACCAACTCTGGATGCATTACTCGTCAAATCTGTTTCTAAAACACCAACTCTGGATGCATTACTCGTCAAATCTGTTTCTAAAACACCAACTCTCGACGCATTACTCGTCAAATCCGTTTCTAAATCACCAACTCTGGATGCATTACTCGTCAAATCTGTTTCTAAAACACCAACTCTGGATGCATTACTCGTCAAATCCGTTTCCAAAACACCAACTCTGGATGCATTACTCGTCAAATCTGTTTCTAAAACACCAACTCTCGACGCATTACTCGTCAAATCCGTTTCTAAAACACCAACTCTCGACGCATTACTCGTCAAATCCGTTTCTAAAACACCAACTCTCGACGCATTACTCGTCAAATCTGGTTTAAGTGCCACACCTATCAGCTGTGTACCATCCCCAAAATAATAAGATGCCTCGACGTTACCGTGTACATTCAAAGTAAAATTTTCCCCATCCTTGATTGCTATTTCAGATAAACTGGCGTGGCTATCTGTAAACCCGATTGCAAATTCAGATAGCGACTGATCGAAACCAACAAATACATTATCTGTATCACTTGGACGGGCTATCAACATACCCGAATCAACGGATGCAGAAGCATTAGAAAGTTGTAGAATAGGATCTTGTACTATAAGATTTACAGTATCGAGTGTAGTAGTATTTCCTAATACTGTGAGATTACCACTTATTCTTGTAGTACCATCTGTGTAAGATATATCTGTTGTTTTTGTTTCAAGAGTACTTATTCTACTCGTATTACTCGTCAAATCCGTTTCTAAAACACCAACTCTGGATGCATTACTCGTCAAATCTGTTTCTAAAACACCAACTCTGGATGCATTACTCGTCAAATCCGTTTCTAAAACACCAACTCTGGATGCATTACTCGTCAAATCTGTTTCCAAAACACCAACTCTGGATGCATTACTCGTCAAATCTGTTTCTAAAACACCAACTCTGGATGCATTACTCGTCAAATCCGTTTCTAAAACACCAACTCTGGATGCATTACTCGTCAAATCCGTTTCCAAAACACCAACTCTGGATGCATTACTCGTCAAATCTGTTTCATTATTCGTCAAATCCGTTTCTAAATCACCAACTCTGGATGCATTACTCGTCAAATCCGTTTCCAAAACACCAACTCTGGATGCATTACTCGTCAAATCTGTTTCTAAAACACCAACTCTCGACGCATTACTCGTCAAATCCGTTTCTAAATCACCAACTCTGGATGCATTACTCGTCAAATCTGTTTCTAAAACACCAACTCTGGATGCATTACTCGTCAAATCCGTTTCCAAAACACCAACTCTGGATGCATTACTCGTCAAATCTGTTTCTAAAACACCAACTCTCGACGCATTACTCGTCAAATCCGTTTCTAAAACACCAACTCTCGACGCATTACTCGTCAAATCCGTTTCTAAAACACCAACTCTGGATGCATTACTCGTCAAATCTGTTTCCAAAACACCAACTCTGGATGCATTACTCGTCAAATCTGTTTCCAAAACACCAACTCTGGATGCATTACTCGTCAAATCCGTTTCTAAAACACCAACTCTGGATGCATTACTCGTCAAATCTGTTTCTAAAACACCAATTCTCTCCGCATTTGAGGAAAGATTAGATGTCAAATCGACCACGTTCGATTCAAGAACTCCAATTCTCTCCGCATTCGAGGAAAGGTTAGATGTCAAATCGACCACGTTCGATTCAAGAACTCCAATTCTCTCCGCATTCGAGGAAAGGTTAGATGTCAAATCGACCACATTCGATTCAAGAACTCCGATTCTACCCGCGTTTGATGTTAAATTATTTTTTACACGGTTAACATTTGATGTTAAATCATTGACATCTGATTCTACATTATCTAATTCTGTTTCTAGTGCCACACCTATCAGCTGTGTACCATCCCCAAAATAATAAGATGCCTCGACGTTACCGTGTACATTCAAAGTAAAATTTTCCCCATCCTTGATTGCTATTTCAGATAAACTGGCGTGGCTATCTGTAAACCCGATTGCAAATTCAGATAGCGACTGATCGAAACCAACAAATACATTATCTGTATCACTTGGACGGGCTATCAACATACCCGAATCAACGGATGCAGAAGCATTAGAAAGTTGTAAAATAGGATCTCGTACTAAAAGATTTATAGTATCAAGTGTAGTAGTGTTTCCTAATACTGTGAGATTACCATTTATTCTTGTAGTACCATTTACGTAAGATATATCTGTTGTGTTTGTTTTTAAAACATTCACGTTTGATTCAAGAACTCCGATTCTCTCCGCATTCGAGGAAAGGTTAGATGTCAAATCGACCACATTCGATTCAAGAACTCCAATTCTCTCCGCATTCGAGGAAAGGTCAGATGTCAAATTGACCACATTCGATTCAAGAACTCCAATTCTCTCCGCATTCGAGGAAAGGTTAGATGTCAAATCGACTACATTCGATTCAAGAACTCCAATTCTCTCCGCATTCGAGGAAAGGTTAGATGTCAAATCGACCACATTCGATTCAAGAACTCCAATTCTCTCCGCATTCGAGGAAAGGTTAGATGTCAAATCGACCACATTCGATTCAAGAACTCCAATTCTCTCCGCATTCGAGGAAAGGTCAGATGTCAAATTGACCACATTCGATTCAAGAACTCCAATTCTCTCCGCATTCGAGGAAAGGTTAGATGTCAAATCGATCACATTCGATTCAAGATCTTCGATTCTCTCCGTGTTCGATTGTATATCTTGACGTACGTGTATTCTATCTGATTCAAGAACTCCAATTCTCTCCGCATTCGAGGAAAGGTTAGATGTCAAATCGACCACGTTCGATTCAAGAACTCCAATTCTCTCCACATTCGAGGAAAGGTTAGATGTCAAATCGACCACATTCGATTCGAGAACTCTGATTCTCTCTGCATTTGAGGAAAGGTTAGATGTCAAATCGACCACATTCGATTCAAGAACTCCGATTCTCTCCGCATTTGAGGAAAGGTTAGATGTCAAATCGACCACATTCGATTCAAGAACTCCGATTCTCTCTGCATTTGAGGAAAGGTTAGATGTCAAATCGACCACATTCGATTCAAGAACTCCGATTCTCTCCGCATTTGAGGAAAGATTAGATGTCAAATCGACCACATTCGATTCAAGAACTCTGATTCTCTCCACATTACTTGTCAAATCTGTTTTAAGTGCCACACCTGTCAGCTGTGTACCATCACCATATATTGATCCACCGGATGATATAGTTATATTATTTTGAACAAGTAAATTACCCAAAACTTCAACTGTTAATGGATTTAGTGGATCGTTTGTTACAAAATCGTCCGTTATATTATTTTGAGTATATCCTATTGTAAAATTATGATCATGTGGTGTACCATTTTCACCATGATGTATAAGAGCAAGATTTTTACCCGGATGTTCCATAATAATACCTATATCAAACGTATGTGTTTGGTTATTACTAGCAATTCCAATTATACGATCGCTTACAGAAAATGAGTTCGCTTCTATTATAAGTTTATCACCTTGAACAATTAAATTACCAGATACTGTCATATCATTTACATATGCATTTCCAGTAACATTAAGTGCGTAATATTCATCTGGGTGTATAGAAATATTATCCCCTATAGTAATACCACCTTGATTTACTATCATTGCGTAGTCAGCTTTTGTATCTGAAAACATAATACGATCTCCTATAGAAAGTGCGTCAGTTGGATTTGTATTTGAAATACCAACATTACCAGATGTAAGTAAAGATATGTTATCATTTGTAAGTTGTAATGTAGTTGAATGTATATTTGTCAATAGCTCTGTAATACCGATATCAGAATTTATTAATCTTTTAGTTATATGGTCATACGCCAAAAATGTACCTGTATCTGAAACAGTTTGAATAGGTGATATATATACATTATTACTATCGGCGTTTATATATTCGTCTGAAGCGTTAATTACTACAGATCTATCAGCCTGATTATCACGTATTTTTTCACCGATACTAATTGTTTTAGACCTCTCTATAGTAGGTAATTTTTTAACCATCTTAATATATATCATGATTTTAATTTTGTCATCTTTGTTAAGATCACAGAATCGTCTATTATAAAGGTTCTATTAAATAACCACAAAATTCGTTTTTATAATTAGCCATTTGTCCACTTAGTATATATATGGTTATTTTATCATCTTTACATAACTGTAGAATTGTAGAATTAGACAATGGTATTTCTGTACTTGATTCATGTACAGAATAATTACATTTTTCTATACTCTCGTTATTTTTACGTAATTCTACATTTAATAAAGTACATCCGTTTGTTATCATTCGTAAAGAAAATGAATAATAACCAGATACTGGTGCTATAAATGCATGATCAATAAACGAATTCGTAATATTTAAATCTATAGTATCCCATGGTACCGTTTTTCTTTGTGGTGCAATTTTATTTAATAATGAAACGGAAAAAATTGGTTTTGATTTATTTTTAATAGTACCATTCACTTCTATATCATTTGTTATTAATAAAGAATTGATATGTATATTTGAATTAATTTCCTCTATATTTTTAGTCCATTTAATATGTTTATCTGTACATGTAAGAAAACTATTCTTCAAAATTGGTAATCGTCTAAAATTATTATATTCATCTGCATAAAGTAAGTCTCCGGGTGCGTAATTACGTATTCCCGTTCCACCATTTTCTGTTTTTAATATACCCTCATTTACATTATTCATATTTAAGCTATTTATATTCGAACCATTACCACAAAAGTTTTCAGATGTAATATTTTTTAAATTGATTGTATCTACCCAAACTAATTTTTTGTGTTCGTTTGTAGATAAAATTTTACCATTTGATTTCGAGTCTGTGCGTAATATTTCTAAAGAATTTGAAACTGTCGAACCTGTAATAATATCACCATCTTCAAATGTTAAATCTAGAAGGACTCTACGGGGACCATGACTTTTAAGTAAAGGTCGTGGTCTAAAATATTTTTCAAGGACCTTTGTATTTTCGAGAATACCGACTCTATCTGTAGTATTTAATAGAGAATCATTTGTAGTTTTAGATTCGTGTTCTAATTTTGTAATTCTTTGTAAATTGTTTTCTAATGTACAAGTTTTTTCATTTAGTTTTAAAATGTCTTTATTTGTATTTATAGTTTTAGTTTCTAAAGCTGATATTCTTGGTTGATACGTTCTATCTAATAATTTTGGTATATTTTCACATTTTATTTCTAAAACACGAATTTTAGGGGTATTATCATCTAAGATATCTACACGCTTTATAGTTTCTAATAATTTTACATTTGTATTTTTATGATTATTTTGTATATTTATAATATCATTTTCGGAAATATTTAAAGAATTATTTAAATCTGTTAATTTTGTTGTAATTTTATGTATTTCAGGTGTATGATTTATATATTTATTCTCCAAGTCTGTAATTCTACATGTATTTTTTAAAATATCATCTTTTATAGCTGGTAATACTGTTATTTGTTTGAAAAATCTATTTTCTAATGATTTTATTTTTTGTATATTATCTTCTTCTATACCACGAATATCATTAATATTTCTATTTATAGTAGATTCGTTTATAGATATATTATTTTTTATAGTTGTGATTTCGGGTGAATAGTCTATTATTCTATTTTTTATGTCAATAATACTTTTATTAAAATCATCTATATATGTTTCATTTTCCAATTTATAAATTCTATTCTTGAAACCTGATATTTCACTCTGTATATAATCTATCTTTGATGCATTTGTAAATTCTATAATGTTAGACACTGCATTCGGAGATGAACAATTGAGTAAATTCGTTTTTATACCTGTGTCTATAATTTCCTTTGTATCTCTATTATATCCTATAAACGTAGTTTCTTCTACAGTTTTTAAACGTATTGGTGATATATATGTAGAATTAGGTGTAATAGTATTTATGATATTATTACTTGCATTTAATACAATTGAATTTTCACCCTGTGTATTATTAGTATACTGCCCAACTCTAATTTTTGTAGATTTAATATTTAGAAATTGTTGACCCATTTAAGATAGATGTGTATTTTAATTTGCATAAACGATACCAGCCATACCATTTTCAATACGAAGTATATTATAGTTAACCGCGTACACGGGATGATCAATTGTATCAGACTTGCTTATAATTTTAATTGAATTTAATCTACTGAAATTAAGTGTCCCTGATGGCTGAATAGAATTCGTCGATAAGCAAAAACAGTACAAGAAAAAATCAGGGGACGTAACAGCGTTGGTATGGTAATAGTTCGATATATCCATAAAATGAGGGCGTCCAGTTTTAAAATTACTCAAATCTAAACCATTTATTTCAATCTTTATTTTATTGGTTGTTGATGTTAATGCCCCTTCGGTCGTTGTATCCGAAGACGCAATATATTTGACTGGGTGGTTGAACATAAGTTCTTGAACAACTTCTTTTGAAGGAACACTTTTCTGAACTTGTGTAATAAGTAAATCGTGTTTCCTGGATACTAAATTACCTCGTTCTTCATTATCAAGGTAATAATAATTTGAATGAAACTGAAAATTATAGGTAGATACACCTGGCCCCCAATGTATACGTAATTCGACGTTATGGTACTGTAAAGCCACTATGGGTAAAGCATATTGTGGACTTTCACAGAAAAAGAATCGTAGTGGATAAAAATATGATTCACCACTAGTACCTGGATGTACACCTAAAGCCGAATTAGATACATTTTTCGCCATTGTATCTATAGCTATTTTTTCTGTAAAAATAGAATCCTGTGTATCTATTAATTGACCACCAATAAAAAGTTCTACTTTATCAATGAAACCGGTCCAGTCGTTAGTAGAGCTAGCTTGTGTATTACTACCTACTGTAATATATGTATACCCCAAAAGATCACCTATTCGGTCAAATTTAATGGAGGACATTGAATTTACTTTCACAGACCCACGTATTGTTTGTTTTTCTATGGACTGTGAAAAGTTAGAATGTCTTTTAAAAGATGAGTTAAAAAATGATATTTCTGGGTTACCCATAATGTGCTCATCTTGAGCACCAATGGCAATGAGTTGAACAACACCAGAAGACATTTATAATAAGAAAAGGTTAAAAATACAAGTTCGCGACGCCCTGAAATAATTAATAGGCTAAATTTCTTTTTTTGCAAACGAATCTAAAAACGAAAATTGAATCATTATTAGTATCAATTACGGAACTTGTAGCGTCTCCGCTTCTAAGAGTTATTGATAACCTATCGAGTTTACGTATAGGATTAATGTACTGTTGCATTACGGGATACTCGTTTTTAAAAACTAAGTGGGTGCTATTATAATCACCTGTTTTAACGAGTGTTCCGAAGTTTCTATTTAAAATCTGTTTATCGGCTTGTCCATTAACGGAACTGGATGCACGCTGTGTAAAAATAGTATCGAGTTCATTAATTGATACATGACACACACGTTCAGCGGATGCGAGCCTTATATTTGCAGTTATTAATTGTGCTTGAACTATATTTTCAATTGGTGTTTGTAGAAAAACTGTAAAGACGTTATTATTTGTAGCTGTACCATCAAAACTATCAACGATAACTGTGTGATACTCGTGTTCGAAATCGGGTAAAGTTGACTGACTAGTCACTAAAGCCATTTATATATACTGGAGATTTTACTTCAACTTATACCCCGCTTGTGCCACGACCAACTTTTGGCCACCGCAAACACCGCCTCGACTATCCGAGTAGTACGAATCCTTGAGACATTCTTCCTTGGATGGGAGGTCGAAGAGGGAACCTTCATCGGACGTTTCGATGTCAACGGGCTGGTACTTGCTGGTACGCAAGTATGTGAATGCCCATAAAATCAAGAAGACGATCGCGATCGCCTTGAGAGTATTTTTGTTTGTAACGTTAAGTTTCATTTGTATTGAGCATACATTTTTTTTATAAAGTGCGTTAAAGAAATTAGAATAGTTTCAATATAAAGATTAATGGACGGAGAGATCATTTTAAACCGAGGTAACACAAATGTTATGAAACTAGATGATAACGAACAGGCACTCATGAACGAGATTGAGATTGATATCCCAAGACCTCAGCCTGTGAAAAAACAAATGCCAAAACCTATGAAAACACAATTTACACCTCCTCAAACACAGACTTTCCAGGAAGATATAGATTCTTTTGCGAACCCGAACAAACAAAATCCACCTTCCGTACCACCACCAGAAGAACCTATGGATTATGGCGAATACGAAGAAGATCCTAACATTGGCTACGGCTACGAAGGCGGTGATATAGGAGGTGGCGGTGGTATGTATATGGAAGAAGAGAAACCAATGCCTGGGTACAAAACAATAGATGAAGAAAAAGCCGATCTTGTAAACAAACTTGGTCGATTAGAAAAGAAAGGGTTCACGGTGAATAAACGTTTAAACGCATATTCTCCTATAGACGAGCTTAGAACGGAAGTTAAGCGAATTACGTATAGTATTGATGTAGATAAATCGGTAAAGTTTTCGAGACGTATGCTTATTGCATGTACAACAGGTCTTGAGTTTATGAACAAAAAATATAACCCTTTTGAAATTCAACTCGACGGTTGGTCCGAGAACGTCATGGAAAACGTCGAAGATTACGATGAAGTATTTGAGGAACTATACGTCAAGTATAGAACAAAAATGCAAGTCGCGCCCGAGGTTAAACTTATAATGATGCTTGGTGGTTCGGCGATGATGTTCCACTTAACGAATAGTATGTTCAAATCAGTCATGCCAAATATGAATGACGTGATTAAACAGAACCCCGACCTTGTTCAGAACATGATGTCTGCAGTACAGAATACGGTTCCAAAATCTCAACAACAGACAACAGAAACTGTGGATGCTAACGGAAGACGCGAAATGCAGGGTCCGGGTTTAGACATTTCGAGTCTCATGGGTAACATTATGATGCCACCACAACCTTCTATGAGTACAACCAGTATACCACCAATTATGGAAACTGATGACATTGAAGATGACATTTCGGATATAGCCGAGGCCGATGTAGAAAATTCCAAGAACGAAAAGGACGATGGGGATAGCGAAGTTCGCGAGGTTAAAGTTACCCAGACCAAATCAAAAAGAGGCGGTGGAAAAAAGAAAAAGTCAGTCGAAATTAATTTATAAATGATAGTATAAATGATAGGGTATTGTCCTTTAGACGAAGATCCTATTGAAAGACCCCAACGTCAGGAGGTGGTCGCCAAACCCCAAGTGGTGAAACGTAAAAGACGTAATATTTTGGGTGAGGACGATACCGAATGTAATTACGTTGTAATGTTTTTTATTGCGGGTGTTATTGCCCTAGCAGTCATGGATTCACTTCCATCTAAAAAGTGATTAAACCATCTACCATCCTGTTTATTCCAGCATGGTAAATGTGATTTTGTTTTATTTATTTTCAATTAGTTATTTTCGAGTGCGGTAACACGCGCTAATAGATCGGCAACTTGTGTTTCTAACGTCGAAACTTTCGTCTTTTCAGCTTGTAATTGTCTATCAACTTCCTGTAAAGCGGCCGTCGCTATAGTAAATATGTATTCTTTCTTTAGTATATTAAAATTATCAACTTCCTGTCCCATAACAAAAACCTGATTACCTGAAACGACATTTCCGGTATCATCTACCGAACCAATCATATTTGTTAAATCTTCCTTAACGCGAATTGATTTTGCATCTATAACCTCGTCTAATGTAAGTCTTTCAACTTTATCGTATACACTTCTAACATGTATTTTAGATGTTACGTTAGATGTTAATAGATCGGACGTGTTGAAATTCGTAAACGTTATAACATTCGAATCAGATACGTTAGAGAGTTCGTATATATTTGGAATTACATTTTCAGAAATTTTAACTGCTTCAGGAAACACGTTAGAAACTTCCTGTGCAATAAATCCATAAACTGTAGTATCACCTTGTTCGTTAGTATCTATATATGTATACGTTTTTGGTTCTAAGAGACGTAATTTTTCTAAAGCGGATGCGTCGGTAACATCATTTATATTTGTTTTTATTCTCGAATCTGAAGCTTGCCAAGTACCACTATGTGCGACGAAATATCCACTCGTACCTATAGAACCTGATGCACGTATACTAAAATTACCCCAACTGCCCACCGAACTACTGAAATTTACACCACCAGCATTAAAAAAACGTCGTATAGCGCTACTATACGAGTTAACTGTACTCGTCCCATTTACTTCTAGAACAGCACCTGGTGTAGTTGTACCTATACCAACATTACCACTTATACCATCTATCATCATTCTCGAGTTAGACGTACTCGCCCTATACGCGCTACCATTATTATTCGTTGTTTCAACACAAAAGTGTAAATCTGCGCGACTATAACCAACTGCGTCTGCTATTATAGCACACTTTGGTTGGGCAGTTCCACCAGTAACATGTGGCGTACCTAAAAATAAAGCTGCCCGATCTCCTGCATCATCACTGTATGACTGTATGTATACATTAGATTCTCCGGATGATACTCTTCTTTTTACGTGTAGATATGCCTCTGGGGAACCTGTCCCAATACCAAGATGATCGAATATTCGAACATTTCTATTTGTAGTACCCGTTCCTGCACCTACAATATCGAGTGCGCCGTTAGAACCCGAAGTAAACGTACTGTACCCAATTTTACCTGCGTTTGTTTCTTTTCCGGATACACCCGTCCCCCATTCGAACATATTTGTTCCGGATAATGATGATCCACCACCACCACTTACGGTTGTCCAAGACGGTGGAGCCGCCGAACCACCTGATGTAAGTACTTGTCCAGCTGTACCTGAAGACGCAGTAGTACCAACTGTTAAAACACCCGTAAAGTTAACAGTACCGAAAACATCAAGTTTATAACCTTGACTCGTTGTTCCTATACCCAAATTTCCCGACGTATCTAATGTCATTTTTGTAGTCGTTAAATTACCAGCGTTTGAGGACCATTTCAGTTTATTACCATCACTGTTATCTATACCAAATGCCCAACCGGTTTCATTTTCAACATCAAATGATATAAAAGGATCTCCGGCGCTACTACCACCTACTCGAACTGCTATTATAGAATCCTGGTTCGAGTAATTAGCATTATTATACACCAAAAGACCATTAACAAACGGGTTAGCACTACCGGATGATCTTATTTCTAAAGGTGCACCTGGATTTGTTGTTCCTATACCAACCCTACCCGAGCTTATATAAATGTTAGACCCAGACGTTGTCCAAGGACTCGAACCTCCACCTCCACCACCACTTACCGTTGTCCATGACATCACACCCCCACCACTTGATGTAAGTACTTGTCCACTCGATCCATAAGAACCATTTACATGTAAACCACCTGTTAGTTTCATATCACCGTTAACATCAAGGTTATAAGCTGGACTTGTCCTGTTGATACCCAACCTACCATCATTCGTTAGTGTCATTCTTGTATCGTTCCATCTTGTCGTGCTATACCCCCATTTCATTTTATTACTATCGGAAGCATCTACACCATAAGACCAACCAGTGTTATCACTATTAATCATAAACGAAATAAAAGCGTCTTGGTCACTGCTACTCGATCGTATACCTATTGCGGCGGGGTAATAGTAACTTGTCTGTTTTACTAATAAACCATTTTGGGACGGAATCGAAGTATCTGCACATTCTATATGTAAAGGTGCACCTGGACTCGATTCTCCGATACCGACATTACCACTGTTATAATAGGCTTTTCCACTGTTCAATGACCAAACGGATGAGCCACCCCCACCCCCAAACGTTTGTGCGACACCATTAATCCTGAAACTACTACCAGTAGACATATTAATATCACCATCGACATCTAATGTATACGATGGACTTGTTGTTCCTATACCCACGTTCCCGTTATATTTTATTATCATTTTAGAGTCTGATAGTGTTGCATTTAACGTATTATCAGTAGAATTGTCCAAACAAAAGTGTAAATCAGAACGACTAGCACTACCAGCACCATCGGCTATTATAGCTGCTTTAAAACCAGAAGTTGAGCCTTGATTATACGGTGTACCTAAAAGTAGTCTCGCGTTATTGTTTTCATTTCGATTTGTTATGACTAAATCCGCATAACTACCATTGTTTGAAGTCGAACCATCAACTACAGTCAATCTATGTCCCGTACCTATATCATTATCCTCGCCTATTGTTGTATAACCACTCGAATTAATATGGAATCTTTCGGATCCAGCTGTCCTAATAGTAAATTGATCATATGCTGGAAATCCAAAGTATGTATCTGAATCACCATCATGTGTAATATAATCGCCAATTGTAACATTACCCGTGTTATAGATTATGTCTGAACCCGAAATTGTCCAAGGACTTGAACCACCACCACTCACGGTTGTCCATGACATTGCACCCCCACCAGATGATGTGAGTACTTGTCCACTCGTCCCAGCGGAGGGGGAAGGATAACCAACATATAAACCACCTGATACATTCATACTACCGTTAACATCAAGTTTATAACCTGGACTTGTTGTTGCAATACCAACATTACCAGAGCTTCTATAAACGTCTGATCCCGACGTTGTCCAAGGACTCGAACCTCCACCACCCCCAAACGTTTGTGCGACACCATTAATCCTGAAACTACTACCAGTAGACATGTTAATATCACCGTTAACATCAAGTTTATAAGCCGGAGTCGATGTTCCTATACCGACATTACCAAGGTTATAATATGCATTTCCACTGTTCAATGACCAAACGGATGAGCCACCACCACTTACCGTTGTCCAAGACATTGCACCCCCACCACTCGATGTAAGTACTTGTCCAGATGTACCTGTAGACGCACTAGCACCAACTCTTAAACTACCCGTTAAGTTAATATCACCCGTAACGTCTAACGGGTAGTCTGGACTATGAGTACCACCTATACTTAATCTATTTTCAATAAATGCGTCCCCACCAACCGCCATTTTTTCTTGTGGTGATCCCCAATAATACATTTCGCTAGCATTAGGAAATTGGCCAACATAATTGACATGGGTAGCATGAAATTGTGTATCTATATGTGAATTGAAATGTGCCACCATTCCAATGTATACGTTAGTCGCACTATCACCTAAAGGTGAACCAATATAATGGTTTGCACTATAACTAGCTGATGTAAGTGAATAACTACCAAATGAGGATATACTAACATTATTAATCCACACATCGTATGAATTGACACTCGCTACATTCGGTTTAAATGCATAGTATATATGGTACCATTTATCTTTTGTAAAAACAACCCCAGGACTATTTGGTTCCACTGCGCCGCCTCCAAGCAGAAACCTTATATTAGGATTTGTCCCCCCTACTATCTGTAATCTCATCCCGGTATGGCTAGTCGCATGAGGAGTACCGTAACTTACTAGTGTACATCCACCTGCAGACGTATCCGGGTACGAAGAGTGTTCGTTTTCAAGTTTAATCCAAAGTGAACCAGATAAACCATTACTACCTATACTTTTTACTGCGTTACTATCATTATTATGTATATAATCACTTGCGTTCGTAAATTTAATTGCACCTTGAGTTTCGTAGTGTGTTACCATAGTACCACTTTTCACCCCCTTACTATTTATACGCCCGTGTGTATACATATTTGCAGCATTAAATTCACAAAACGTATTCGATATTAATACGTCACCTCGTTTAACGCGACCAGACCTCGTATCGTATAAAATTTGCCATGGCCATTTACGACCTAAAATTCTTTGACCATTTAAGTACCCCGCATTAATACGACGTCTTCCAAATATATCACCTTCTACGTCTAATGACGCTTTTACTTCATCTTGTGTATCGGCTAACGTTTCGACGAGAGGAGTTGATCCAGAATATCGACTGGTATCATACTCAGGATTTATTTTAAAATTTCCAGCTACATTCATTAATAGTGCGCCATTATGATCGTATTCACCATCTGCTAAAGATGAGAAAAACGTATTATTTGAATCCTGATCAACACTAACATGATTGTCTATACGTAACTCGTTCGATTTAAAACGAATCATATCGGGTGCAGCTCCAGTCGTTTTTTTAGACATAATGAGTTCTGAATACCCTTGATGATTAACTTGACCGACTGTACTGTCAAACTGATAAATTCTATTTTCAATCGTTGTATTCTCGTACGTGTTATCAAAGAAAGTACCACCAAACTTTATTTGTTTCTTGAACGTATTTTGTGTTGAACCGTCGTTCGGGCCAACAAGAAAGGTATCGGCTGCACAGTATCCACCAACGAGTGAATTACCATCAAACCCACCCGTCAATTTATAAAAATAAAAACTCGTTTTTGAAGTGCTCAAGAGTGAGTTGCCATGGGCGTAAGCGGCTATAATATCGCCTTTAGATATTGCAATTGAAGCGTAAGTATTATGTCCATCACTACCCAAATTTGTTTGTACTTCCGGTGTTACTTCATAAAACCCGTTACCGTTCCAATCATAAACCATAAGACCGGTCTTATTAATTGTAGGGTCGGGTGTATCATCATATATATCGGGTTCTTTCATTAATAACGCTGCTACACGCTGACCAGTATAATCGATTGCAATCTTCATACCTAATCTATTACCGCTTCTATGACCTACAACACGCCCTTTACCCAATGCCCATTCTGTATCGGTCGTACTATAATTCCACGCATCTAAACGACCAAAATGCGGGGATTGTTGCTGACCCGGGTAACTATACCTTGGTGAACCACCAATAAGACGGGTACCATCGAGTGATATTTTACACGTTGTCCCTAAAGCTGTAAAATCAAATGATTTTTGTGGTACAGAGGTAGCAGAATCTAAGGACATTTCGGTTTGTCCTAGGACAGGTTTTCCATATAGACTTACATTTGATGACCAAGATTTAGTAGATACGTTACTTGTTTTATAACATACGATACACCCTAACATTGCTATATCTTCGATATAATCACTATTACCCCCACTTCGTGTAACGTCAATGCCCCCTGTGTATCCATCCATATTTAACGCTCTTAATCTCGGTACACCCGTACCGGGTACACCTATAGCAATGTATTCGGCGTATCCGGATATATCAACGTAGTATCCGAATTGGGGACTCGAGTCAGTTACTCTGTAGAATGCCTGACTTGAAGTTGTGACAGACGGATAGCGTTGAACTTGTGGTTGATAAATACACACGTTATTACCCGTGTTTCCGTCGCAATCAGTATTCGCTTGATTCGCGGTTTTATCGAACGTCTTCGACCACGTCGACCCATTAAATTCGTATATGTATACTTTACCACGTTCTAGACCGGAAGTATCTGTACCTGTACCACCGGTACCCGGTGCGCCTATAACTATATGGTTACCTCGATCCTTCGCAATAGAAACCGACCAACCAAACCGTCTACTCCCACTATCTGGACACGATATTGTATATACTGTCGGTGAAGCATTATTACCACTCGCGTCATGTGTCCATTTTTGCGAACCAGACCCACCTGGACCATGATAAACGTAAACTTTATTTTCGTCCGGTGAACCAACAACAAAACGATCGCCGTCCCATGTACACGCAATTTGGTATCCAAAATTAGTTTGTGACGTTGTTTGTGTATATTTTTGATCCCATGATGACGTAGTTGTGTTCCAATAATATACCCTAAAACTTCTGGTCCCACCGTACCCGTAATAATCACTCGTAAAATAATAAGAATTATCGAACGATAAATCCGATGACGTTGCTTGATACGATGATATCTGTTCAAGTGTCGGGTCACCTGACGATAAAAGCGATGCCATTTAGTATTTGTAAATATTTAATAATTGTATAAATTTGTACAAACACGTATTTTAAAAATTAAATTGATACTTGAGACGCTGGTCTTTCTGCAACGACCTGCGTTTCTTTAACGTTAAGTGAACGAATATTTATCGTATCTGCTATTAATTTTGAACCAGAAGGTAAGGTTAGTTTCTTAGCTATGTAAACCTCATCACTAAAATGCCCGTTACCTCTTACAATAAGAACATCACCCGTACTCGTTTCCTGTATACTTACAACCGTGCCGACTGATAACGTATGAGCTGGTGCCGTATTTGAAATACCGACATTACCCGAGCTTCTATAAGCATTTCCACTTGACTCTGACCAAACACTCGAACCACTACTACTTGGAGTAGCCCACGTTGGAATACCACTAGAAACTGTAAGTACCTGATTTATAGTACCTATACTTAAATTTGAAAGTGTATTCTGACCAGATGCGTATATCAAATCACCCGTTTCAAATGCATCTGTTATACTTGAACTATTACTTATTATAGTTGATTTTTGTAAATTAGTAATTCTTATCGAATTAGCTGTCAAATTCGATTCTAAGTTACCTATTCGTATAACATTAGCTGACAAATTCGATTCCAAATTAGTAATTCGTATAACATTAGCTGCCAAATTCGATTCTAAGTTACCTAGTCTCGTAGAATTACTCGACAAGTCTGTATTTAAAGCAACACCAATGAGTGATGTACCATCACCATATATATTTATCGCGTTTACATTTGAAACAAATATATCACCTTTATCATCACGTGCCACGAGTTGGTTCGATAAATTTGAAACGTTTCCTAAAACTCTAAGATTTGCATCAGTTATACCACTCCATGGACCACCGGTTATAAAATCATCCGTGTATAAATTTGCAGGTGTTGCCGAACCTATATCGGCAACATTTTCCCATGTAGGTGCGTTACCTGTACCATTTGTTTGTAGAAAATACCCAGCCGTCGAAGGTGTGAGTTTCGACAAAGTTGTCGAAGCGCTCGCATATAACATGTCTCCAATGCCATACGATGTTATATTAGTCCCACCTCTATTTACGGGTTGTATTTCACTTTCCAAATCGTCAATTCTTATTACATTGGCACTCAAGTTTGATTCCAAATTACCAATTCTTATTACATTGGCACTCAAGTTTGATTCCAAATTACCAATTCTTATTACATTGGCACTCAAGTTTGATTCCAAATTACCAATTCTTATTACATTGGCACTCAAGTTTGATTCCAAATTACCAATTCTTATTACATTGGCACTCAAGTTTGATTCCAAATTACCAATTCTTATTACATTGGCACTCAAGTTTGATTCCAAATTACCAATTCTTATCACGTTCGATGAAAGATCTGAATTCAAAGCGACACCAGATAACGTAGTACCATCTCCAAAATAATAAGATGCCTCAACGTTACCATGTATGTTTAGTGTAAAATCTTCTCCATCTTTGATCGCTATTTCAGATAAACCAGCGTGACTATCTGTAAACCCGATTGCAAATTCAGATAGCGACTGATCGAACCCAACAAATACATTATCTGTACTACTTGGACGGGCTATCAACATACCTGAATCCACAGATGCAGAAGCATTAGAAAGTTGTAAAATAGGATCTTGTACTATAAGATTTACAGTATCAAGTGTAGTCGTGTTTCCTAATACTGTGAGATTACCATTTATTCTTGTAGTCCCATTTGTGTAAGATATATCCGTTGTTTTTGTTTCAATAGCCCCTATTCTTAATACGTTACTTCCTAAGTCTGTACTTAAAGCGACACCAGACAGTGTTGTACCATCACCATAAAAATTGGATGCAGTAACGTTACCACTGATTAAGACGTTACCACTTGTAGTGAAAGATGTAATTGTGTTTGTAAACTGAATTGTATTAGACGTAGTGTTACCAGTATCCGATGTTTCCTGAAATGAAAACGCGGAACTTACACCAGCTATACCTGTAAGTTTACTCCCGTCACCTATAAAAAACCCAGAGGTTGTTATTATATCACCCGTTGTCGTATTACCATTATCTGTAACATCCTGGAGTGTGGATACAGATCCACCAGAACCTTTATACTTTTGTATATTACGACCAGTATTACAACCCGGCATTCTTACAAATACAAGTGATTATTTTTAGGGTAAAATGAGGCATTTCCCTTTATTGAAATCAGTAGTTTCTTCGGATTTTTGTTTTGGTATTTTAAAACCACCTTGACGATACACTCTGAGACGTTTATTATACATGGCGTGACATATAGACCATTGATCGAACATATCATAAATATGTGGATTGTTCTTTTTACCATGCGTTTCGCGCATAATTCGTCCAATTGATTGTACAATATCAGATTTAGGGGTAGCAAGTATAACCGTATCGAGTGAAGGTATATCGAGACCTTCGTGTGCTTGACTAAACGTTGCAAATATGATTTGTTTTTTACTCGATTCGGTCAAATCTACTTCTTTCATACCACCCATATAGAGTCCCGACGTTTTCTTGAAACTTTGGTGAAGTACCTCACAGTGGTGTCGACGATCACTTAATACGAGAACTTGACGAGTTCCTTTAACAATATTTTTGATAAGGTTTGCTATAACGATATTCCGTCCACGATCTTCTGTAAGTTCGGTAATCATGGTCGCTAATGAAAGTTTACCGAATCGTGTACACGGGGGTGGATCTTGAAACCGTGGACATCTATATTCAATTGGAAACACTTCGACTTGTTCCTGATTTTCACGTTCAATGGCAAAGAATGTTGGTCCCATGAACCAATGTAAAACTTTCGTAAGACCATCTTTACGAGTCGGTGTTGCAGACAAACCAAAAATATGTTTGGGGCATATTTTAAAAAGAGATTGTGAAAATACCTTTGCACATATATGATGTGCTTCGTCAACGATGAGAGTACCAATAGTATCGAAATCATTAAATGAATACTCTTTCAAGGAGAGTGATTGGAGCATAGCAATAACAAAATCACAATCGGTTTCTAATTTGTTTTGTTGTACTACACCTATAGTGGCACCTGGACAAAACTGCCGGATACGTTCTTTCCATTGATTCGCGAGAAACTCTTTGTGTACGACAATCATGGTTCGGTACCCGAGTTTACATGCTATGGCCAAGGATACTGTCGTTTTCCCAAAGCCACAAGGAAGTGAGAGAACGCCGTGCCCAGATTTGAGTGCTGCCGCCAAAGCATCATTTTGATGCGTTTCATCACGAAGTTTTCCATTAAATTTACAAGATATTTTAACTGGCTTAGGACGACGATCTTCTTTTGCTTTACCAAACTTTTCTTCACCGTAAAAACGGGGGACACATAGACCTGTTTTTGTTTTTCTGAATACCTTAAAGGGAGGCGGTGGAAACCCGAACTCTGTATTTACAACGGCACGTACCGTGAGTTCTTTTTTTATTTCTGGTGTCTCACCTGTGAGATATCCTGAGCGCGTGAGTGACATTAACTATTGTACAAATTTAAACTTTATGTATATTAAAGAATAAACTATTTACATATAATATAATAAAAAAATGCCTGTGATGAAATTAGATGAAAATATCAAAACGTTAAATGCGGAAATTGATAAAACTCGCGCAGATATTAACAAAATGAGAACTGAAGCGAATCGTGCGGAGACTGAAATGTATAGAATGGAAGGTAGTTTGAAAATGTTGTTAGCACTTAAGGATAGTGGCTTATCTGAATTAGAATTACCCGAGAAAAAAGAGGAAGAGGGAGAGGAAAAGAAAGACCTACAATAATAAATAAAACCACACCTTTTTATGTATATAATTATCCGATATAGTCCCCCACTTTATCCGGTAATTTAATTTTTAAATTTAATGTATTTTAGTACCCATGAATACCCACTATGATCATGGGCATTCCAAACCCCGTTAAATTGAATTTCAGTGAGAACTGTATCACCTTTTTTAAGTGATTGAACGGGTGTGTCTCCATCAACATTACACATGACCCGTCGGTATCTAAACGGAACTTTTACTTTTAAAACGTTGCCTTCCAATGGGTCGTCTAGTTTTTGGGGAAATAAAATAAGACCCGTTTTATGTTCATGTAATTCTCTGATATAGTCTCTTACTTTATCGGGTAGAGATACCCTAATATATTTTTTTTCATTGTAGTCGTACATGGGTTCATAAACAGTCGTAGTGACCGGTAAAGTCATTCTTTACGTGTATATATTATAATAAGAAACAAAACTATAAGTATGAATACATTATGATAGTTTAACGACTGTACATACGCGGTTATTGGATATTCTAAGTGAATGTTTTGTAAACAAATACAGCTTCTGGTCTTTCTTCGGGGTCACCGTATCCCAATGATTTTAGATACTGATGTACCTCTGAGTCTTCAGAGAAATTGTGTATTTCAATAAGAATTGAAGGTTTATACTTCTTAATAGTTTCAGACGCACCCTTCAAAACCTGTAACTCGTGACCTTCAACATCAATTTTAATAAATGAAGGAACACCCGTATAGATGTCATCTAGTCTTTCACAGTTGACATGTACACCTTCACCTCGAATTTCATCTTGGTGATGAAAACTAGTTCCACCGTAGTTTATTAGTACATTAGATTGACATCCATGAGATGGTATATGAATTTTTGTAAAAGATTTTTCGTCTGAGAGGGCGCACGGAATAACTTGAACCGGGTATCTCAAAGAGTTATTCTTGACATTTAGTTCGACTAATTCATGATACAATGGTTCAAATGATAACACGGGGCCATAATCTGAAAATAATAAAGTGTTATAACCAATATTTGCCCCAATGTCAATGATATCTGTACCAGGTTTATGCAGCATACGTACATCGCGTCGCATAAACCTATCCCATTCATGTCCTTGTGCAATCGTTGGTCCTATATATTCGTCGTCTGAAATCACATATACATTGTAAATTCCATTGTTTACCAGATCGTAACGTAATTCCATATTTATTTTAATATACTATGAAACTTTAAATACTTTTAAAATCCTATCTCGTTAATGATTTTTAAAAATAGTAATACAAATTAATCTTTACGTGTGTAAATAAGTATTAATGACAATATTAAAACAATGAATAAAACATGTGTAATCAAAACTGGTTGTAATGGTTTTCTCGTTTCGAACGTTTCATGACAAAATGATCTTCCGACTTCAATAGCGGCTTCGATACTCGAATAAGGTGTTTTTCTTTCAGACATCATACCACATAAAGCGACTTTCGAAGATTCACCATAAAATGGAACTTGACCATGTAAACTCAAAACCCCTGATGATTGTTCGAATGACCATTTACCATCTTTCCAATATGAACCCCACCCTATACGAATACTCGTTGGTTGTGGTACACTTAACTGTTTGACAACTTCACCTTTTAATGTTTCTGGGTCGGTCGATAAAACTTCATCCGTAAGATTACATATAACACATGAAACTGTTTTTTCATCACTAAGGACTACTGGTTGTAAATTAAACTCAGTTTCCATAGCATATTCTAAATCACTTTTAGGTAAACGAATTTTTTGATCGTAATCTAATAAAATATTAATACACCCATAGGTACTTGGACCAATTTTATTAAGGGTATCTTTACCCCAATTCTCACCCACGAGTTGTAACGCTTTACTATTATCTATACACAAAACGAGAAGACCATCTTTTATTTTTGTTTTGTTTGTAAAAGTAGCTTCGTATCCATCTTTTTCATAATGTACTTTTTCAAGATCTCTACCAAACATAAATGTAACACCTTTATCTACGAGTGCTTTTTGCATTTTGTCGGACATGACCTTACCCGAAACTTTTTGAACGTATTGTTTAGACAGACCTACATGATCAAAACTTTTTACAAATTCAAATGATGACATGGTTTCCCAAACAACTCCATCCATGATTAAAGGTAAAGTTTTGAGTAATTTTTCACCTGATTCAGAAAGTTCACCAAGTGCATCCTTGAGACTTATACCTTTGTACTTTGCAGGTTGTGCTAAAACACGTATCGCAAGTGATGTTAAAGTTAAATAATCTTTAAATTTAAGATACTTGAACGTTGTAGTATACACGCGTGTATCGGCAGATTGAAACATATCATCCCATTCAATACCCATTTCTTCGAATAAACTGTTCGTGTTTACGAATGCATTATCAAACACAATTCTATGTGCGTGTAAATCTCTTTTACTCCCGGATGGTTCCCACCATGATCCACCTGCAGATTCTTTACGATCATATATTGTAACTTCATGGTCTGTGGATCTGAGTATTTCCCATGCGACTGACATACCGGTTGGTCCGGCACCTATTACGTGAACTCGCATTTATATATACACACAAATATTATTTGAAAAAATTTTCATAGTATAATGTAAGATGGCACTATGTGCATTAAAACCTATTTTAATAAAGCCACCATCAAAACATAAAACTAGGACGTGGAAGTTTGCTGGTGAATTTTTGATACGGAAACAATTTCAAAAAGATCAGGTAAAGTTTGGTGCATGGACGAGGGAACAGATTATTGAACTTGGTCCTACGTTTATAAAATTGGGACAGATCGCATCTTCACGCGTTGATTTATATCCTTTGGAATTTACGAGAGAATTAGAATCTTTACAGGATGATGTACCACCAATAGATAGAGACACGATTGTAGACATGATTGAAACACACGTAAATTCGGGTACATTTTCACATTTTGATCACGAACCATTCAAGTCCGCAAGTATAGGACAAGTTCATAAAGCAACTTTACAAAATGGTAAAGAAGTTGTTGTTAAACTTAGACGACCTAAAATATACGAAATAATGAAAAGTGATACTGATAATATTAAACAAATCGTTGCATTCTTAGAAAACGTTGGTATAGATACAGGTACAAATACGGGGTATGTTCTCGATGAATCTATTGATTATTTATTGGCTGAAACTGATTATGAACAGGAAACAAAAAACGCGAAGAAATTTAGGAAATCTCTCAAAAAAATAGATTGGATGAAAATACCTAAAGTACACGAACAATTGTGTACACCTGATATGATAGTTATGGAATATGTTCCTTCAGAAAAACTATACGATATATCCGACTCAAAAGTTAATCGAAAAAAAGTATGCGAAGCACTGATAAATTCTTACGTGATACAGACAATGGATAAAGGATTTTTCCACGCAGATCCACACCCAGGTAATTTAGGTTTTTCGAATGATGGTAAACTTGTTTTTTATGATTTTGGTTTGGTTATAGAGATTTCAGATGAAATGCGACAAGGATTTAATGAACTATTTATACATATAATAAATAGGGATACGAAAGGTATTGTTGATGTTCTTATACGGTTAGAAGTAATTTTACCAACAACATCGGATACGAGTGATATAGAGCTGTTTTTTAAAACAACACTTAACTATTTAGAAACACTCGATGGAAAAAACATAAAAAATGAGATACTAAACGATGAAAACCTTCTAAAACTAGCACAAGAGAAACCATTTATTATACCAACGGCTTTTGTATACCTTGCAAAAACGTTTTCAACGATTGAAGGAACGTGTGTAAAACTTGATCCAGATTTTACGTATATAGAATATCTCGAACCTATACTTAGGGAACAGGTTTCTGATGCTATAGATATAGGAAGTATATTTTCAACGGCGACAGAAATGCCAAACCGTGTAAAAAATATAAGTACAGCTCTTCTGAGTATGGAAAAATCACGCGCATCTATGAGACGATCTATGGAAAAAACGCGGCGAGAAATGAGGTACGTACAATACAGTGTTTTATTGGCTGTTTTTGCAGGTAACTTGTTGGAAAATTACAAAGATGTGTCTATATTATTAACATTGTTAAGTCTAGATTTAGCATTTAGGGCTTTTCGTAAAAATCAATAGCGGTCGTTTCTGACGCAGGTGTGACAGAGGTTTTATTATCTTTGAAAAAATCTTTATGTTTTTCAAATAAACTTTTAGTTCTTTCAATTTCATCTTTGGCGATGTCATTTATTTTTTCTTTTATACCGTCAACTTCTCCATCTCTTTGTTTACGAAGTTTTTTACCAAACTTCTTAAATTTCTTTTGTGTGGAAGCAAACGTCGTTGTTACATTCGAAAGTGAAAACATTATATTACTTATATAATACTAACATTTTTTATCGAGACCCAACAGTCGTAACTTTTGTTCAAATTCTCGACGTTCACCTACAGATTCAATTGGTGTACCATTTGCGATAGCTTCAATTTCCGGTCCTGATAACTGGATTGCATTCATTCTAAAATCCATAAATGCTTTCATGGTAATCGGTACCAGTGGTTGTACAAGTTCATAAATAGCCTCGGCGTAATCTCTAATTTCTTTTTGTGCACCGAGTTCCATTCTTAGACGAAGATAATGCATGAGATTATGTAAGTCTATTTTCCAGTAAAATTCAGTATATGTCGATTGGGTAAGTGTACCTCTTGCTTGTTCTCTACACACGCCGTCATCGAGTAGATATTTGTATATTTCATACGAATTATCAAAGTGTTTATTTAACGCATTTTCACGATCAGTGTTAATATCAATTTCACCTTCCGAACCTTGGTGGTTTACCTTTGACTGACCACGTAAAACGTCCGGTTTATAATATTGTTCTGGAACTATGGAATATCGTGCCGAGTATTCATTTACACTTGCCATTCTATGTCGCATGTGTTGACGAGCAATATATATAGGCATTTTGATATGAAACTTAAACTCAACCATTTCGAATGGTGTGTTATGCCAATGACGCATTAAATATCTAATAAGACCCGCATCACCTCTCGATGTCGTCGTACCTTCTCCGTAAGAAACCCGGGCGGCTTGAACAATTGACGTATCAAGATTTTCTCTCGGCATATAATCCACGAGTCTAACGAAACCATGATCGAGTACTTTTTTCTCCATTTATTGTAACTACGGTCATAATCTTTAAGATGTTATCCGAGAGCGATATTCGTAAAAAAATTACCCAACTTCGTAAAAGTGAGGGTAAAATATATGCACCACTCAAGTATTTCAGGGGACTAAGTACACTTAAAAACGTTGAATCGAGGTACAAAAAGATGTTGAAAAAAGACTATACACCTTTCAAAACAGATAAAAAAGTTGAAACGAGAACATCGAGTTATACCTCGAAGTTCCGTAAAAGGTATCCGGGTGTAACAAAACTGAAAGATATATCCAAGGTGACGGGTATACCATTAAAAACTTTAAAAACAGTGTACGATCGTGGATTAGCCGCATGGCGAACTGGACACCGACCAGGTGCGAGTCCACAAGCATGGGCGTATGCGCGCGTGCACAGTTTTGTTGTTAAAGGGAAGACATATTATACGGCTGATAAGAACTTACGTTAAACAAGTTCCTTAACTAAATCGTCTATACTTTTATAGTACCGTTTAAGATCTTTCATAAACCGTTTATTATTTTCGAGAACCTCGAGTTCGGTTTTATTCTTATAAATGTACGCTAAATTTGATTTAGAGTACCGCGTTCGTTTTTGGTTCTCGTTAGGTTTACGAGGAACAAGTTTTTTCGACTTTTTCGAAACGCTTTGTATAGGTTCAATACGTTTCGTGAAACTAATGGCTTGCATGACCGTATCAGCAAGATCATCTTTCTTTTTAGACGCATTGAATATAGGAATCCAGTGTGCATTTACTGTATTATTCCATATGAATTGTTGACACCGCTCAATAGACGCTTTCTTACGTTTCGTATACATAGCTTTACCGGGACCCGCAAAATCGGGTATTTTGAAACGCGCATCATAAATGATCGTTTCGGCTTTAGGGTTACGTATAACGAAATAGGTATGGAGAAAGTGTTCAACCATTTTCATTTTTCTATTTTTATCGGGTTGTTTCTCGATGAGTATCGTGTCTGCTTTTAAGATCCACGGTTTATCATCCAAATGGTCTCTTAAAGAAACAAATAAACCGTCTTTATGTTCAGGAGGTACACCGGACACGTCCCACTGAACAATAAGGTTAGACGTTTCGTCGAGCATACACATGGCTAAATTTCGTATACCGACGTCTATACTTAAAATCATTAGTATAAAGAAAATTATGTTCTTTAAGTTATTTCAAAATAAATAATTCTAAATATATACAGTTCATTTTTTTTTATACTTATACTATAGATATGATAATAGATGGAATACTATTATTGACAATATTTATATTAATATTAGTTACATTTTTTACGTATACATGTACAGGCGGAAAATTTAATACAGAAGATTGGGATAAAGAAAAATGTTTGAAACTACCTGAAGATGATCCCGATCCTAGTCCCGGTCCTAGTCCCAGTCCCGGTCCCAATCCCGTACCCACGTATCTTTATAATTCTAATTCTGGTTCTGGTTCTGGTTCTGGTTCTGGTTCTGGTTCTGGTTCTGGTTCTGGTTCTGGTTCTGGTTCTGGTTCTGGTTCTGGTTCTGGTTCTGGTTCTGGTTCTGGTTCTGGTTCTGGTTCTGGTTCTGGTTCTGGTTCTGGTTCTGGTTCTGGTTCTGGTTCTGGTTCTGGTTCTGGTTCTGGTTCTGGTTCTGGTTCTGGTTCTGGTTCTGGTTCATCAAACTCGATTAGTAGACCAGATGAAGGTATATATTCAATTACTTACACCGATCTTGGTGATATTACACATTACTTGTCTAGAGAAGGAAATGAAGAAAATGTAATGTTTGATAGTACAGATAATAAAGGATTAGATAATAAAGTACTGTGGTATGTTAAACACGTTACAGATAAAAGCGATGAAATTACCTTGAATAGAATACATCAAACAGAAGACATGGTGTGTAAAAATGATACAAACAATTATATTAAATGTAGTAGTGGAGGAACTGTTTCAAAATTTAAGACTGTACCACATAGTATAACACCGGACTTATACTTATTAAAACTAGTAACATCTAATGGCAATAAATTCTGTAGAAACACAACCACTGGTAAAATGATTTGTGATAATATGTATAATACCACTTATCTAAAATTTATACCGGAAAAGTATTTATTTGTAAAATCAAAAGATCTAGGTGACCAATATAATATATCAGGAGGTGACTATACTAACATAAGTCTAGACGAATGTAAATACAGGTGTGACGTTTCTCCCGCATGTAAAGGGTTTAATGTAAATTATGTTGATGATTCGAATACGACTGTAAATTGTACCCTTAAATCCGAGAATAGAATAGATTATTTAAATGATTCTCAGGATAAAAACTTTGCCTATAAAGGTACTTATTTTCCAGAAGTTAAACCTGTTAATACACTAATAACTTGTAAAGAAAATGACCCAAACCCAGATGGTATGTATACATATAAAATAATAGGAGATGAAAGTGAAAATGTAACAGCTGGACATTTACAGGCATACGCCTCATTAACTGCGTTACAATCATATTACCCATCTTCAGATGATTGGAATAATGTTAGCAATATAGATTGTAAGAACCGTGTAGATACAGGTTCGGTATATCAAACTTTTAACCAAAAATGTGAAGGGGGTTGGGTGACAACAAATACGAATTATGATACATGTCAATGGTCACGTAGATATGAAACTACACAAGAAAAACGTGGTGATGGTGAAGAGTGTGATCATGAAAACGGTAAAGAAGAAATAAATAAATTTTTAACATCACCGGAAATACGCGAAAATATACCAGAAAATGAACGACAGAAATGCAAAAGTAGATCGGAATATGGTTGTGGTTCCACTTATGCTTATGAAACAATTGATACAGATAGAGTTACACGACAAGCGTGTAATAACGGTGTTAAGGCTACTGCTGCAAATGCTACAACTACATTGCGATGTAGTAGAAATAGTTGTCCGTCTTCTTCCGGCGGTGGCGGTGGTCAATAATATTCGTTATTCATACATCTTTTATGTTGTGTAGGCCATACATTAGAGAATTTCTCATCAATTTTATAACTAATATTTTTTGAATGTAAATTCAACATTATACACCCCTTTGTTGTATTTACATTTTCTACATAGTGCCACGTTCCGTATTTAATGAATAACGAGTCGTGAGGTTTCATTATTATTGTTTCGTAAGGTATTTTTCTATTCTTCAAGTACGTTTGTAATTGTTCGAAGTTTAAATTATTTACGTCATCTCTAAAAGTTATCGTATCTTTGATATTATCAAAATCGATATTCCACAATAACCATCGTTTTTTTCCACTTAACATATATGCCACCTGATCCATAGCATCAAAATGTGGTGCATTTCTCCATGGATTTGTTTGAATACGTATTATTAAATTATTAAATTCGTAATTATCCGAAATGGGTTTCACGTAATTTAAAATATCTAATTCGCACCCTTTAGCATTTCGTGATGCTATTTTGGCCATGTATGTTATATTATCCGTTTTACGTACTTTGAATATGGTATCGTATTTATCTGTAATTTTTTTATCAACGTACGTACATTCTTCTGTTTTTTTGGTTAAGTCATATACACCAAACTCACCTGTACAATTTCCAAATTTTTTCGAAAAGTCTTCCCATGAATACTTTACGGGTTGTTTCGTTGGGAATATAAAAAATGATATGATGATAATGAAAAATACAATCAAAATCATCATTTCTGTATTAACGAAATAAAAAAAACTCATTAATTATTATTATTATTTTTACCTTTACCTTTCATGATAAAAATAAGAGCAAGAACAGCTAACCCAGCCATTACAGCAGATGCAACCAACGGTCCCATAAGACCATCAAAAAGAGCTTTTATAAAACTTGCTAAACCAGTAGCACTAGATTTAGTTTTTGAATCCATTTCTACAGTAATATCATTAAAAACTTTACTATTTTGTATACTTTTGGACAATACATCAACTACAGCAGATGCAAAAACTTGTGCTTGGATATTTATTTCCTGATTAATAGGTGCATAACAATCTCCACCTATTTCGATCACTTCATTTCCCTGTGCGTCAGTATAAGCTTCACTAAGTGAACTGTAATCTTCACTCATCACTTGTTCTACAATATTTTCTATCTCGGTATTTGCTTTACTAATAATATCATTTTTAGCACTCGCGGTTGCAAACATTTCAGTATTTGCTTCAGCTTGTTGGGCAAATTGCGCTTGTAACTCAGTTGCAATCTCAGATGTCATTTCAGTAGTTATATCACCTTTAAATTGTGTTTTACATTGACTGATTTGATTTATGTTAGCGATTTGAGAAAGATTACAGCCTGGATATACAGTACCACCAATTTTAAGTGATATATCTACAACCGCTGAAGAACCAGCTGAACATTCTGCTGTTGCATCAATACTTTTTGAATATAAAATTTTATTAACCAATGATAAATCAAAAAGTTGTTGAGATTCATTTTTAGCTTCGGTCCAAAAAAAATTTTCAACTTTAGGAAACATTTATATATTATAATTAGAAAATAATATTATAATATAATATAATGGCTGATCTTTTTAATGCTGGTAATTATGCTACATTCGATGAAACTTGTTCGAAATGTCATAAAAACGGTGAAACAAAATGTATGTACCAAGGCGAAGACAAAATGGATACATGTGACCTTATTTTAGACACGTGTGAAAAATGTATAGAAAATACCGCAGAAGAAGGAGAAATATGTTACGGGGACGAATCACGAGATTATTTTTTATCTAAGTGTCAGGAACATTTTGAAGATTCTGGTATGGATGTTCCCAAAACACCAGAACAGTTTTTAACGAATATTTCTGTATACACTGGACTGTATATATCTTCTTTATGTTTATGTTCATGTTTTATTTTAATATTATGATAATTTTCTAATATTATATTAAGTATGGCCATCTTTTCAGAATTCTCTGATGATAATTGTCAAAATACCGAGAACAACGTCAAATCCACCCCGATCGTCTGGACTCATGGTTGGACTGATGGTAGAATCACTACTAAAGGATATCGTTACATGTACTATACAACGACGAATAATCCATGGATTAAATATACCAATATTAATAGTTACAGTACTCAGGCTGACCCTACTAAGAGTAGTATAAAAGAATATAATCAGATACCAGATTCAGATCTCGTGAATAGACCTAAAGTAACTAAATATCAAGGTAATTCCGTGACACTTTGGAAAGGGGATAGAGCGAATGAGACATTAACTACCGGTGTAGTAGCCATTAACGACGATAAGTGTCACAGTAATAGAAATAATTTACCAAATCCAGATGCTGTTATTATAGAAAGAATACCACATTTGGATAATTTTTATCACGCAGACGTAAAAACGCAAAAGGGAGTTTATCCAGATGGTGATACAGGTTCAAATTTTACTCCTAAAAACTTAAGAGCTGTTTTAGATTCATCGGGGGAAAAAGTTAAACCGTGTAAGGGTACTAATGGGTACGGGTATTGGATGGATGATAATACAGTAAAGTGTTTATACCAAAAACCCGGTACCAGATCAGGGGTTATGGGTAATGGACCGGGGAAGTTAAATCTTTTATCTGATATTAAAGGTATTAAAAGAAACAATGAAGATTTATGGTCAAGTATATCTTCACAATATTGTTTAGATGATATAGGCGATAGGGGTGATGATATTATAGATAATGATGGGAATACGTGTAATAGTATTATAAATAAAGATGAGACATACAGTGAATTATGTACAGGTGAAGATATAAAAAATGATACATGTGAAAAAAATTTATCAAAGTCCAAATATGCAGATCTTGCAAAAAATTATTGTACATCATCATCTGGTATAAAAGACGACTGGTGTAGTTGTTACAACGTAATTAATTTTCAAACTGTGTGTCAAACATACCCTGAAGATAAAGCTGGGTGTGAAAAAGCACATGCAATATCCAAAAATATAGCTGATTCTAATATAGTTTTAGGTGGTGGACAAGATGAAAACGTTTTGTTACAATTTGTTGCACCTTGTGGCGAATTATGTTCGTCGACTAGCACGTGGAATCCTAACGGTGCAAAAGATAATTGTGGTGGAAATATACAAGTGTGTAACCAAGAACAGTCAGCAGATACTATATATAACTACGATGGTAGTTTAATAGATTTAAGTCAGGAATGTAATTTTTCTATGGAATCATCGGTATCCTCACCCACATCCTCACCCACATCCTCACCCACATCCTCACCCACATCCTCACCCACATCCTCACCCACATCCTCACCCGGACCCTCGCCCGGACCCGGACCAGGTGATGAACCCGAATTTTATGAAAAAACTGAATTCATAATTGGTGGTACAGCTTTGATATTATTAATAATGTGTTCTGTGTTATTATTATTATCATCACGAAGCCGTTGATATTGGTCGGTCTAAATTATTTCTTTATATGGAGAGATTTACATTCATCGAAGTAGTTCGAGAGTTTAATCGTTATAAACTTAAAGAAAAAAAGTAAATTTAAGTCATGAATGTGGTGTTGGTGGTGTTGCCATCCATTTGAGGGTACCGCTTTAAGCATGCCTCACAAACACGACGAACGACGAAACAAATTCTATACGTCAGGTAACTTCTGTTCATGGAGTTGCATGAAAACATACGCAATCGATAAGTATGGGTGTAATCGCGGTGGACTCATATGTGGTAATATGGTCATGATGCGTCGTAAACTTTTCGATAAGATAGGAACCATAAAAAGGGCACCACACCGACAAAGACTCATTGAGTTCGGGGGTGATTTAACAATAGACAAATTTAGAGAAAACAATGTAGTCGACGTAGAAAAACCTAGAGAAGTAGAAATAGAACCTTTACCGGAACGTGTTATACCTATAGTTTCAAATACGAAAAAACTAAGTGATATAACGAGTGCGTCCGGTAAAAACGAAACACTACGTTTGAAAAGGGAAAAGCCACTCAAACGTAACGAGAATAACTTGGAAACAGCTTTAGGTTTAATCATTAAGACCAAAACCTAAATGTTTCCTTTGTTTGTTCGTGGGTCGTGATTTTGGAAGACATGGTGTTTTCCGAGAGTGAATCCATTTCTCACCATCGTGTGCGATCCACTTTAAATCGTGTTTTTCTATAATTTTTCGACACATAACACAAGGTAGTGATATACCGTCACCGTAACTGGTTTCGCGGCATATCACTAAAGTTCCATGTTTTCGACTGACCCACGACGAAAATTGGTGTAACCGAAACCCTTTTTTAAAAAACGTATGTTTCAATTTTTTTATGAGCCGTCTTTCTGAACAACTTATACAGTCACTCTCGACTTCACTTTCACTCCCTAATTTGGTCGTATAAGTAGTCACAGTAGTATATGACATTTGATTATACGAGCGAATTATTTTTAATATCGTTACAATTAGTACACGTGGGTCCGGAAAAAACGAAGGAACAGTGATCACACTCATTCAAAATAGTAACATTGCGTTTAACGAGTTTGTTTTGAGAATACAAAATAAGGTCTCTTATTGTGTATACACCATACATGACCATGGTTTCTAAATTTGGAAACTTCATTATTATTTATACGAGACGAAACTTTATGTTATGTTATTTACTTGAAACACCCAAACAACTTTTTACACCCCGCACTCGTTTTTAACATAATGGCAAAACTATCGATCATACCGGGAACCATAGCCTTGAGTAGTGTTTCGAATTCCGTATCGACATCACCTTCATCAATTTGTTCAATAATGGAAAAGATCAAATCCGTGACAAGTTCTTTCTTATCAGGACCAGAAATAGTTTTGAGGTTTTGGGCTTGGAGCATGAGTGTAGAAACTAAAACACATACATTTTCCTTGGTAACGCGTTTGCCCCGGTACCGTTCAACGATTTTCTTCATTTCCAGAGCAACATTCTTGGACTGTTTCGATTTAGAATCGTAGTTCATAACAATTTTTTCGGGTGTTTGGGACATTTTATATATCTATAAGAATTAATTTCTTTAATAACTATAATATGGATACAACAGAGTATTTACCTATTATTGCTATAAGTATAGGTTTATATCAAATGTTCTATAAATTTAATAAAGTACATAAATCGAGTGATGATACTGAATTCGATATAGTTTATATTTTATCGGGTATTATTGCGAGTTTATTATGGACCGTCTATCAGCATAGAAAAGGGTCAAATATATCTGTAGTTTATTCATCCATGGGTTTATTTTTGGGTATGTATACACTCTTAAAGATGTTAAAGAGTACACCCACTAATAAAAAAGAAGAATGAAAACAATTATACATAAACTACAATTCGGTACAGTTCCACCAAAAAATAGAAGACGAAAACGACCAACAACAAATGCATCTAATGGAAGTGAAGGTCCGCCACCACCGGGACCAAATTTTCCATATATTGAAGTTGTAAACGGACGTGCTGCAATGTATGGGTCCGTATTAGGACTTACGAATTGGGGTCTTACGGGTTTGAATGTTGTAGAACAAATGTCATACCCACCATTTTCATTGATAGGTCTTGGTTGTACTCTGTTAGCAACGTATTCGGTAACGAGTGCTTTTACGACATTAACAGAGGAGGATTTTGAGTTATTCGCTATGCGAAATGTAGGACGGGGTGCTATGGTTACATTCACGGGATTGGTAGCCGCTGGTATTTTGGGTGTTTAAAAGGGGTACATTCGTATTTTTTACTATATATGATACAAACTTAATCATATTCATTTTTTCCTCGAACGTAAATGTTCCTGCCCCTCGTAACACGTGGGCCAAGAGCATAATCATTAAATATATGGATTCGTGTATTTCCATATTAAATAGTTTTCTTTCTGAAGGCCTCTCCTAACTTAGGATATTTTTTAAACGTAAAAAAACCACCCAAAAGTAAGCAAACGATCCATCCTACTATAGAACCAATTGCAAAATTTTTATCGATATCTTCAACATTATCTTTACATTCGTCCTGAGACATAATGTTATACGCAATAGCGGATGCTGTAATACCCATTATGGAATATATAAGGGTAAAAACACCACCTTCATTTTTCACAAATTTCATGAGTAAAAGAACAACGGGTATTGTTATACCTATGGTCATAGTATGACTCATAAACATTTTAAGGTTTTGAAATTTTTCGGAATCTTTTATACCTTCACATTTGTTATATTTATCAATACCGAGGGCGGTAATGGCAACAAAGAACACACCAAGAATAATGGTAAGCAAAACTTGCATGTATCCTATTTCAACTTCAATAGAACCAGTTCTCAATTTTCTAACAATCGAAGCTAATTTTGGGTCTTGTACAACCTCAGACATTTACAATGTACTGAGAAATTATTTTTATACAATTTTAATTAAATATAAATTGTATATTAGACGAACCATATACCCCAGCTGTATAACCAAATGTTGACATATCAGATAAATCTTTATTTCCACCTGTTATGTATACATTTTTACATTGTGATAATAGAAACCAATCGAGATAACAGTTAAGTCTTGATGTTTTATCATCTCTATTATTTAGAAATACACAGTCGTATGTAAGGGCTATATCTGTATCTAAAGTTATTATCCTATCTTGAAATTTATCCTTAAACAGTTCTTTTATTTCTTTACTATCACTTGCTAAATAAAAGCGTTCATCACTATTATTTACAATTTCAATAAATTTATTTACTGCGTCATCCGTTGCAAAATAAGCTTTTTTTATATTTTTATTTTCATCAAAACCATGACATCCCATATTTTCAGAATCTTTTGAATATGCACCTCTTCTAATATGAATACCATAATTACAATTATGAGTATGTTTTTTAATAAGATTTTCGAGTTCAGGTGTAGGTTTTAGTATATTTCTACACAAAGAATGTACATTTTTATATGTAAACGGATTTATAATAATTCTAGGTTTATACTGTGCTTCATTTGCGTCTTCTGTTACTGTAATTCCATTAAAGGTAACACCTCGATCAACGTCTAATAAATGTTTATAAACGCGTGGATTTTTGTTATTATATACAAGATCTGATAATATTATCACTACATTTCCCCATCCCATCGAATCTGGTAAATAAAGTGTCGACATTTTATAAATAATACCAATTATTCTTTAATCATTTAAAAAATTGATTAAGTCTTGTATTGTTTTTTTCTGATTCCAACCTATAGATTTAAGTTTTTTCGATGATATATAATATCGACTATCATTAAATGGTCTATCATCAACATACGTTATATATTTATCATAATCATCCGACCCTTTTATTGTTTTAATCATAAGTTTTGTCACATCCATGACGGATATTTCATCATCTGATGCGATATTGTAAATTTCACCCGGTGTACCATTTTTCCAAACTATATCTACTGCATTCACGACATCTTCTACGTGCATGAAAGCGCGTTGTATTCGAGCACTTTTAGTACCGTGTATTGTACACTTCTTACCTTCACGTAATAATTTTTTAAATTTAGGGATAAGTTTTTCCGGATACTGGTTAGGTCCGTATACATTATTACATCGTATTGTTTTGATATTCATTTTATATGAATCTATGTATGATTGTGTTATCATTTCGGCAGCTGCCTTTGAAGCTGAATATGGGTTCGTTGGTTTTAAAACTCCTATATCTTCTGAAAATGGTATATCCGATAGAGATTCACCGTATACTTCATCTGTACTAAAATGAATAAATTCAACATCTGGTTTAAGTTCACGTAATTTATCGAGTAAAACGTGTGCCCCGTAAACATTATTCATCGTGAAGCTTTTTGGATCATTAAATGAATTATCTACATGACTCATGGCTGCAAAATGAAAAACGACATCGAAATCGTATTGTTTGATTAAGTATCCGACAAGGTCTTCATCACATATATTACCTTTTACAAATGTGGCAACACCCGGATTTACGTTATGTACATTTGAACAGTAATCGAGTTTATCTAAATTTATAAATTTAATTTCGGGGTATTTTTCCTTCATTAAATTTAAAAAATTGGAGGCTATGAACCCACAACCACCTGTAACTAACGCCGTGGTCATTATTATTTATCTTTAGCAAAATTTTTAAGCAAATTACACACACGGTCTACATCTTCTATAGTCAGTCCGTGGTGTGCACCTAGTAAGAAACCGTTGCGCATAATTATATCGGCGTTCTCAAATCCGTGTTTGAATTCCCTGAATGCGGGATGTCGAGTAATGTTACCTGCAAATGTAACACGGGTTTGAACATCATTTTCTTCGAGGTATTTTATAACACCGAGTCTATCGTCACATTGGAGAGGTATAGCGAGCCAATTTGGTTTTCTGGAATCGTCTGGTAAAGTATAATAAGGACAATCTTTGAGATTTTCCGTGTACCTTTCTATCATAGTTCTCCTGATTTGTAAAAACTTATCAAGTTTATCGAGTTGTGCGAGACCAAATGCAGCGTTCATTTCACACGCTTTTAAATGGTAGCCAGCAACTCCATATAGAAATTTCCAATCGTATGGAATACCATCGACTGAATGATTAAACCTTTCCGATGGCTCTTCTATATTGTCACCAATTCTCCCCCAATCTCGAAACATGAGTGCACGTTTATATTGTTCCTCGCTGTTGAACATAACCATACCACCAACTCCACCTGCAGTAATAACATGACTCGCATAAAAACTTGTAGTACTTATATGCGTACAATCTGTTCGAGTAATTGTATCTGCAGAATCTTCTATAAGAGGTATACCTGGACAAACTGATCTAATACCTTCCCAATCGGGCACGTTACCAATAAGATTTGGTATAATAATACATTTTGTTCTATGTGTTACTGCGGATACTACTTGCCATGGAGCGGGTACATATGTTGTTAATTCAACATCACAAAATTTTGGTACGAGACCAAGTTGTAAAATAGGTGCAACTGTGGTTGCAAATCCACATGCGGGTGTAACGACTTCTGAACCTTTTGGGAGATCAAGTGAAGCGAGTGCAAGTAATATAGCGCTACTTCCAGAGTTTACGAAAAGACCTATTTTTTTACCAAAAAGAGATGCCGTTCGCTTTTCAAATTCTATGGAACGTTTGCCAAATCCGGCTAACCAACCGTCCCTAAGACATTCTTCTACGGCTTTTATTTCTTCTTCTCCATATGACTCGAATTTATTGGGTGCGTACCAAACCTTTTTAGGCATTATCTTTAATAATCAAATATTTTCTTTAAATCATTAATATTGTCTACATCGATATATGTTTTCATTTTAGAAATATCTAAACAACATAAACTTCTATTTGATTTTTCCGAGCTGATTTTATGATCTATATCAAAACACTGTAATATTTCTGACAAGGATATGGTGCCGTCATTTACAAAATTTAATATTCCGGTTAATCTATGTTCCATAATATCTTGTAATTTCGGAAAAAGTGATGGTACAATAGTTGCGGTTATTCTCGTATTATGTATATTTTCTGTACGCGTTTTCAACTTTTCTAAAAAACATTTTGGGTTTCCATCTCCTGTTATAGGATAAAGTATTCTTAAGTACAATACGTCGTGTATGTATGCATCATGTATTATATTTTCCAATACAACTCTTGATTTAGAATAAAATGTACCTGTGTAAGTTGGTTTATCCGTTTCAGAAAACAGTTTATCACCATTAAAAACGGCACCAGAACCCAATATAGTTAAATGAATACCTAATTCTTTGCATATTTGTATGAGTTGTAATTGACATGTTACATTTACATTTATAGTTTCGTCTTTGTGACTTTCACACCAATCTATAGTCGGTTTACCAGAAATACCTGCCGCGGATATAATATATTTAGGATTTATAAATTTAATTTTTTCCTTTAAAACCCCTGTATCTTCTAGTCTTGTATTTAAACCTATACTTTTTGGTATATACTTTAGTAAATTTGAACCGAGATAACCATCTGAACCTAATATAATTGTATTTATTTCAGTAAAAAGTGGATTCGATGCATCTTTTCTTGATACGATTACATTTTTTACTTCCGTGGGCCATTCTATGTTTAAAGTTGGGTCATTCCAATGATAATTTTTTTCGAGTGATTGTTGAAATTTACCCCCTAAAAAATATGTAACTTCACTTTCCTCGTAACAAAAATACCCATGTGCACAATTAGCGGGTATAAGTAATGAATCACATTTATTTAATATATATGCATCATATGTTCCATCGGTTTTTACTATAACATCAAATATTTTACCCGAATTAACTGTTATATATTTTGGATAAGGGCTACAATGAAGACCCCTTAAAACACGTTTATTATTTCTACTTGTAAAACATTGTTTTATTTCAAAGGGTAAAGTATCTATATTAAAAAGTATTTCACCTCTTTCATCTATGAATGATCTCATTTAGTTTAAAGATTATGTATTCTTTAAATTAAATGGATAAGTTGGATAGTAATTATTTAGAACTTTTTAATACACAAGATAATACTAAATATTTTGGAGATTGGATTAATAATATAAAATATTATACAGATAAATTTGTAAAAGGTGAACCATACAATAATGTCATTATACCCAATTTTTTAAATAATGAATTAATTGAACAGATAACAGAAGATTTTCCATGTGATTTTCAAGAGAATGAAGATTGGTTTTATTATAATAATCCACTTGAAGTAAAATATTTAAATTCTTCCATAGAAAACTTTCCTAAATCGATAAAGGATTTATATTACGTACTTTCTACTAATCAGTTGGTAAATATATTTTCAAAAATTTCAATGATAAGAGATTTAGAGTATGATACTACTTTATATGGAAGTTCTTTACATGCACATGGTAGAAACGGTAGATTAAATTTACATTTAGATTACGAAAAACACCCTATTCTTGAAAATAAAGAAAGGCGTTTAAATCTGATACTCTATCTTAATAAGGAATGGAATGATGAATGGAATGGACATTCTGAATTATGGAATGAGAATGTATCTAAATGTATAACAAAACACAGTGTAAAATTTAATTCAGCTTTACTTTTTCAAACGAATAATATGTCATGGCACGGTACACCAGAAAAAATTAAATGTTCCGAAGGTCAATATAGAAAGACATTAGCTTATTATTATATATCACCCCTGGTATCTAAACCAGATTTAAGTAAATATGGTGTAGATTCAAGTGGATATAGAACAAGGGCTTCATTTATAAAAAGGCCAAGTGATCCAGATTATCCACAATTACAAAAAATGTATGATATAAGACCAAATAGACGAATTACAAATGAAGATATTTTAAATATATGGCCAGAGTGGAACAGTGATTTATTTTAGTTAAAGATGTAAATACTTTAAGTAATATGAAGCATGTATTGATTACAGGTGCAAGGGGTTTTGTTGGTGCTTCTATGATCGAATATTTTATTGAAAATACGGAATATATTATATATTATATAAAGAGACCACTAAAAGAAGATGATCGTTTAAAACAAATAAATTTTAAATATAGAGTATTTGAATGGAATGGTGAAAATATAGATATTATATTACATGCGGCCGGTAATCCCAGTTCCTTGTCGTGTATAGAAAACCCCGTGAGTGCAATAGAAGATAATGTTTTAGAAACGGTTAAAACGCTGGAAATTGCTAGAAAATATAAAGTTGAACATTTTATATATTTCAGTTCTGTAGAAGTATATGGAAAAGATGGATTATGTTATGAAGAAGATGTTTGTTGTATTCGTAACATGTATGCAGCATCCAAATATTCTGGAGAACAAATGTGTAAGGCGTATGAGATGAGTTATGATATTCCGTGTTCGATAGTTAGGTTAAATAATACATTTGGACACTTTTGTCAGAAAGAAAGATTTCCAATGATTGCTATTAGAAAATTATTGAACAGAGAAGAGTTTATAATTTATACATATAATGGTGAAGTGGTTGGAAGAAGATGGACATCTATATACGATGTAGCTGATATGGTAAATTTTATACTTAAACAACCACCCGGTAAAATTTATAACACAACGAGTGATTATATATCAAATCTAGATTTTTTAAAGTGTATAGCTAATTCCATGTCAATTCATGAAATTGATTATAAACTTGTTGATGAAAATATAAAGGGGAGAATAGGTAATCAAGATGCACCACCGGATTTTATTCGTTCTTTGGGTTGGAAATCTACCAAAACTTTTGAAGAAAGTATCAATGAATTTGTTAGTTCCATCCTAAACTCTTTTTAGGTGGAACATCAACTATCATATCACATTCAAAATCGATATATGGTGTCATATTTTCTAAAGAATTGCCAAATTCAAGTTTTGGATATATTTTTTGCGTTTCTGGAATAGGAACATCAGTTAATGTCTTTACACCATACGCTTCAGCTATTTTTACAAAGTTCACTTCATCTCCAAATACTTCAGATTTATCGGTTGCTATGTATTTTGAGTCGAAATAACTATCTTGAAATTGTTTAATTATACCGTATCCATTGTTATTTAAAATGATAATATCGATATTAAGGTTATATTTTTTAACGGTTAACAATTCTTGTATATTCATTTGAAAACCTCCATCTCCATCTATACAAAATACTTTCTTATTAGGTGACCCAATTGCTGCTCCTATTGCACATGGGAGTGCAAAACCCATAGACGAATTTCCATAATTTGTAAATAATTTATGATTATTTTTTATTTTTGCAGATTGCATAGTCCATACGAGATTACCACCTTGATCTGGTATGACTATAGAATCATTTGGTAAATTTCTAAAGAATTCATTTAAGTAATCGTACACAGCAGAATCTCCTTTTCTTGTTAATTCTTCTCCGTATATGGTTTTCCAACCATTTAATATATCTTTCCAATCTGTAAATTGTGTCTGTATAGATGAATTTTGTAAATTAATAAAAAATTCTTTTAAATTTGTACATATTGAATGATCTATATGTATATTTCTTTCGGGTAACTTTTCTATTTCATTTAAATCTACATCGACCATGACTTTTTTAGAATGTTTCGAGAAAAGAGACCCATTACCACCAGTTTGTCTACTATCTAAACGTGAACCTATGATAATAAGCAAGTCTGCGTTTTGAACTGCATAATTTGCACATCTGTCACCATAAACACCATGTGAACCAATACGTAAAGTATGGTCTGTTCCACATATATCAAATGCACCCCAAGATACCACGAAAGGTATATTTGTACTTTCAACAAGATTCATAGCTTCACTCACCACTCCCGCTAATTTAACTCCATGACCAAAAATTATAAGTGGTCTTTTTGATTCGTTAATGAAAGGCGTTAAATCATATTTAGTATTAGTTTTAGTAGGCCATAAAAAATGATACGGTGGTTTGGGTGTATCTGTAGGCATATTACTCATTTGTATATTTACGGGTAAATCCATAAGAACGGGTCCAAAACGTGGATTTGTTAGTTCCGATAATAAGTTTTTCAAAGTGTCATTTATAGTATCCACAGTTTCAACATGTAATGATTTTTTAGTAACGTGACCAAATAGTTCCGTGACAGGCATCTCTTGAAACCCCGCCTGTCTAGGTTTTGATAAAAAATTACTTAGATCTTCGGCCGTGTTTACCTGACCAGTTATGAAAAATGCCGGTATAGAATCGTACCAACACCCACATACACCGTTTAATATGTTTTGAACACCTGGACCACTTGTTACAGCTACACACGCAATTTTACCAGAACTTTTATAGTACCCTTCGGCCGCCATGGCAGCCGACTGTTCATGTTGAAAACAATAATACTTTACTTTAGGGTTATTCGCTATTGCATTGATAAAAGGTACAATTGCACCACCTGTTATTACAAAATAAGTATCTATACCATTATTGTATAATGCGTTTATTATGTAATCACAGACATTCATTTCTATTATAAAACAGGGGAATCTTTAATTGTATTTCCACGAGCTTCCCGGCATACCTAAGAGCTTGTTTAATTCGTTTTCTGACATTTTATAAACATGTTCTTCCCCCGGGAATTGACCATTATGTACTTCTTTTTCATATGCATTTATAGCTTCATGAAAAAAATGTTCACCATTAACAAATTGTTTTATAAATTTAGGTTTAAACTCCCAAAATAATCCCAATATATCGTGTACTATGACTAATTGTCCATCTACCCGTGGACCTGCACCTATACCATATACAGGTATTTTCAGTTCTTTAGCGACAATTTCGGATACTTCTTCAGGTACAGCTTCTATTAGTAAAAGTGATGCACCCGACTCTTCTATATTTTTAGCTTGTTCGAGAAGTTTTTTTGCGCTATCATTTGTTTTAGCTTGTACTTTATACCCACCCATTTTTGCACGTGTTTGTGGAGTTAAACCTAAATGTCCCATTACAGCTATACCTGATTTAGCAATAGATTCGACCCTTTCTGGTACATATCCTTCCACTTTAACGGCATCCATACCAATTTTTATAAATTCACCCGCATTTTTGATAGCTAATTCGTTCGATGGTTGATATGACATAAAAGGCATATCACCTATAAGAAATTGATTTTCTGAACCACGTTTAACCGCTTTACAATGCATTAACATCATATCCATTGTAACTTCATTCAAACATTTCATACCATGTACAGTCGAACCAACCGTGTCACCTACAATGATAAAATCGATATTAGCTTTATTTATTATTCTAGATGTTGGATAATCATACGACGTTATACCAACACTTCTAATATTATTTAATTTATTTTTAAATAAATTTAAAATTGTCTTTTTAGACATTAATTATATTGATAATATAATCTTTAAGTTAGACGCCATTCTCCTTTATAATATTGTATCAAATTATTAGCGTGACCTCTGAGAAGTGATGTCCATATATCACAATTAGCTGCACTTGTTATAACACATTTACACTTTGACATTAAAAATAATACAGCCAGAAAGTTTTCAGCTCTTTCACCGGGGTTTTCTTTAAAAGTATAATCTATGAGTCCGTTTGGATCATATGGCATATGATAAATTTCATCTTTACAATAAAATGAGTTATTTGGAAATGCAGAAAGTGCTTTTTCTATAAATTCTGTCTCGTCACTTTGAATTAAAAACCGTATACTCGGGTTCTTTTCTAGTACTTTTCTAGCCTTTTCGAGTTTTTCTTCGTGTGTGCATATTACCTGTTCAGTATGTTTATCATTACCACGGTGGAAAAGAGCGCATGTATTTTCAAAATCTATATTATATTTATTTGTCATTTTAGCTATTTTATATTTAACAAACTTTGAAGGTGAAAAATATTTTTTAATAAATGGATTAATGCTTTCAAAATCTAAATCTTTATAAAATCCATTTTGGTGTTCATCATGATAGTCGACTTTTTTTACATATTCGATATCTATATTCACATTATCATAATGTTCAAAAAACTTGAAAGTTACGTCCTCTCTCTGATCTGTTTTATACCATAAAAACTGTCTTGAACTATCAACATTTTTTGGTAAACTTTTATATGTATTGAAATAATCGACTATTCCACCAAGTCTTACACTACAACATGAAAAGAATCCGCAATTATGAACAATTACAGTATTTCCGTCTATATGTCTAGTTCCTCTTGTAAGATCCCAAACCATATATGTTTCAGGGTTTCATTTCTTTAACCATTTATAAATTAAAGAATACAAACTTTAAATATATAATGAAGATACCAAATACTATTTTTGTTAAACATTGCCCGAATTTATCACCGGAACGTAAAACTTTTTTAATTAAATACCTCGAAGAAAAGGTTCCTATAAAAGACGTAAGATGGGAAGAAGATTATAATCATACACATTTATTTGTCAATTGGATTAATAATAAACTAAAGCTTCCTTATGGATTGAAATTAACGAGTAATATGATAAAAACGATAATGTCTTGGAAAACGATGATTGAAGAAAATATAGAAAGTGCTATTTTTATGGATGACGATGTCGTTTTTCATAAAGATTGGGTATCCATTTTTGAAAGTATACCTGATATTGATCAGGATTGTTTTTTAAACCTTGGTATATCACCATTTTATGATATAAAACCAGAATACGGTAAAGTTCATCAACTTCATAATAACGCTGGATGTGAAGCAATGTGGATGAGTTTAACTTTTGTAAAAAAAATAATGAAAAATTTAAATATACATCATGCATGTGATATAGTTTTACACGGATATTTATATAGTATTAATAAACCTGTTCTATGTGTACCAATATGTCATCAAACTTCGATGGTAATGAGATCGACATCTCTCGAACATGAATCTAGGGATACAATACATTGGATAACCTATATACAAAAATATTCCGAATTACCAAAATTAAATTTCGATGAAATTTTTAAAGAATATGAAATTCTTAAAGAGAAAAAGGAAAAATTAGAAAATAAATTTTATGAAATTTATGGAAAAAAAATAGACATGAAACAAATTGAATATATTGAAAGAAGTGGTGAATATAACGTAAATATACTCAATTTTAATTAAGTTAAAAAAAATAAAATATATTATATTATTTAAATGATAGTTACACCATTTGGTTCTTGTAGAATTGAAGATATTGCATATTCTTCCAATTTAAGTAATGAAATTTCTTATACACATTGTACAAAGGAAATTATACAACTTATAAAATATATAAATGGTGATATAAAATTAGAAAATTATTATGATAGATTTTGTATGAGAAAATCTATAATAAATAAAGAACCTATGAAATATGATCCAACTTTTAAGGAACGGTTCGATAAAACCGATGTTTTTGTGATAGAAATTACATCTATGAAAAAGTATATGTATAAAGATAAATATTTTTCACATATGGCTGTAGATAGACGTCTTTTTGATAAGGATTATAAAAATACACCCGAAGATATATTCAACGAAACAAATGTTATTCTACAAACAAATGAAGAAATTGAAAATGATATATTAGAAATACAAAAACTCGTGTTTCCACGCCCTATTATTGTTATATCACATATAAATGTAACTTATAAAGGTAAAAAATTACATAAACGTGATTATTTAATTACATTACTCGAAAAAATATGTAAAAAAAATAAAATTATGTTTATTAATCCTACAAATTTATTAACTCAATTTGAACAAAGTGATATAATGGAACCCGATTTGGGACATATTAATCCTATAACTAAACATATACTTTACAGACATATTAACTTATGCGTTTCTTATATTTTTCAAAAAGGGGATTTTTATAAAAGAGATCCTATATTATTACATCAAAGTATCATATAAATCATTATTTGATTCCGGAACTTTATAATTACCACTGTTGTCCCAACGATTATCTTGTTTTTCAATTGATTTAATATGCCATAAAGCAATTCTTGGATCAGCTCGTAATTGTACCATTTTATCTGTACCAGATACAACTTCATGTAATCCACGAGACCATTTTATATTTTTGTCATTTTTTAAAATACGACCTTGATAATCTGGCCAATTTATCCAATCGAGTTCATTTGTTTTAAAATTGCATTTTTCAAGCCATTCTTGCGTAAACCCTGGATGAATATTTATTCTCGGTACCATCACCAATTCGGCGCCAGAATCGTGTATCATTTTTTTAATATTTATAATAAGATCCTCTTTTGGCATTTCATCGGGGTCTATTATAAATATATAATCACCTAAACATTTACTTAAATGGAAATTTCTATGATCTGCAAAATTACCATCGAAGTCCCTTTCACACGTTACTATTTTATTACCGAAATGGTTGATAACGGTTTTAACATTTTCAGTAACATGCAATGTATCTATTAAAATATTAATTTCATCTTCTTTGTCCTTTACTTTTAGTAAGAACGATACGAGTGAAAATAAATCACGTGATTCGTTACATACACAAATAGCGTAAGATATTCTCATTATATTAAAGAAAAAGGTTTTAATCTTTAATAATGAACACTGTTAATACACCGAATGGTATATTTTATATAGACGTAGAAGATTGTTGGATACGCAACCATATGTCTTCCGGTAAAGTATTTGAACATCATATAATTAATGGTATGCTAAAACGATACATAGAAAATTCTAAATATGTAGTCGACGTAGGTGCAAATATAGGATGTCACGCGGTAAGTTATGCAGGTTTTAATCCTGATATCAAAATATGGGCATTTGAGCCACAAGAAAAATTATATAATATTCTTACGAAAAACGTACAAATTAATAAATATAACGATAGAATTACTTTATATAAAAATGGTTTAGGTCATTGTAATATGACATGTAACATGGCTGGATTAGACACCGCAGATAAAGATATTTTAAGGGGTGGGTGTAACAAAGGTGGTCTTGGTATTGGAAAAGGTGGTGAGGAGATAATGGTTACAACATTGGATTCATACGAGTTACCAGGTTTAGATTTTATAAAAATTGATGTAGAGGGTGCCGAAGGATTAGTTATAAAAGGTGGTGAGAAAACTATATCAAAATATAAACCGATAATATGTTTTGAACATAATTATCAGAGAATAGATCCCTCTGTCGTTGGTTTAAAAGATGTTAGTACTCCATTTGAAGAATTGGTAAAATTGGGATATAAAAGATTTGAATATTTGGATTGGGATAATTACCTGGCTTTTCCAAACGATAGTAATAACATCTGAAGAGACTTTAAAGAAATATTAGTTATATATTAATATGTTCGGTAAAATCCATGGACGGTTTTTTTTACAGCAGGATCTTGGTATATCGAGTGATGATACACCATCTACGTTTACACTTTCTGAACTCATAGAGACCTACCCACATTGGCAAAAAATAGTAGAGGAATTGAGAAATGATTATGATACTGTTAATTTATGCACAATGTTCGAAACGAATGATGTACACCCAGATATCATAGATAAAATGAAACTTTTTGATGAAGTTATAGTACCATATGATTATCTTAAAGATATATTATTGAAACATGGAGTTAAATGTAAAGCATTAAATTATTGGACATCTTCACTCATTCGTTCGAAACCTGAAGTAATACATAAAACACGTGATCCTTCAAAACTTATATTTTTGTATAATGGAACTAATGATATTCGTAAAAATGTAACAACACTTACAAGAATTTTTGCAAATGTACTTGAAAATACTGAACATATACTTATTGTTAAAACAAATAAACCTGATAATTTGATAATTACTAAGAATATCCGCGTTATAACGGAACGTATTTCTGATGAACAACTGGCTTCACTGTTCAATTTATGTGATTACTGCGTTACATGTACACGTGGTGAAGGTGTTGGGCTACTACATCTCGAAGGACATTATTTTAATAAACCTATAATTAGTCATGAACAAGGTGTGTTTAAACAATTGGGTGTTGATATAATACCATTACCTTCAGATGAAGTTGATATAGATTACACACACGTTCCAAAGTTTCTTAAGAACGTGTTTTACGGTAAATGGTGGGACATTGATGAAAACAAATCTATAAAACTTATTAAAAAAATAATATCTCAATAATCTATATGCTCGAAGAAGAACTGAAATGCATTGATGCACTTAATATAGAAAATGTTAAGAATATGGCACATCTTGAGAACATTTTAGAATTTCACAAAATACACATGTCTACCGATGATGACAAGTATATATTAGATGAATATTCGGCATGTGATAAGGTAAGTAAAGATGTAATATCGTGGTACTATCGTAATAAAAAAATACTTGATCAGATGAAAGAATGGACAGATATTTATAAAGAAGAATTGATTCAGTATAAACAGAAGGTTTTAAATGTTAAAGAACGGATAAACGAAATGAAAAAACATTAATACAACTTAAGAATTTCAGCAACGGCTGGATGTCGCAAGATGTCGTCATCGTCCATGATGACATGTTCGATATATTCTAATTCTAAACATTTTATTCGTTTAACAAGATCAGCAAGACCGTTTCTTGGACCTAAATCACTTTGTTTCAGGTCACCCATGACGATCATTTTGGAATTATCACCCAATCTCGTTAAAAGCATCTTCATTTGGTTAGGTGTACTATTTTGCATTTCATCTGCGATTATAAATGAATCATTGAATGTTCTACCCCTCATAAACCCCAATGGTTCTATACACACGTGTTTCTCAAGTTGGTTTCTTGTAAGGTAATTTTCGAAAACATCCATCATAGGTCTCGTCCACGGTTCCATTTTTCGTTCCATCTCACCGGGTAAGTATCCCATATCTTCATCCGCTGCAACTATTGGACGTGTAAGTATAAGACGGTTACATTCCTTGTTTATTAATTTTTCGGCTGCGACCTGACACCCAAACATTGTTTTACCCGAACCCGCTGGCCCGGTTGCGATTACAATAGGTTTTGGAGACTGTATAACTCTTAAATATTCACATTGACCAGGGGTTTTTGGGAAGTTCATCTATATAAATTAACTTAAGGTTTTTTTTCTAACAAGATAGTAAGATGATGCTACAAAGTATTAGATTACCATGTACTATTAAACCTGTAAAAAAATATAGAAATCATACATTAACACGATGTGTTTCCGGTAACGATTATTCTGATCAAACATTTGATGACGTTGATACCGTACTTGTAAAATATTTCACATTTAGATCTACACAATATACATTAGGACAGGTATATGAAATGGACATGTCGCCTATGAAAAGTGAGTTTAATTGGTTATGTGATTTTTCAAATGAACATAACCCGAGTTCGGGTGATACCTTTATTGAGGCTCTATATGAAAATGGTAAATCAAATATTGCATCTCGTATTATGGAAAATAGAGAAGGTTTATTAAAACGTTGGTTATCGGAAACGAGTGAAACAAATGGTGAAAAATTGGGTTTAAAAATGCATAAGAAAAATATGGATATATCTCGAAACATGTTAACAAAATCACTTGAAAAAACATTAGAGACATCTAAGTCCATGGATGAGGTATAAAGATTTTTCTCTTTTTATTATAAGATGCAATTTCATTTTATAGGTGTTATACGAGGTGGTTATACTACTATAATTGATCCCGAAGGAACACCACGTATTATATGTTTCAGTGAAAAACGAGTGGCTCATAGATGTATAAATTATATAAGTGAATATCGTTCGGCATACGGTGTTTGGCCCGATATGAATTTACAGGAACCTGTTGCGCGTATAAATGCAGATATATTAGCAAAAAGACGAACCCCCGAGGAAGTAAAGAAATACGTTTATTTAGAAGAAAAAGTTAGAAGTCAACTGGACGAAATGTCAGCCGGAACGGGTATATCGTATTTTTATTGTCATAATTTTAATTATAAAGAAGACTTGTTAAGAATAAACATGTCTGGACAAAAAATAGAAGGTGAAGCAGATGATAGATATTATAAATCGCGCTTGAATACGAGGTTAAAGGGTGTATGAATATATAATATAAATATGTCTTTTGTTAAACAATTTGATCCGACAAAAAAGGAACACGTTGAATGGTTACAAAAAATAGATGTATCCATGTCAAAAGCGAGCAATCAAGAAAAGTATGGTAGTGTTGATTTCATGAAAATAGTAAACGATAACCCATTTGGTATAAAAATGTCAAATCCAATGGAATGGGCGGAATCACATTTTCAACTCTGCATGAAGTTTACACAAGCTGTCTTCCGAGGAGTAGCTTTCATTCCTACTCAAGGGGCGACTGATTAAGTGTGCAGAGGATCTCGTTCTGGGATGTGTCTCTTTTGTCATCTGATGATACTCTTTGAGTGTAAAATCTTGTGGTTCAGAGTCTTCGTCCATTCGTACGAGTAAAATCCTACCCATAACAGTCATATTTGTAAAGGGTCTGGGGAGTCTATTTAAATTCATCGATAATTCAAATATAGACGATTCACATGTAACTATAACAACAGATTTATCAGGCCATTGTCCTAGAAATGTGGCTTTACCTCTTAAAATTTTATAAATTTCATTTTTTTCAGGTGAAATATCCAAATCTATTTCATGAATATCATTTTTTCCCTCATTTACTAAAACTGCAATTGTCATTCCTACGTTGTACAAATAAAAAAGTTGCTTTTAATAAATGAACAAAGCTGTTATATCACTCATTGCCCTCGTTATTGTATTCTTTATACTCAGAGAGTCTGAGTTATACACAAACCTCGTATTAGATACGGAATGGAAGGAAACACGTAACAGACCACTCACTACATCCGATCCATTTAACAAATGCTCCCCTGAATCTTTTGGTGTTTGTAAAAAAGTTAAAATGCCACACTTAAGTAGAGCTTAATTTCAAGTGTATTAATATGTTATCAAGACAGTACACACTTGAAAAATATGCTGAATTACTCAGTTTACCTAAAGAAGATACAATATGTATAAACCTTGAAAAGTCTACGTATAACATGGCTATACGTAGAACAAATGAACTTGGGGATGTACCTTCTACAGATAATAGGTTTTTCGTAAACCGATACAAACATACATTTTTAAAAATTAAACACAATTTAATACATTCACCAACACTGAAAGAACGTATTTTAACTGGTGAATTAAAACCAAAAAGTGTTTTAGAATTATCACATCAGGGTTTATGGCCCAATGGACCATATTCAAAATTATTAGAAGAAAATATTAGACAGAATATGAAAAAGGATTGGGTTACAAATATGATTAACGACCCTGAATATAAGGGTATGTTTAGATGTAATCGGTGTAAATCATATAAAACAACCTTTTACCAAATGCAAACACGTAGTGCTGATGAACCTATGACTGTATTTGTTACGTGTCATAACTGTAATTCTAGGTGGAAATCATAATTTTCATGGCGTATTGTGTATCTGTTAAATCCGTATCCATGTCACCAACAGATAAAATATAATTTAAACCGGATTCACGTTTAATATTACCTTTATTATGTGCTGGTGTTAACACAAGTTGATCGTATGGTATACCATATTGTTTAAGTTGATACTGAGTAAATTCTAAATTCCATTTCATGGCTGGACGAGCTGTAATAATGATAATTTTATAGCCTAAATGTTTAGCATAATGTAATAACTTAATAATAGGAACATTCGCATTACCATTCGTAAAAATAAGAGTATCGTCTATGTCGAACATAACGGCGTCTTTTTCATCTATCACTCTATTTTTAAGAATTGCATCCATTTTAATATACTTTAAGAATTAAAAACATCTAAAATAAAATGGAAACCCAGATAATTGACGTTGATTTTGATGACGGGTTTAAATCTATCGCGAAAATAATAAAAGATTGTTACAATGAATATGAAGTAGCATTATTGGAATATTACGGTGACGGTGAATGGGATTTTGATACGGAAGAAACTACTACTATTATGAAAGATGCTGTATCTGGGTTTTACGACACCACTGATCTCGAAAATACGGGTCTATACGAAAAACTTAAGAATGGCATGTATGCCGAGGTTGACGAATCTGATTTTGAATATGAATTAGCCTCTTCAGAAGACGACGAATCGGAGTCGGATGTATCTCTAGACGACGAAGAATTTTAATATAGGTATACTATAAATGAAAAACCAATATATGTTACCAGCTTCCGTAGTCGCCCTCGTGCTCCTTTATACCTTTATGTATAAACCAAACAAAAATGAAAAGTATTGTGGTGCGTGTGGATTAAAGTAATCTCGCTCTATAGTATTAATGGACCCCTTTAAGAAACGTGTCACGAAGAACGATAAGAAGGCTAAAAAAGGATTATATACACAAAAGTATATTAGACTTAAACAGGAGACGCTTAGTAGTAATAATAAGAAAGAAGATGGCTCCGTACAACCCACCAAACACACACTACAGTCAAATGGATGTGTCAATGTATGAAGAAGACGATATTTTCAAGTTTATCGGTAAAAGTGGTAAGAAGTTTTACTGGTTAACGCGATACCTTGATCTTTCGTACATGTGGTATGATAAGGAACGAAAAGTTATCGAACTTTGGGGACCCTACGAGTCACTCCAATACTTTTCGGCCCATCAAATTTTAGAATGTGAATTAGACCTAAGTTGTAATAAAATAGAAGTATAAATAAAGTAAAAAAATGACGAAACTCGCACCCGGTTCCTTTTTATATAATATTTTATATGGTAAAAATGATAATACTATAGAAAAAAAACCCTTTTATGTCCAGAATAAGAAAGATTATTTAGAAAGTTTGGAAAGAAACTGTAAAGAAATGGGCATTCCATTTAAAAAACCGTATGTTGAAGAAATGCCACCATATGAAAAAGTTGACGATTCTATAGAGACTCATATTGAATACCTCGATCAAATTGTGGTTAATCTAAACGTATTAAAATCAGGTAAAGTTCGCGTGAAAATACTACCTCAAATGGCGGTACTACATGAAAAGTATTATTCAAAATATAAGATACCACCAATAAAGAGTATAACGAGTACATTAAAATCAATTGGATATTCACAAGAGTTTATAGATTCCATGATGGTAAAATATAAGAAACGTAACGAACTCATAGAAAAGAAATGGAAAATACTCGAGAAAATATTTGATGCACCTTCAACAGCGTCGAGAAACAAAAAGAAGAAAGCGGATAAGAAAGCCGAAGCCGAAGCCGAAGCCGAAGCTGAAACGGAAGTAGTAGAATATGAAGATCCAGAAGAAGAAAATAAAGAAGATGATGAACCCGAGGAAGACGAGGCGATTGTTGTTGATGATGAAGGTGACGAAGAAGAAGTCGTTGAAGATGATTACGTGTCAGATGGAGGCGATGAATAAAACTTAAGTTAGAACGCTTTTTAATAAAAATACAATTTTACAAAATGAATATATTTTTTCTCTCGATGAATCCCGAAGAGCTTGCTTATATGTACTGTGATCAACATGTAATCAAGATTCTACTCGAAATATGTCAAATGATGTATACTGCATGGTTTTACTCGGATCAAACCGAATACGTAGAATCAAATGCACCTTATACCGTAAACGGAGCACGTCGAGGGTACAAAGCTGCACATAAGAAACACCCCACAACATTATGGATATCATCCAGTATTGATAATTATAATTTTGCAGGTGAAATAGGAATGTGTCTCGCACTCGAATACAAAAAACGATTCGGTAAAATACACGCGTGTTCTAAACATATACTTTGGTTATACGAAAATAAACCTTCACACTTCGAACTTCGTGAAAGTGAAACCGCATATTACCCCATACACGATTTTAAACACGGACTTACACGAATACCGGCGTGTATGCCCGATAAATATAAAGTACCAAGTATTATTGAATCGTATAAGTTATATTACACAGGTGAAAAAGAGATTTTTGCGAGATATACTAGAGTTTAATTTAAAAATATACTATAAGATGAACTGGAAACAGTTCCGTAAACGTTTAAGAAAAAAGCGTAAAAAAATACAAAAATTTATAGATAAACGTCCAATTATTATAATTATATTCTTACAATTAAGTATAATGGGAACCATGTTAACCGTATCAAAATTATTTAGTTCCCCACCCTTAAAAATAGAAAAGAAACCAGAATATGAACATAGAATATATAGTGATTTTATCAAAGGTGTTAAGAAAAACGAAATCGTTAAAGCGGAAATAAATCCACAAAGTGATATCGTATATTTCGAAGAAAAAAATGGAACTGTAGGTACATCGTATTACACACCATCGGAAGATTTTTGGAAAACGATGTCTGAAAGTCAAGTTGATTTTGATTTAGTTCGAACACCAATTGGTGGAAGTTTTAATGAATTTATATCGTTTATGTTCATTACTATAGGTTTCTTTGCAATTTTTAGAATGTTTACAGGTGGTGGTATTGGACAAAGTCCTTTTTCTATGATGAAAAACGACATTGATGTGGAAAGTCAAATAACAGTGCGATTTGATGATGTTCAGGGTATAGATAGCGCTAAGGATGAACTTGAAGAAATTGTTGATTTTCTTAAGTCACCCGAAAAATACTTTGGTACCGGTGCTAAAATACCAAGAGGCGCATTATTAACAGGTAAACCAGGTACGGGTAAAACACTTTTAGCACGTGCTATAGCGGGTGAATCTTCCGTTCCTTTTATTCAGTGTTCGGGTTCATCGTTCGTTGAAATGTTTGTAGGTGTAGGTGCAAAAAGAGTCCGTGATATATTTGAATTGGCACGCGAAAACCAACCGTGTATTATATTTATAGATGAAATTGACGCGATTGGTAAGAAAAGAAGTATGAATGGGTTTGCGGCAAATGATGAGCGTGAACAAACAATTAACCAATTATTAACGGAAATGGACGGTTTCGAGAATGAAACTGAAATTGTTGTTATAGGTGCAACAAATCGTATCGATATACTCGACGATGCGTTATTACGTCCCGGTAGATTCGATCGTAAAATACAAGTTTCTTTACCCGATGTCCACGGACGAGAAGAAATACTCAAAGTACACGCTAAAAATAAACTTTTAAGTCCAGAAGCAAGTCTTCGTGATCTTGCAAAACAAACGACGGGGTTTTCTGGTGCCGATCTCGCAAATGTTATGAACGAGTGTGCGATACGAGCCGTTCGTGATGAAAAATCTGGAATGATAACACCAGATATTATTGAAGACGTGTATCAAAGAATAGTTGTTGGTGCTAAAGGAAACCGCGCCGTTTCTGAAGCGCGTAAGGCGCGAGTTGCATACCACGAGGCGGGACACGCTATTATTGGTGTACTCATGCAAGAATACGATGAAGTTCGTAAAGTGAGTATTCTACCAAGAGGGGACGCGGGTGGTGTTACATATTTTCAACCATCGACGGATGATATAGGTATGTATACGAAAGACTACCTTTTATCACAAATTAAGGTTGCACTCGGTGGACACGCCGCGGAGGAAGTTGTTTATGGGAGAGAACATGTTACTACGGGTGCATCCAGTGATTTTCAACAAACATTTAACATTGCGCGTGAAATGGTGACTACGTACGGTATGAGTGAAACTATAGGTAAAATGAATATTAACCCTGATCTTATATCTCCCGTGACAGCAAACCATATCGATATAGAAATACATGATATAGTTGAAAATTGCTACACAGAAGTGAAAGAACTTCTTAATGCATACCGCGTTAAACTCGAACACTTGAAAGAAATACTCGTCGAAGAGGAAATCGTCGATGGGAGTCTTGTATACGAAATGATAGCATCGTGTGATTTAAGAGACCGATTGAAACCAAAGGATGCTACAATGCAAGCATATATGGATGCGTATGATAGTTTTGAAGAAGCGAACGAGATTTAAAAAATATATTCGAATAAAGTATATGGTGGACGGTCAGGACTTTCTTTTTTTCAGCAATTTTATATTCATATTGTTCAGGATAAAAAGAGATTTTAGATGATAACTACGTACTTTTCCATTTTATCCAATTATCTATATTTTCCGTATCTATATGTTTATCTTTAAATAATACGTCACAATTAGAATGGTGTAATATTTCACTGAATAAATTTCGGATAGTCTTACCATTTTTATCTATAATTCGCGCGGAACAATAATATGTATATGTACACGGATCAATTAATGCACTAGACGATGCAAGGCATGTAGATATTTTATCTTCGGTACTATCATCTTCGCAGCCATATAGCAATTTAGAATACCATCTTTTTCCCCTAAATTTTTTAATAAAATTATTTTCTTTTAATTTAGGAGAAAGATTGAAGATTTGTTTTTTGTTTTCAGATGGGTCTACACTCATACCAACATTATTTCCCATAAACCCTATACCACACCCAGTTACTTGAGTACACCTACCTTCAACTGTCACTTGAATATACCTACTAGACATATTTACGAATAAAACACTCGTTAAATTTGTATTTCTTAACTTAGAACGACTAGTCCTTTTTATTAAATTACACGACCCCAATCTAGTAAGTTTGGGCCCTCTAGATGGACAAAAACAACTATTTTTTAACGCAAAATATGGAAACTTTGCATTATAATATTCACGCAAAAACTCCAAAATATGTGGTTCATAGGCTGATTCATTGTATTTACGACGAAACATCTTACTTATAACACCGAAAAAAAAAGATATATGTTACTAGTAAGATGAGAAACGTAAAATTAACAAATAATACTGAAAATTTTATATCAGCCGAAAAATTTAAAGCTGGGGATGTAGCTGTCTATATAAAACGAAATAATCAGTATATAAGTTTTGAAACGTTAAGTAAACTGATACAAATTGATATATTGAAACTTACAGGTAGTAAAGTACCACTTACATCATCCCATATACCCCTATATCTAAAAAATTTACGGGAAAAGGCGGTTATTTTATCTGAAAATCCATATAATCGTCAAAAACTTTACCGAAAAGATATAGAAATCGTCAAGTTTATTTCAAACACGAAAACGAATATTAACAAATTACGAGAAAAAGTTAAAAACGCAGAAAAGGCTTATAAACTCGCAAAAATGAAAAGTAAAGCACTGGAAAACGCATCTAAAAAGAACCGAAGACCAAATATAAACAATAATAATAAACCTAAAACAAAACGGGTAAAAAGTAAATAATGTCAGCTCGCGAAGTTATAATAAAATATAAGGTACTAATAAAACAATGTATAACACGATTTCAATCGCAGTTATCATAACACTCGTTTACGGGTACTTGTACTCTACGATGAAAGAAGATTTTGGGTTCTCAGACGACCCAATTGATCCATACTACTTTGCACTTACAACAATGAGTACAGTCGGGTACGGCGACTTCTTACCAAAAACGAAACGCGCAAAAGCGCTCGTCATGTCACACCAATTGATTATTTTATCTGAGCTTGCGACGATACTTAGTAAAATGACGAAATAATTCCACACTTTTCAAAACCCGGTACTTTCGGGATTTTTAAAAATGATGATTTGATTTGATATTTAATTTTTTACATACTTGTAGCTGTATTTTTATTATTATTATTATTAGTAATATTCGTGAATCTATTAGAAGCATTTGTTGTGGGCGCATTTTTACCTGATGTATCATTATACATCATATTGAAGACCTTAATAAGAACACTCTTTGTGACGGGTATACCTTTACTCAACATACCACTAAGCATACTTGTAATTTGTTTAAGAATCGAGGCACGAACTCCTGTAGCACCCGCCATTATGGAAATCATAGTAAATAGGAAGGCAAAAGGACCCAAGAATTTTGCAGTGTTCTTCATACTACCGGTGACGGTACGAGCTGTAGCACCTACATTCTCAGAAACTCCAGCAATAGTTCCAGTCACGGCACCTGCGGTTCTTCTTGTATTGTTACTAGTCTTACTAAGGACATTGAGTACATCTTCACCCACACCAGTAACGGTAGATGCAGCTTTTATAGGAAGGTTGAAAAGACCACGAAATGCATTTGCAGCCGCCGCTTTGGATGCCATATTCTTTGTAATTTTGTTTTTCTCAAGTGCCTGATTTATTTCCTTATATGTAACGGCATTTGCTTTTCTATTAACACCGATCGCATGTTCGCGAACATTGGTCATAGCGTTTTTGTAGTTAGCTTTTAATTTTGCTTCGTTTATATCGCCTTCATGCCCAGCTTTTATAAAAGCTAGTTTAATTTTGTCTGTTTGTCTTCGTAGACCATAGGCGAGGGTGGGTGCATTCATTGCGAGAAGAGTTGCGGTTATTAACATAACAAAAATAGAAAGTTTCTTCCCTGTAAAACCAGCATTTCTTCCTGATTTTCGAATAGACGACTGGGCGTTATTGGATAAACTATTTTGTTTTTTAATTTTTTTCGATGCTACAGATTCTTTAGTTGACATGTGTTATTATATTACATACATTTTATTATATTATGTTCTGCGGTATGCGCGTAGTCTAGCGTTTTTTACAATTTCGGACAATTTTTTTGTCTGATTAGTTCTGGCTTGGTTAATATAATATGCTTTCTGATTATTTGTTAAATGGCTCATTTTCATAATAAATGGACGAATTTTATTTACTCTCCTAGCTGATATATTAGCGTTTGTAGTAGTATTTAATTTATTAGCGCTTGTAGTAGTAGTTAATTTCTTAGCGTTTCTATTACTGTTATTATTATTATTATATTTTCTTTTGTTTCCGGTTTGAGTTTTTTTTGTTTCAATTTGAGCTTGAATTTTCCCTTTAAATTCTGCTATTTTAGTCGAAAGTGGGCGGAGGTTAGGTTTAGTATTATATACATTTAAAATACGAATGATCTTGTTCAAGTTAGTATCATTTAAGTAAGTATAACTTTTATTAAGTGTATTTAATGTTTCTTTAACACTAGTGATATTCTGGCTTTTAGCAGAATTACCTGTTAAAGTTAATAACCTTTTAATTCCCTTGGGTTTACTATTTATGATAGTGTTTATAATATTTTTTTTACTGGGAACTGAATTTAATATTCTAGTTTGAATATTCTTCTTATTTGTTGCACCATTTAATCTACAAGCACCTCCATTACTAGCCGAAGCACACGTTGTTTTACGTATAAATTTTATATTTGGTAAACCCGAATAAATAATGAATCCCGTTATTACATCTTCCATCATACACTTAACTGGTTTATTCATTGTTGCATTTATATACAAACCAGTTGCAATACCCATCTTATCACCACTCGCAACTACCGTATTGTACTTCGCAGCATAAATAAACTGTGAAAGATCACCTAATGTTTTGCAAATTGCGGGTATTTGTTTTATCGGTTTCTTGGTTTTTTTATCAAGTTTCCACTTTTTTGGTTGTGTAGTAAAGAATATATCACCATATGCCGCATATGCTTTTCCAGTATTTTTTGCACCTGCAAAAGAAGAGGTATCGAAGTTATTGGATTTATAAAATTGGCTTTTAAATTGACCTTTAAACTTTGCAAAATCATTTCTAGATACAACTTTATCGTGATATAAATCATAAAATAAAACGCGAATTACATCATCCGTAAGTTTTATTGTTTGTATTGAGTTTGATTTACTGACGATTTCTGGTGGATCAAACTTAGCACCATCATATTCTTGTATAAATTTACGAAAATTATTAAGAAATGATTGATTTACATTTCTATTATTTGGACCGAGATTGAGTTTTTGATTTATAATGGATGTATTAGAATTACCCAATTTGGTTGAAATAAGTTTTTTTACCATTGCATCGAAAATAACGGTTGACGATTGTGGTTTGTTTGTCGAGGGAAAAGTCGTACCATTTTTAGAAAAAGACATATGAGGTGTATACCCTTCAGCACCACTAGTATTATCTACAGTTATATACTCGGTTACAAATATATCATTAGGTGCGTTTTTACCTGTGGTGGGGGGTAATGTAAGTTTATACTGAAACGGTCTAAAATCAAATAGAATACTTGGGTAACAATTATTTACATTTCGTGTTAATGGTGTTCTAAAATTATATTTAAATTTGAATAAATAGAGACGCGTTTCTATATAATTTCTCAAACTCCAATTTTTCGAAATAGATACACCTGGATCACATAACCTTGGTGTATTATAAAGTATAGGAATATCAGACTTTTCCAATGTATGCGCCAAAGACATACGGTTTTCCTGATCTATTGATGTAATCCATTCTTTCCAATTACTACCGGTTATTTCTGGGTATAAAGTTTTACAATTTTCCTGGACTGTAAAACATTGTCCGGATATTTCAGATATAACATCCGAAAGAAAAACAGCTTCAAAAGCAGTTTTACCTGTAGGTGTTGATTTTAAATCTATCGTTTTTGTATCATAATAAATAGTATTACCATCGACACTACACACTCGATTTCTATTATTTGTACTCATAGTATCTTATACTCAAACAATATTTTTTTTACATAAAGAAATAGTGCGTGTACAAAATATATAAAATGACTCAAGCAATCGGTATTGATTTAGGAACAACGTATTCGTGTGTCGGCGTCTGGCAAAACGACCGCGTAGAAATTATCGCGAACGACCAAGGGAATCGAACGACCCCATCGTACGTCGCGTTTACGGAAAATAATGAACGTCTTATCGGGGACGCGGCGAAGAACCAAACAGCCATGAACCCCAAAAACACAGTTTTTGATGCAAAGCGTCTTATCGGAAGAAAGTTTTCGGACCAACAGGTCCAAGACGATATGAAAGATTGGTCGTATAAGGTTATCCCCGGTGCTTCGGATAAACCCATGATTGAAGTTGATTTTAACGGTGAAACGAAACAGTTTGCGGCTGAAGAAGTATCATCGATGGTTCTTACCAAAATGAAAGATATCGCGGAATCGTATCTCGGTAAGAAAGTCACGGACGCGGTCGTAACGGTTCCGGCCTACTTTAATGATTCACAACGACAAGCGACGAAAGATGCGGCAACTATCGCGGGTCTGAACTGTCTTCGTATTATTAATGAACCAACGGCGGCGGCTATCGCGTACGGTCTCGATAAGAATAAAGATGAGGATATGAATGTACTCATTTTTGACCTTGGTGGTGGTACATTTGACGTTTCGGTACTTAATATTGAAGGGGGTATATTTGAAGTCAAAGCGACTGCGGGGGATACACACTTGGGTGGTGAAGATTTCGACTCGAGACTTCTTCGACACTTCTCTGAAGAGTTTAAACGTAAACATAAGAAAGATATTTCTGGTAATCCACGTGCCCTTCGTCGTTTACGAACGGCATGTGAACGTGCAAAGCGAACGTTATCTTCAACGACACAAACAACCGTTGAAATTGATTCGTTATACGACGGTATTGATTTCTATACATCCATTACTCGCGCGCGTTTCGAGGAATTGTGTATGGACTTGTTCCGTAAATGTATGGATCCGGTTGAAAAAACACTCCGAGATTCAAAGATCGATAAATCGAAAATTAATGAACTTGTTTTGGTCGGTGGTTCAACGCGAATTCCGAAGATTCAACAGATGTTATCGGACTTTTTTAACGGTAAAGAGTTGAATAAAACAATTAACCCCGATGAGGCGGTCGCATACGGTGCAACTGTTCAAGCCGCCATCTTAAGTGGTGAAGGGAACGAATCTGTTCAAGACCTGTTACTCTTGGATGTAACACCTTTGTCACTGGGTTTAGAAACTATGGGTGGTATTATGACACCTGTTATTCCGAGAAACACAACGATTCCATCTAAGAAAGAACAAATCTTCTCGACGGCACAAGATAATCAACCCGCGGTGACGATTAAAGTCTATGAAGGTGAACGTACGAAGGCGACGGATAACAGTTTACTTGGTACATTTGATTTAACGGGTATTCCAGCCGCACCGAGGGGTACACCACAAATTAATGTAAGGTTCGATGTTGATGCGAACGGTATTTTGAACGTAAGCGCAGAAGATAAGGCATCGGGTAAATCTGAAAAGATTACCATTACGAATGATAAGGGTCGGTTATCGAAAGAAGACATTGAAAAGATGGTCCAAGATGCGGAAAAGTATAAAGATGAAGATGAAAAGTACGCGAAAAAAGTCGAGGCGAAGAATGGTCTCGAAAACTATTGTTATCAAATGAAAGGAACTGTCGAAAAGATCGAAGGCGAGGATAAGGAAACGGTCGAAACGAAAGTTTCGGAAGTACTTGAATGGTTAGATACGAACCAATCTGCCGAAACAGAAGAGTTCGAGGCTAAACAGAAGGAACTTACAGATGTATGTACACCAATCATCGCAAAGATGTACGCCGAAGAAAAGAAAGAGGAAGGTGGTGAACCGGAACCCGCATCAACTTCTGGGCCGACTATTGAAGAAGTAGATTAAAGAATTCGATGTTGTAGTATATATAATATGATCAGTTTACAAAAAGCAAATTTTGTTACATTTAAGAAACCAAATTTACGTAAGACTACTAAAACATTCGCGAAGTATACCAAATACGACGACGTAAAACAATACGAGGAAAATGTTTTATCAGTATTCAAAAATGCGGAGTCTATTGAAAAGATTAATGGTCGCGTGGCGCAAGTCGGGTGGTCTCTCGCGGTATATTATGAATTAACGAAACAAGAATCACTTTGGAATCAAGTTTTCAATACAAGAACGTTTACACTTAGTGATGGTGTGACCGATACGGTTACGTACCCATCGGGAGGTTTTTTTATTATTCCACTTTTATCTATTTTGATTTTATCGGCATCTCTTGCACCAAAGGTTAACGGTGGTGATGACGAACAGGAATACGGTCCGTTTACGAAACGTGCCGAACTTATTAATGGTAGAGGGGCCATGGTTGGATTATTGGCATTAAGTATCGTTGAACATTTAAATGGTGGAATAGCGTTATTTTAATCACCTAAGTAGTATAAAGAATATGTCACATGCAAAAGTAACACAATGAACTACATTGCATGGGATACGGAGACCACTGGTCTTCCAATGGGTTACAAAAAAGCAACACAAGAAAATACACATTTATTCGATAGGTGCCGTTTGCTTACACTCGCGTTTGTAAAATATTCATCTAAAGGACGTGAATTGAGTTCATATCACGGACTTGTTTATCCGGATACATTTAATGTACCACAAGAGTCTACTAATGTTCACGGTATTACACACGAACACGCAATACACAAAGGACAACCTTTCGGATACGTGTACGCAGCTTTTAAAGAAGCTGTTTCGAATACGTCTATACTCGTGGCACACAATAGTTCGTTTGATGAAAACTGTTTCTTTTCTGAGTGTTATCGAAGGGGGTTCGATACAGAACCATTTAAACATGTACATTTTGTGGATACACTTAAAATGGCACGCTCCGTTTTACCTGGATTATATAATCACAAACTTTTGACTGTGTATAAACACTATTTCGGTAAAGAGTTTGATGCGCACGACGCTTTGAACGACAGTAGAGCGTGTGGTACAATATACCCCCTTCTTCGTGATAATCAATTTAAACTGAAAGATGTTGGTATTGAAAAGGTAACACTCAAAGCGAGTGATATTGCTTCGATCATCGGTATGAATCCATACAAGAAACCAAAAGAGGTTCTCGACAATTTATGGGCGAAATACGCACCCGAAACGTTTGAAGGTAAAACAAAGGAACAGGAAGCCCTGGATACAATTCAGAAGTGTAGTGCATCAAAACTTTTGTTTAAAGATACAGAAACGTACAAATCAATGAACAGTTCGGACATCGAAAGAAAGTTTAACGCGGTCTCAAATCAATTACATATGAAATCAAACCTTTCTAAACCAGATATAAAACTGGTCGAAGAACACTTTCGTAAAACACTGTTTACGAATCACGGTACGAGACATGAAGAAACCACAGCTTTAAATTACGATGATTTAAAAGAAGACGAAACCTTTTATAAATACGAAGTGTGTTCGATTGAAGGAACAACTTACCGAATTTGTGGACGGATAGATCGTATCAGGGACGATAAAACTATTATTGAAATTAAGAACAGAACGAGGGGTCTATTCAATAGTGTTAGATTGTACGAAGAAATTCAGTGTCAAGTCTATATGGAAATGTTAGACCTTGATAAATGCGAACTTATCGAACAGTATAATGATAAACGTAAAACGTATTTGATTCATAGAGATCAAATGAAATGGAAATCTGAAATTTTACCAGCACTTAAGAATTTCTGTGCTTATTTCCATTCAGAAATATCTAAATAGAATGTAATTATTATGAAACATACACTTTTATCACTTGCAACTTTATCTCTTACATCACTTGTCGGCGCCGGTGTCGGTGTCGGTTCGTGGTTAGCTATGTCAGAATACGAAACTAAAATGTTACGTAATACTAAATGTCAAACGTCCGAGTCTACGAAACCTGTTACAAAAGAGACCCAGCGAGAATGACTCTAAATATAGGAGATAAAACACTCAGGGAAATGTTAATTGAAGATTATAACTTGAAACGTCTTAAAGGTAATGTATACATACCTAAGGCACCACGAAACGATAAGATTATGGCCGTAAAGTTCTTTAACAAGAACAAGAAGCTTGCTAATATCCAGCAGGAGGCAAATAAATTTAAACATAGTCAAAGTGTTATTAATACAAATTCGAAGGGTCGCGCAATCGTTTATAAAAATCGAAAGTAATAGTATGTTGAGAATATCACTCTCATCCCCCGTTTTGAACCGAATGCCTGTAAGGACTAAATCTTCTAAAAAAGATGACATTCAGAATATAGAAAAGCGTATAGATAGAATAAGTTCACATTGTATGTACTCAGAAGGTAGAGAACAGAGAGCTTACTATAAGATCTTAGAAGAACTTGAAAAGGAGAAATCTAGTATGAAGGAAAAAAAACGGGGTAAATAGTATACATAATGTTTACGATATCAAGACCACGATTAATAGTTAGGTGTAGCGAGAGTGATAATAAAAAGAAGAAGGAACCCAAGAAGAATCCTTTTAATATGAAAGGTTTTTTAACTAAAATATTTGCACCAGATGGTGAAATCGATTACGAACACTTTAATAAAAATTCAAAATACGCTATTCGTATTAAAGAAAAAGAGGAAAAGGATGATAAATAAACAATATTTCTATTGAAAACCAACTCAATAAAAATATCATAGAATAGTAGAAAACATGTCGCCGTCGCCCATGAACATCAATAAAAAAAAATAATAAAAATAATACCGCATCACCCATGAATATCAATAGACCACCCTTACCTAGATTACAAACCCGACCAACGAGATCAAAACCAAATAGTGAAACCGATTTAATTATAAAAGTTAAACTTCCATTGAAAACTGTACAACAACTCAGACGTATTATGTATGACACCGATAAGAAAAGATATGAGTATATGGGCACAATTGATATGACTCGTTCGAATAACGGTGATATAGTTTTTGACCCTCCTTCACGTCAAACAAGTGGTAACCGTGGTACAATTATTGGTAATTATAGTAAAATTGATGATGCGTATGTATCCTATCATAGTCACCCAGGCCTCGAGGGACATGTTACACTTCCAAGTATAATGGATATGAAACGGTATATGGAATATTATCCACGTATGCAAGTTAATATAATTCTAGATCGTCATGGGTATTATGTTATAGACTTTATAGAAACGCGTAAAGGTGATCGCCCTAATAAGAGATACGTTCTACAAGAATTTTTGAAAACTGTACGTAAACCTGTATTTGGAAATATTGAAATAGAGTACGAAGGCGCGGGATATTATAATTCAAATATATCGAATTGGAAAAAAATTATAAAAAAGGAGTTTAGTAATACAAAGGGTATTTCAATAAAGTATTATGGGTATAACGAATTGGCTACGATAACTTTAGTGAATAAGGATTTATTTCCGATACATAACAACAGGCCGCGGTAAAAAAAATATAGATGTAATATATACAATATGAAAACAAACAATTGGATGCTCGCATTTGCCTCTGTTATATCCCTTCTCATTTTAATGAAAGTTACCGAAAAAAACCCATCTAAAAAATCGTGTGGGTGTGGTAAATAAAAACTTTTTTTTATTTTATACAAACTCCTTCATCGACTTTGTTCAATATTTTTAAAAATAATTTTTTTATGATTATTCAATAATGATAAATAATTTATACTTTACTTTATTTTATTTATAAAAGAATTTGAATCTATTATGGTTTGCATTTCTTTTCTTTCTAATACACCTGCAACACACAATTCTTGCCACTGATGTAAAGAAATTTTGGATTTCTGCAATTCCTGTATTGTTTTCTCATTTTTGTATAAGATTCTGTCATTAAGTTTTTCATCAGCTGCACGCATCAAATATAATGTCATAGACATGATATCAGCTTCGGTGAATGTACCTTCACTACTATCACTATCCGTTTCAGATTTTTCCAAAAAGTTTTTGGAGAAACACATTCTAACGAGTTTTCTAAGTTCTTCGAAGTCTAAATCACCTTCACCACTTTCATCGGCTTCTTTGAATACCTTTGATGCTACACACGCTTGGGCGGCATATTGTGCAGCTTCCTTAGCAACGTCAAACTCTTCTTGTATAATACTTTTGTATATCGGTGACTTTTCTTTCATCAAGTATTTAGCAACAAACCCAACAACTGATGAAGCAACACCCAAAAGAACCAAACCTGATGTTAATTGGAGTAAAACAAATACGTAATTGACTTCACCTACTAATCCACTTTGTTGGATATCAATTAAAACACCGTACCTGTAGAAGTCTGTATATATACCATTTGGTTGACCCGTTGTTAAATTAACAGGGTTGTTTATATCAAACATTGTGACGTTTGGTAACTGTTCGTAGTATATTTCATTACCTTTCGAAAACCATCCCAATTTTGGTTCAACGTTAACTATGGCATATATATCCTTTTTACCGATATTTGTCTTATCCGCATGTAATTCATAATTATGATATTTAATCTTGATATTTAATCTTACACCACTTGTTCTTACGTATGGGTAATTATCAATATCTTGTCCAGCCCCATTAAACCCTGATACCTGTGTTTCCACACCTTCGGATACTTGTTCATTTAATGGTTTATCGAGATCAATACCCGCTATATCTAACCATTCAGACATTTTTAAACGTATGGAACTACCTTCTTCGAACGTATACAAATTTTCATCTGAACCTGGTTTTCTGATATACGTGACTGGCTTTGGACCAGACTCTACAGAAGAGTCATAATAGTGATTGAAGGCAAAAATACTATCCTCTATACCCGTGGACAGGAAGTTATCTGACATAGAGTGTATACATTGACCCATTTCTTCTACATATTCTTTTATACCATTGGGATCTTTTAGACACCCAGTTTCTGGTGTGGTATATCTCTGTTTGAGTGTCTGTGCGATATGTGTGGTGAAAAACATAACGTTACCAGTTGGTAACTTTGAAATCAATTCTTCTGCTGCAGAATATACACAGATAGGTACTTTGTAATACCAATCTGCGGAATAGTTAAATGCGTACGAACTAAGGTTATTACAAAAAGATTGTTCTCCATTGTATATACTTACCTGTTTATCGGTATATTCCGTGCCACCTAAACCCCATGAGCTTACGACACCCGTTGGTACTTCACTTTCGATATATGTTTTTTGGTCAAATAATGAATATATGACCCATGATACAACACACAATTGTAGGAACATATTCATTACCGCAAGTTTCCAGTCTCGTAAAACTGTAACTTTTTCTGTTCTGTATGTCATTGTCATGACATTTCTCCTGATCCATTTAACAATTGGATTAAGATTATCTTTCATTTTATTATACACTAAGTTTATTTTCAATGATATTACGACTTTGCCTAGGTATGGCCGCGAACCTCTATAGTTTTGGTTAGGTTTCGTGTATTCATGGTATATTTAATCAATTTAACAAAGTATACCTAAAACATAGAGGATACGGTCCAATATAATCGTTGGTTTGAAACTCTCGTACATTCTCTATCCAATCAAATTGCTTAATTCGCCTGTCGCGTGAAATCCCAGGCCAATTAATTTCTTAGCTATATATTGAGAGCGAGAAATAGGGCATAATAACCCCAAATTATATAGATTTTTCAGGGCTAATTCTGGCCCTAAAATAAACCGATTTTTTGTCCTGATTACATCAGGACGAGG